AGTCAGCACATATCTTTCTTGTCATGTTTATCTACCAGCTTTTTTTTAAAAAGTTCACCCTTTTCGTCCTTGAGAAAAATGGGGGCTAGAGAAGAAAACGGGGGCCTCCTACCCCCTCCCTTTTTAGACATACCTATAATATTTCATATAGACGTATGTCCCATATCCTGCCTGCCACACGGCAAACAGGATAAACAACCATACAACCTCCCGAGGAGTGGCCCCCAGGGCTGTAGTGAGCCCTGCTGTTGCCACGCCTAAAATATTGGCGCGACTTTCTAGGACATTTTGCCTAGAGGCCACGGACTCTATTACCCTTTTAGGGTAGTATGCGCTCATCAACCCTCGGTACTTGTTGTGAGTAAGCTTGGCGAGCAGGCCATATGGTATAGTGCCCACCAGGAGCACCGTTGCAAACTCGATGTCCCCCAGCAGGATATTAGAGACCGTTATCCCCCCTATAAAGAGGATATCGTATAGAAGTATGGCTTTTACGGCCCCCCTGAATGATATTTTTTTCGTAAGGAATGGTAGCAACTCTACCATTCCCGCGCTACATACCATCGCCGCTGAAATAGCAGCAATGGCGAGCTGCCCGTTGAATTTACTTGACATGGCGCCAAACACGCCCCATGCCAAGGATATCCAAAAAGACACCGCGAGGTCTGCCCACACAAACCTCTTCATAATCTCTTTTTTCTTCATTTTCTTTTCCTTTTTATAGTTTGTTTTTTCGTCCTTATGTGCTGACTGAAATGTCAGCCAACACCCGCTTAATAAGGATAACTATATCAAAAAAAAAGAAAAACTTTTTATAGAGGCTACCGCCCCTTCAACTAATTAATAGTTTCGGAACGAGTAGCCACCGCGGAATTTTCTCTCATCTGCAATGAGAGTCACCACGGCGTAGGTGCTTTCATCTTGGGCCACCACTACCCTGACTCCGTTGAGATCCACAGCTACCTTTTTATAGGCTTGACCGTGTTTCCCTTGGAGAAGCCGGATTCCCTGGATAATACCACGGGTCACCGTCTCGTTAACTTTCCCACCGAAGCGCTCATAGAGACGCTTGGTAGAGTGGTTTGTCCAGATAACTGAACGCCCCACCCGTTCTTTCAGTTTTTCGGTAAAAAACTTACTCAACTTTTGGGTTTGGGTCTTAAAAGCCGAATCAGGCACTTTATCCAAGGCTGCCTGCCCACCTTGCGGGGAATTACGCATAAGCTACCCCGCGTTTAGCTGAAGTGCTGTTTAGCCTACTGTAACGCAGGCTAAGAATCACTCCAACTTCATAAATATCTATCAGAATTTTTGCAAAAAGTTCAATTAGATATAATATGAAATAACCTCGATAAAAGGATAAAAAATGAGGCCATATGTGCTTTTGAATAATGGATATACAGGAGAGCTTAAGAGTGATATAAATTACTATAGCCTTGTAGATATATCTCAAAAAATGGGACTAAAAAGAAGTAGAGCATCTAAGTTTGTAAGTATACTTGGGGCGTCCAATCCTATTGAGAAAAAATACGGCTCCCTAAAAGAAGAGTTTTTAGATAAAAATATGCTGGTGGCTGTGGGTAAAAAATCTGATTATAATGGAAAGTGGGTAGTGTCGGCAGATGTTGCAAGGTTGTTTGTCTCATATACAACAGGGGTGCCTCTTGATGTTAAAGAGGCTGTTTTGAATGAGATATCAAGGGATGAGGAATATTTCGAGAAGAATAACCGTGGGCTCTTTGATGCTATAGAGGAAGAAGATAAGAAGAAAAACAACCTTACTGTAAATATTGGGGTTCTGGGAACTATTCCTTTGGAGAAGTGGGTGCTTTCTGTGTTGAGAAGATACAAAGAGGCTTATCGTAATGAGATTATGGATATTATCGAACTATCAAATAAGGCTGATTTAGAAAAGGCAAAAGCTATGGGACTCATTGAAATAAAAACCGAATCGCTTCCAACGATAGGAGGGATAGAGGAGCTTCCTGTGGAGTATATTACTCCGATAGGGCAGGTTATATACGAACAAAGGATACTAAAGAGATATCAAATGGTTTGATGTCTCCACTCCTTAAAGGAAGTGTTTTTTGGTCGGTTAATGGTATAATATCCTAAAAACAGGATATGACTATGGGACTCAAGAAGGATGTTAAGCCAAGAGAACATCAAGAACAGGCTGTTAAAAGGCTATTGCGCTCTGATGGTAGTTTAATACTCGCTCATGATGTTGGAACTGGTAAGACCTTAACTTCCATTATGGGTTTTGAGGCTCTTCGAAAAAAAGGAAAAGCCAAAAGAGCCCTTGTTGTTGTGCCAGCCTCTCTGAAGAGAAATTTTGTAGAGGATGGTGTCAAGAAATTTACGACTGATTCACATCTGGTGCTAGGTAATAAACAAGAGGCTGCTCATGGAGGAAAAAATGTTAAAAGTATAGATGAGGTTACCCCCCAGACAGCTGCTACTTATAATGTGGTATCGTATGATATGTTCAAGAAAGATCCAGAAAAATATCTGGATAGAACAAAGGCTGACACTGTTATATACGACGAACTTCATCGTGCGAAAAATGAAACCTCCAAAATTACCGATGTCATCAAAAAGGTAAGAGGCAAGCATAGAAACTTTATAGGTCTTACGGGCTCTGTGGTAAGCAATTCCCCAGCAGATCTGGTGCCTCTTGTTGATGCCATGACGGATGGAAAACACTACCTAGGAAACAAGGATAGTTTTGAGTCAAGATTTTTAGATGTTGATTCTAATGGGAGGAAGACCATAAAGAATCTTCCAGTGCTCAAAACACTTGCAGGAAAGTATATAGATTTTGTAGATAGAGATGATTTGAAAAATGCAAAGCCTCCAGCGCGAGAATATCATGAACATGATGTGGTGATGAGTCCTCTTCAGGGGGATTTATACAGATATGCAATTGAGCAACTTGATCCTATTACAAAAGCAAAACTGAAGGTTGGTATCGGAAAGCTGTCAAACTCTGATATAAAAAAGATTGGCAATAAAATGATGGGGATGCGTCAAATATCTAATGCTCCGCATACGGCTGTATCAAAAATGTCACTTGAGGAGTCGTACAAAAACTCTCCAAAAGTAAAAAAACTTATCCAGAATGTAAAAGATCATCTTAGTAAAACCAAAGATGGGCAGGTAATAATAGGCACACAGTTTATAAATGGCGGAGTGGATATCTTGTCTCACGCCCTAAAAAAAGAGAAAATTCCGTTTGGTGTGTTTATTGGAAAAGGAAATAAGGGAGTTAGTGAAAAAACAAGAAATAAGGCTGTTGACGACTATAATGCTGGGAAAAACAAAGTAATTATCCTTACTGCTGCAGGTGGTGAAGGCATCAACCTTCCTAATACTACTGAGGTTCATCTTCTTGATGGGCACTTTAACCCTGAAGCTATTAGTCAGCTGGAAGCCAGGGGAATAAGAGCAGGAGGCCTGGCACACAGAGCAGAGAAGGATAGAAAAGTTAAAATACACAAATATCGCTCCGTGCAAGATTTGAGGTTATCCAATGTGGCCTCCAATTTATATATGATGGCCAACCCTATCTCTTTGATAGGGCGCGTACTCGACGAAGGGCCTGCTCTTGTTAATCCTTTGGACAGGGGAATTTCTGCGGATAAGTGGGTGTATGATGTCTCGGATATGAAAGCAAAAAATAACAGGGAGCTGAAGCGCTCTCTAAGAAAGACCGCAGCACAGCTTATTACTCCAGAGAATAAAATTATGGAGGAATATTACAATAGATTTGGTGATGATATTACTGATGTTGTTGGCACAGACAAATATATAAACCAAGACGAGGAACATAAATATATCGACAGACTGAGAGACAGCTATCGAAAAATTGTAAACTCAAAGAGCTATAACAATATTGGTGCAAAAAAGTCTGCTCTTGCCAAAAAAAATAATCCACATAATTTTACACTGAAGGATTTTGATGATAATGGAAAATTGAAGTTGACAAGTTATTTGGATCCAAGAAAAAATCTTGCCCTATATGTTGCTCCTGCCGCACTTGGAGGTGCTGGCTACATGGCCGCAAAGAGCATCAAGAGCAAAAAACCTACATATGGACATTATATTAGTCTTGGTCTTAGTCTTGGTCTTGGTAGTGGACTTCTTGCTTTGTCTAGATATAGATCTGATTACGGCACATTGTCAAAAGCGGAAGCTAGAAAAAAAAGCAAGCTTTCTGATGCAGATTTACTAAAAATGCTCAGGGGAGAGAATGTCTCCAAAGAAGAGATCCTAAAAACTAATTATGCTTTAAAGTAAAATATAATGAAGAGTGGTACCCCCGCCCGGATTCGAACCGGGACGCCAAGTGGCAGTGAATTTTAAGTCCACGGTGTCTACCATTTCACCACAGGGGCATAGGCGGCCACGAAGGATATTATCGCGGCCAATGGTTTAATTTTGACGAGGTGGATTCTCCACCATATCAAGGGTTTTTATAAGAGAATCATACCAGAAGGGATGAAATCCTAGAATATGTGCTCCCTCTACAGTATCAATACTGATTAGTGGTACATCCTTTTTTTTAAACCCTGAAACAAATCGACCTTTTTTGATTGTGTCTCTGGTGTTTGGCTTTATCTTGGCCTTTTTCCAGTCTGGTCTCTTTGTTTTTTTATTGTTTTTTACGGATATATTTTTCATGAGTTCCATTATGGACTCTTTTATATCCTTGATATCATCCTCACTTAAGATGGAGACAGACCGATAGTGGCAGTCATCCTCTATCATGAGGTGATACCTTTTACCTATTTCCAGCATCCCAAATACCCCGTGAGCCACCAGGGGACGGACCCCTGATGCCGAGAAGACATCCCCAATTGTTACTGAGAGTATATTGGGACAATCCTCGGCCTCTATTAGCCCTTTTATCTACTGCTTGTTCATTGTATTGCAACAATATTGGGGTATACAGAGAATACAGGGATGCGAAAACCGGTATACTGAATAATCACCTTGCTCCCAATTTTTTGGGAGAGTTTACCATAAAGGTCGCTGGAGTTAAACTTCAGAAATCTCCAATCGTCTTTATTAGTAAAGACTCCCTTGTCGGTGAACACAAGGTACTGGTCGGATACCCTCTCTGTCTTGGTAACGGTTACCCTTTGGGCATCCATCAGTATATAGCCGATCCCTGTATATGTAATAGCAGCAAGTACAACTATTACCAGCATCCAGAGGGCTCCCTTTTTAATCTTGGTCATCTTTTTTGACCTCCTCGATGACCCCCTGCTGAATTAGATATTTGATGATATCCTCAGCGTCTCCGGTAAACTCTCCCACTCTATATGTGGTCTTGTTAGAGATTTTTTGCTCTATGGAGCCTACTGCCTGTACAACCTTGCCGGCTGCATTATCGAGTTTGTTCCCTATGTTTTCAAAGAATCCCATCTTTTCGAAAATATCCATTTTTTTTCTCCTCCGTTCAGTGGTCTAAACTCAGAACCGCTTCTGCGATTCTGTCTTTTGTTTTATCATCAACATCCCTGGAGACATATACATTTGCCGTTGTGCAAATAGTATCTACCTTTCCTCCAAAGAAATGATCGAACACCTTAACAGTTTCAAAGGTGTAGATAGGTTCACCTTTAAATTTGTCGTTGAGATCCCAATCTTTGATGTCTCTAATTGTTAGCCCCGCATCCTCTATCTGCTTAAAAACCCTAGAGTTTATTCTGGGCTTGGTGACAATTATTGCGGCATCAAACACCCCTGATTTTACTTTCGCAAGGGCCATGTTGCCGCCATTGTAGTAGGTGTCGGCTTTGCTAAAGCCGTTTTCCAGCATGGTCATATATTCCCATGTTACTTGGCTACCGCTTCCGTTTTTTCCGATGTCTACTTTGATCCCCTCTCTCTGGAGGTCTCCATCATCCTTTATCTTCCCGTCTTTTTTTGTTACGAGAAAGACGCACTCTTTGTAAAGTGTGCCTATCGGCTCTATTTTATTTTCTGCTTCTGGATGCTTTTTGGTGTAATATCTATATGCATCCGCTTGGGCTAGAGCCACTTGAGCTTCTCCCTTTAGCAGTCTGTCGAAATTTTGCACAGAACCATTGCTTGGCTCAACAGTACTGTTTTTTACTTTATAACCTATTTTTATACCATACTTATAGTATGACCCTTTGCGGGTTCCAGTAGTAATGACTACACCTTGAGCCATAAGAATGGCGCTAAATATCGAAATAAGTATAATTTTTTTTATCATTTTTTCCTCCTGTATTTTGTTAGGCCGCATAATTTACGGCACAGCATTCCTGCAGCCCTACTTATCTATCTTATACTTTCCTCCTTTCTATAGTTTAATCTCATTGATTTGTTTCAACATAGATATTAAACCTCTGTTACTATCTCATTGGGGCTATTCATAATCGGTATTTGATATATTGGCTTTGTGCCATCAGGAATCCTGAAATCCTTAAATACTGATACAGGATATTTTGCAATCGTGACAGCATTGTTTTGATTGCCGCCGAGACCATAAATGAATTTCTTATCCCGAGATATCCCGACCACTATAGTTACATGCCCGCCGCCTTTTCTCTTTTTAACAGCAACTGCACCGTAGGCCGGCGAACTGACAGATCTTCCCCAGTTTAACCAATCTAATGCTCTATACGGGTATTTCGATAGTTGAAATCCTGCTTTTTTCATTACAAATCCAACAAAGCTGCCACACCATGGAATATCGTCTTTTGCCCATGGTATACCAACAGTATCGTGGTACTGTTCAACTCTTGGATTTGATCTTCTTTTGCCAGGGGCTTCTTTTACCCCAAGCTCCTCTATTGCAATCTTGACCCAGCTAGGCATCTTGTTGTTTGGTGCGATTACACTCTCTTTTTTAATGAACAGTTCGGCCATTCTTTTATTGTCTATATTTTTGATTGCTTCAATAGTCAATGGGCCTATAATTCCATCTGTTGAAATATTTTGACCCATATCAACCAAGACTCTTTGGAGTTTTTTAGCAGTATCCTTGTCATTGTTTTGGATTATAGTCTCCACCCATACTCTGGTTAGTGGATTCTTTAGATTTTCGGTAGGAGCACTCATAAATATCCTTCTTGTTAATTTAAACAAGAAATGATACAATATTAAAACTTAATTCCACTTAAAGGATAAAATCATGACTATAACAAACATTACAGACAATAGAATCATCAATGCTGCCGGGAGGCTAATCGATCCAGGAAAAACAATCCTTATGGAGGTAAGCTATTATGCTCAACATAAAAGCTTTGTCGATCAGTATATAAAAGAAGGCAAGGCAAAAATCGATGGGCTGGATGAGTATGAAGCTTTTCTGAAGTCCGGTAAAGAGGAAGAACAAAAGGACGAATCGGCAGATCTTCTCACGGAGGTGCAGGCTGAAGCAGAAGAGAAGCAGAAAGTAGAAACCGAACCCGCAGCCGAAGAGGAGCAGGAAGCTGAGGCTGAAGCAGAAGAGAAACCCAAAACCACAAGAAGAAGACGCTCTCGGGATAAATAATGCTTGATCCGGAAAAGATAAAGGAATATATCAAAGATAAGCCGGAACTGAACATTCTATATGATAATATGGAGCAGTTCAGTGAAGAGCTTATGGATGTTATCATTCCTATGACTTATCAAGAAGTGCAAGTTCTTGCCCCTGCTATTGCTGAACCGAAAGAACAGCTACCTGATGTCATTATGCTTCATGGGGTTCTTGCTAGGCTTCTTGAGTCTGAATCTTTCTTGGAACTTAGAAATCAGTTGCAGTATCAAGACAATAACATGCAGAGTATGCCTCTTTCTAATAAACATGGAGAGTATACGCAGTTGTCGCAACTGATGAGGCAATATTTTCAGCAGCTTCTTAGTGCGTTTGCTACAGCAAAGTTCTACCAAACAGCATGGGGGTCGTCGTGGTCCAACTCCGTCGAGATGGATTATATGTGGGGTGGATACTTTGATGTCAACCTATATCAGGATTTACTCCCATGATAAAGGCTAGGATAAACAAAGATGGCTCCTCTATACTTAGAGTCTTTATCGATAGAATAGATGAGCCAATCGAAAATGGGGTCATAGAGCTCTATTTGGTTGACCCCAAAAAAGAAAAAACCCTCATAGCAAAGCAGCCGTACGAAAAACTAACTTTAGTGTATGATTTTGATATGGCCGATAATTCCCCATATAATATTGGGGACTACAATTATAGTGTCATAATCAAAGATGAGACATCTGTTTCAGAAAGTAAACCAATGAAGCTTTTTGGTGGTGCTCCTATGCACATTAGGGGGGCTATCAAAAAAATAAGATATGACTTTCAGATTGTAGCTAAACAATACAATGGAAGCAAAGCTTACCTGTTTAAGCGTATTCCTGGCCAAGAGAAGTGTCCGGCATGCTGGGATGAGGACCTTCAGTCATCCAGTAATAGTAATTGCCTAGTATGTGGTGGTACAGGCTTCATCTCTTATTACTCAAAGCCATACAAGACATATGCTGGGCCGCTACACTTTGCCAACGAGGCGTTTTCCACTGAGGATGCAGGAAAGGTGCTTCAAAGTCCTTTAATTAGGATTTCAATGTTGGCTGATTTTATATTGATGGAAAATGATATAATTTTCTATGAAAAAACACGAGATTGGCTTAGGGTTAAAGATCGAACCATTAGTGAACTTCAAACATATCCGGTGTTGCAGAGTTTTACAGCGGCAGTAATGCCATCTGGTTCACCGGAGATTGAAGTAGCCAAAAAACAATTAGAAAGGATGTAGATATGACTATGGCAGAATTGGAAAAGCAGGCTTTTCTAAGAGGGATCGGTATGGGATTTCATAGCGTAGGGAAGCTTTTTGGAGATCTCGGTAAAGCGACTGCAAAAGGCGCACCAAAAGGGAGTATCGGGAAAGCATTTGGTAGTTTTGCGAATAGATCTCCATATATGGCATATGGGGTGCCGGGCGCAGCAGCTACCTATGGTACCTATAAATTTCTAAGTAGTGGCAATAATAACCAAAGAAGATAGATATGCCTACCTTTAGAGATGGATTTATGGTCTCAGATGTCCCCAAGCAGGGGTGTAGTGAGCCATTACCAGAGCAAGTGTTTTGGATGGATGAGGAGGGCAAACAGCTCTCTTCCCCATCCAGTATTATAGGATATTTGATACGCATGACACAGGCTTATCTTGCCGCAAGCGATACCTACAAAAAAGTACAAGTGAAACCGTCTATAAATGATGAGTATTTCGAAAACTTTGGAGATCCACTTGTGACCATAAGAAGAGGGCAGGTGCAACCTGAAAACCTTGGTATAATGGGCGGAAAAACACCCTTACCAAAAACATTTCCGGATGGTATCCCTGGGTTTGACGATAAATACCCCAATGCAAACTTCTTAGATAGCAATAAGTATACCGACCTTGTGCAAATGGTTGTTATGGTTAATTTATATGCAGCTACACTTGCTGAGTGCGAAAATATAGGGTTTATGCTGTATAGGTTGTTTATGGCGTCTGGTGCTGACGTGCTAAAGGGCCCTTTTCCTTTTATACAGTTTGCAACATTTCCAACTATGACCCCCACAGAAGTAATGGAAAAACATGACGATATCTACATGCTAAGTCTTCAGTGGGCAATATCGTACTGGGATGATAGTATTGTCTTAGTGAGAAAGAATGTGATAAAATATGCTACAATCATAGTGAGAGATGAACCGGTAGAAAATGTCATCTATCGCGAGAATAACGAAAAGGAATAAAAATGGGAATTAGACCTTATGTAGCCATAGTCCAAGACATAGGTGTCACCGAGGCAAATATTGCTGAAACATATATGCCTGGGCTAATTATAGGACCGTGCCTTCAGATAGAGGATAGTCTATCAAATGATAGCCTAAATGTATCCGCAGTTTACGGGAGTATCTCTAGCATTTTGACAGAGGCTTCTACTTCTGCAAAAGTGATTGAAGCGCAAGGTCTGCAAAGCGGATCTGAGCTGAATTTTTCGACGCTTGGCTTTGGAGCAAAAAAACTTCTTGGTAAGATAGATATTGCTGAAGACTACAAGGCTCATGTAAAGAGTAGCACAGAAAAACATATACTTGTGGTGCAGACAGGTGGCGCTAATGATGTTACCAAGCAAATTCTCCTAGAAAAAGGGTGCGCCAATGGAGATTATCTCGATGTGATTGTAGATAACTCCGGAACCCCTGAGACCGAAAGGGTAAAAATAAGAGAGTTTGTTGTGGATACAAGCACAGGGGACGAGATAATTTATATCTATTTATGGCAAGAGGTTCAGAACCCCCTCGTTACAGATGAGAGTGTAACTTTTGATCTTGTCGAATATAAGCCATTGGATGAAGCATATCTCGATATTCTGTCACCAATGCTTGTTGAGCAATATGGTACAAGCACTTCTGCTTATACAATTGACAATACGGCCAGTCCTACCGATGGTGGCTTCAGTACAACTGTATATGTTTATCTTCCTACTACTGCCCCCGAAGGAGTGACTTTTGATAACCGCCAGATATCTACAGTAGAGCTAAAAACATTGGCCAATTATGATTCTGTGACCAATTCATATCGAGTGGTAGAGGGAGAACTTTACAATCTCTTCGAGGCAACCAGAACAGACCTGTCCAATAACATCCTTGATGTAACAACTGAAAACTTTACCAATATTCTTGGTGAACCAAACCCTAAAAACAAGCTTTCATATGCCATGAGCATCATCAAAAAAGAGGTTCCTGGTGCGACTATGAAAGTATATGTGTTGGAAGAGGATACAGCAGATGCCTATAGTGTGGCGCTCAGCAAAATTGTAAACTCCGATAACTTCTATTCTGTATCAGTTTTAACTGATAATGAGAGTGTCATAGGCGAGGTTCTTAACTTGACTAAGACCGCGGGTTCCGAAGAAGTAAGTAAGTGGAAAATGGGCATTGTTGCACCAAGACTCCCGTATCTCAACAGGAAGATGACCACAGATGACTACACTATCACAGATAACGGAAACGATGAGTTTACTGTAGAGTTTGCGCGGGGTGGGCTTGCTCTGTCAGGTATGCGCGTTGGCGATTCGCTGTTTAAGGGTAGCGATATAGAAAAAGCGTCGGATAGCTACTATGAGCAGTATGCTGAGCCATATTCCAGTATAGCAGTTGCTACTATAGAGCAGGTTGTAACCGATCAGAAAATGATTGTAAAAACTGTCAAAACCGGCTTTGATCTGATAAATGAGATGTCTGGCGAAACGCTGATTGTTGGCATTGTAAACAAGCATCAAAACCTTATAGATGCAGTAAAAGCAAAAGCCGAATCCTATGGGTCTCATAGTATTGTTATGCTATTCCCCGATAAGTACGAAATCATAGAGGACAACTCTTCTATTATTGTGCCCGGATTTATATTCTCTGCTGTGGTGAATGCAGTAATGGCGCACCTTCCTCCTCAGCAAGGTCTCTCCAATCTGGCATTCAACAGTATTACAAGAGTCATTGGAAGCTCTTTCTATTTCAGCGATAGAGAGCTCGATGAGATAGCGTCTTCTGGAGTATTTGTTGTTATTCAGGATAACTATGCCTCTAAGCCTTATGTTCTCCGCCAGCTTACTACAGATATGAGCGCCTTAGAGACAATGGAAATTAACAAAGTTAGATGTCTTGACTATGCCTCCGCTGTCTTCTCTGAAGGGTTGGATGATTATGTGGGTAAGAGAAACATTACTGAGGCTAACACTTACGATATCAAAAAAAGCCTTGCTGCTAAGGGTGGCTATCTGATAGACGAAACAAAGAAGCCATATCTTGGACCGGTGATAACATATTTCAACATTGTGCAAGTTGTAATCCCCGAAGATGAGAGGGACGCGGTAGAGGCTATTGTGGAAGTAAATACACCCACTTCCATGAATAAAATAAGACTCTTCGTGAAGTCTACTATACAATAAGAAAGGATAGAGTATGGCAACAGGTGATTCGCAAAATGCTTGCGCAGGCATTATGATTAACGGAAATGCAAGTTACGGTAACGATCCTCAACCTCTGTTTGAAGCAGGTCAAAAAAATATGGCCTGTGTTATAGAAATTGAAGCTTTGGCGCAGCTGCAATTGTCTCATACGGTTATTGACCAGCACTTTGAGAATAAAAAAGTAGCTACTTGGGGAGGCTTGACAATCAAGGATCCCATCTACAAATACAATGTTACTGCTTCTTCAGGTCAGGCCTATTATGTGGAGACCATGATAGCGATGGGCCGAAGGGATGTAGCGACAGTAGCTTAATAGAGTTCTGCTGAGGTATCATGAATTATTTGCTTCGGAGATACGACATCCACGAATCCCGGGATGTCGCATTTCCCAATGATGGGCTTTTTACTGATGTTAGACCAACTAGCACAATAGCTTTATGCCAAGAGATATATGCAGACTTTGGCATGGCCAGAGTTACTTCATATAGTTTTGGCACAAGGATATTTAAATACACCGAAGATTCCGGTATTAGACCTGGCGACGATGTTGTTGTTCAGGTTTTCTCAGGTGTTCCCCTTATCACTCACAAGGTTCATTACGGATACGACCCCCAGAAGTCAATTCTTATAGATTTTGATAATGAAGATGGAAAGATAATCCAGCGAGTCAAGAAAGAGCCAGAATGGAGAGAAGAAGAGGCTGAGTGGGCGACTGCTCGGTACTGTATAGTGAAACACAAGCCTGGCGAGCGTTCTTTTACTGTGGATATGGCAGGATTGTTTGTTGGGTATAGTGCTGTCAGACTATTTTATGCGCCTGATAGCAGGATTGAGGTATACCGCAAAAACATAAATTTAATCTCTCCGAATATATATATGATGACAAAAAATGCCGCCATTGAACTTGATGATGAAGAGGAAGGGGGCGGGGTCTATTCGTATACATTTTTCGAAGATGAAGATTCTGTTGTCTACACAACCAGAGAGTTCAAAGGAAATGTCTCCAAGCAGCTTACCGCAAAAGGCATCTTTATAGAAAGTGGTTATGGGTTGTTTTCAGTATTGAGTCTTGAGGATGTGGTTTATCTGTTTATGGTCATAGATAGAGAGAGGAAGGAGTATGAGCAGGAGGTAAGCATTGTATCCCATAGATATTCAAACAGAAAACTCTCAATTGATGGCAATAAAAGCCATTCTGATATATCTATAAATGATATGACTCTAAAAGTATCTCGTTTAACCGAAGAGGACTTGAAGGTGGGAGCTATAGTTATTGGTTTTGAGGATGATTCATTTCCTGTAACATACCTAAGAGCCATCGATATAAAAGGGAATGTTTTTGAATTTGCAGCGGGTAAAAAACACACCATTGCTAAAGATCGTAGTGATATAGTTTTTCATGATAGACTGTCGGTTTCTATGGGGGAGGAGTGGTATGTACGACAATCCAATAGAAACGATATACACTACCCAATCAATGAGGGGAGTTATGATATACGTGAGACATATGGGACTTCTATAACCTCTATCAAGGGGCGGAGTGTTGCTTCGTACTACGAAGAGGAATTTGTCAATAGAATAAATTTTACCGAAGAGTATGAAGTTGATGCAGAATCTGGAATTGATACACTCAAAAAAAGCACCATACCCAAAGAGATAGTGGACAGGCATAATTATATTATCAACTTCGATGATCTAAAAATATCTAGCCCTGTAGAGGAGCAGGTGATATTTAATTATGGAAAGAATGTGGTCTCTCATATAAGAAACGCAACAAACACTCTTTTTGGAATCTCGGGAAGTGTTGATGGAAAAAGTGCATCCATGATACTTAACGGAGACACTTTTAGTGTTGGCAATGAAGGGGCGGTTAGGCTGGAATCAGAAATATTACTTGCCTCTAACAACTACTCTATTTTTGATGGTATTGCCGTATTCAACAATGGGGTTAGAGTAGATGGAGACTTTTTTATTAAAGCAGACAATATTTATATGGAGGCAACCAAAAACTATTATATTAGAACACTGAATGCTTTCATAATGGCGGATAAGAGTATAGGTTTTACATATAAAGATAAGTTTTATGCCAGCTGTACCGATACTATATATGAAGGAAAAGAGAAGTTATCTCCAGCTGCTTTCAATATGGACAAAACAAAAGTGACAGTATCTGCAGAGGATTTCTTTGTTTACGCCGATAATAACGGTTCTATATATGCAAAAGAACGTTTAGGAATGGGTTCAGAGAACACAAGCATTTCAGGATTATCATATTATGGTAGTAGAGAATAAAATAGAATATATAGTAGATATGTCTAACTATTTTGTGTATCAGAGCTTCTCATATGGCTATAGTTGGATGGAGGACAATATCTACAAATACTTAAATAATAAGCTAAAAAAAGAGGGTTATTCCATTGTTGAGACAATCAACTCTCCAGAGCTATGGAATACTATTGGTGTTTCGGTATTCAATATGCCATACTTAGATACCGGAGATGGAAAACACCAGTTTATAGTTCCTGAATATTCCGATCTTATTGATAGTGATATCGTTATTCAAAACAGAATTGGTAGCATTATAGATAAGCTTGTCATGTCTGATACCAATCAACTTTTTATCAATAAAGATTTAAAGTTTTTTTTGTATAATGACAGTATCTCTGTGGAGGAGCAAAGTGGGATAGTTGAGCAAAATATTCCCTGTATTATTTTCAATGTATTGACCGTGTATATGCTTAGATTCATTAGAGAAAAAAACAAATCAAAGGACGAGTAATGCATAAAGAGGCACTGGATAAACTTTCTAATGTTTCCGATTTTAAAATAAATGATGAGCTGTTTAGCGAAGTCGACCAAATCAAAGAGGAGAAAATTCCAACTCTTGAAGATGAGTTTAAAAAATTAGATAGAGAGAGAGAGGTCGCCAAGACAGGTGGGGATTTGGCAAATGCCAACCGTTTTGAATATCAAATGAAAAATCTTGGCTTAACAAAAGACGATATTATAGATATGGTGTTACAACTTTCTGATGATGGATACATTGAGGAAGAAGTAAGAATTTTAGATGGAAAAATAACCGCCCTATTCAGAACATCAAAAATGAAGGATTCTCGTGAGTTCGTAGAGACTTTTGATGAAATGAATGTCAACACAAGAGTCAAGACAGAATATTACATCAATCTATTTGCTCTGGCGTCTGTTCTTGCAAGGTATAAAGACCAAGTATTGAGTGGCATGACTATAATTGAAAGAATAAGGTGGATTGAGGATAATTTGGACGCACCAATATATAAAATTCTCCTTGATAAAAGCTCAAAATTCCTTGAGAAGATAGAATTGCTGTCTTCCGAGGAGGTTGCCGATTTTTTTTAGGAAATAGCTTTTTGCTTAGAAGGATCCAATATATTGTCGAAGGATCCTTCCATAAAGTAAAAAGCAACGATCTGCTATATATCTTTATTGACCTGTATTACCAGAAAAAAACTTTAGAGAAGCAGTTATATAGGGCACTAAAAATAAAGACAATCTTGGTGGCCGGCGGTCCGTATGAACAGTCCTACTCTAGCGCCATAGACTCTTTAGTGGATGAATATGATAAAATTGAATCAATGTTTGATTCAGATAAAAAAGAGAACGAGAAACCAGATGTAGACGAGATGTTTGAGTTTCTTGAATCTTTGTAAAAGGTGATATAGATGTACGATCCCGCAAGTGGTAGTTTTGGTATACAATCCCAAGGTGGAGCCTTCTCTAATATGAACAGTTTATATATGTTCAATGCAGGGCAAGGTGGAGGTTTTAGACCTCAGTCGTCTACCATGATGTCTGCCAAATATCAATATCTGCAGGGTGCCAATATAGACACCACAATGATGGGCTTCAGAAACCCTGCATTGTCCACATATGATTTTGGGTTCTGGGATACAATCAAAAAAAATGTATTCCATTCTCCCCTTCCTTTAGGAGTTTCAGCCGTTGACTACCAAATAGCAAGAGAAGAGTATTCTGATATAGCTAAAAATGCATATGGTTTTGATTTGCTCGGTGCTGCAGTATCCACAGGACTTACTATGGGAATGGGCCCCATCGGTATCCCGGTAAGCATGCTAATTACGAGTGGGTTTGACTACGCTAGAGATAAAAGGCTACAGAACTATAGGCGAACAATGGGGGTTGCCGCTCTAACCAGTGGTGTATTCCGGGGAGATCGAATAGGATTATCCGGCAAGAGCAATGCAGACATTAAAAAGTTTATGGAAAAAATTGGTGCAGAAGATGTATTGCTTGATGCAAAGGACATAATGCAAATAACCCAATTTGCATCAAAGAGCGGTCTTTTTAAGAGCCTGTCCGATCCTACTCAATTTAAGGAAGCAATTAGAAATTTCAAAGACATGTTAAAAAACCTGTCAGACTTTACTAATGATCCAAATCTTATAGGAATTGCAAAGCAGGTTGTAGCTCTTAGAAATGCTGGTTTTAGTACAGCTTCTGCGGGAAGCTTTATTAAGAAAACATACATCGCGGCGCAGTTTGCAGGGATGAGTAAAGAACAGGCCCAGGAACACATGAGGGCCTCAATAATGTTTGCAACAAATAACAATACAGATCCTAGATATTTTGCAGCACAAATGAATAGAGCTATGCTGTATGCACCTGCTTTGCGGCAAACTGGACTTATGCCAGAGTTTTTAAACAACAATGGAACACTGATGGCATCTGCTAGAGAATTAACATACACTGCTGATATTGGAGCAATGAAGCGTTATGGGGTAAATAATGAACTGAGATTGTTTTATGCAGCTATGAAAGCAAAAGATCAAGGAACAGATGTTAAGGAGGTTCTAAAAGAGATAGAATCGAAGCCTATAGATGAACAGAGAGAGATTATATACAACTATCAAAGTAGTAGTCCTATTACATATCAAAGAGGACTTACAGATCATGATATTAGAACCAGTGTTCTGGCAACAACCAAGGGGATTTCAGATATAGAAACCAAGGATCAATCCTATGTTGATTTTATGAAGCGAATTTATAAGGATAGTCCAGACAAAAACAGCATGACGCCGTTGGAGCTTGTCGAATTATATGAGCAGTATGCAGGGGTGAAGCTTTCCCGGCCAACATTTGCCCTTGCGACAACAGCTGCTGACTCCATTATAAAAGGAACCTCTGATTCCTTGTTTGGAAAAACAGACAGGATGGCCAAGCGGGTCGAGATGAGAAGAGAAGCAATAAACGCCCGCAGAAGAAGAGACGAAGAAAATGGCTTATGGGGGAATGTAGTTGTAACTTACAAGAAATTATATACATGGGTTGCTCAGGCAATAGGCGGTTCCTCTCAAGCTGGAGATAGGATAGAGTATGCTCAGGATGTACAATATGGGGGTGGTACCCTGAGTGATGTTTTAAAAAGGAAACCTAACACTATTGAATGGTCGGGATTCTCAATTGACAACAAGCTGAAGATAGCTGCTTCTATAATAAACAGAGGGATGATTAAGACACCTGATGCCGAAGATACTAAAAAGAAACTATTTGAGGTTAAATATTTTACAAAAGAAGAATTACTGAGAGGGTGGGGTATTGGAGAGAGTAAGAATTGGCACCTGCTTCCCAAAAGTGTAGTAGATGCGTTTACATCCGATGATGATATCGCAATGGATGAAGAGAGATTTAGACAATACAAAATAAAAATCAAAGAAGCAAGCCATGATGATATTTTCAAGGGGGATACTATCGATACCTTCTTGAGGCTTAAGGTGGGGGAGGATATATCTAAAAAACACAATAAAACAAGAAGCGCCAGTATTGAGGCGGTAAATATCGGGCTAAGAGCACTGAAGGTTGGCGATAAAGTAGCCTTAAAAGAGTTTAGAGATAAGTATCGAGCGCAACACAGGAATCTTGATAGTGATATGGGGTTAGATATGAAGAGGAAGGAAACCTTCACCCCAGAGGAGCTCCAAGCAGTTCTACCAGAAATAAAAAGCTATATTACGAAGCATCGTGGCGCGTCTTCAGACAAGCAATATAAGTTTATTAAGGCAAAAAAAGATGAAGCAAAGATGTTTATCATAGATAACGCTTTTAGAGCTAGCAGTACAGAGAGTTTCTTAGGGAGAAACAAAATGTCAGAAGCAGCCAATCTCTTAAGCACTGAAGAGTTATATAAACTTCAGAGGAAATTCAAATATGATCAAAATGTAGCAGCAAATATTGGCGCATTGATAGAAAGCAGAGGTGTTCCAGCTGCAGAGCTCATAGAGAAAGTATCCCCAGAGGTACTAAAGTATGGAAAACAGCTGTATGCAGAGATAGATAGATATGGACTTAGTGTTGCTGATACGGAAGAGCTTTTTAAAGCTTTTAAATTGCGCACTCCTGAAGAAAGAAAAGGAATGGTGCTTTCAAAACTTCGAAAGCTTGTTTCTGAAGAGCGCATATCCCCCGAAGCCTATATGTCTTTATTGAAACCTGCCATAAAATTAGCATTGACAAAAGGAAAGGATGGGGAAACATCTGATGTGGATGAGATTAGCTTATCTCTGCGATCAGCCAGGAGTGCGCGTCGGGATTTCTCAAAGAGAGCTTTTAAGGCCTTCAAAGATAAGTATGGTCTTAACAAAGAGGAGGTTGCTCATATTTTCGATATCGTAAGTCAAACGGGGAAAACTACAAAGGAGAGAAACAAAGAGCTTAATGAGTATATCAATAGTATTCAGATTACACAAGGCGACATAAACGAAATTAAGATGCTGAGAGAGGCAGATATTCCCATAGAGGAAAAACGGAAGAAAGTTGATGAGATAATCAGGGGTACCCACGTGGATCCTTCTGGTTATAGTAGATTGATGCATCTCTTGAATAAAAAACTAACAAAAGACGATACTGCGGCCTACAAAGAGATAGATGAGATACTTAGTAAACAAAGACATCTTCCAGGTATTACCATAAGAGATATTGGTAGAACTTTAGACGACAGTAGGCTTTTTGGCAGTAAAGACTTAACTGCTAAAGAAATATATCAGACTTCACATGGGGATTCCGTTAAAATATTATCAAAGATAAGTGAATCGATGCAGCATGTATCTAAAACCATGCCTAAGGGCATCAATAATCTCGTAGATGCTATTAAAGGCGATTCTTATAGAAAGGTTCCGGAACAATGAAAGTAACTCTTAGTTCAGCCTGCTCAATAGAGAAGGAATTTATGACCGTTAGCCCCATAGATGGGGACGCCTATATAGATGAGGAATTTATACGGACTGGCTTATGGACAACTAATGTTGTTTTGGCAAATGTCAAAGATTGCAGTGAAGAAGGAAGGGTTGTCGAAGTGGGAGCAGAATGTAAGATTTATTCCGAGCCAGCAACAGGAGATGGTATTTTGGTTCAAAAAACGATAGCATATGATGGCGGCGGTAGCAGCACTCCGTATCAGCAGATAATATACACCTTTATAGGGGCAGAGTAATGAAAGAATATCCTTCAGTAGTCACCAAAAGAGAGTGTGTTCAGACTATGGATTATATGGTGTCGCGACCAATAAAAGGGAGAGAGCGTTTATTTGTGCAGGGAAGAGGAGCAAAAAGCGGATATGTTGTCATAGCAAACTATAAGAATGAAAAAATAGAATCTGATTGTGAAGCAATCAATAGTGGACATATGGTGTCTAAAGCCTCCGCTGCATATTCCGGCACTCCATACACAATCACCACGATAAGGTATATGAAATGAGTGGGATGATTGGTCATATATCAGCAGAGGGATTGTTTACAGTCAACTACTCAAGTTCAAGGTTGGGAAATGTCGCAACAGGGTTTTCGTTATCAATGGTGGGTAAAGAAGGAACCTTGGGAGACCGGATGACGGTTGAAGTGAGCAATGGACTCGGAGGATCTGCAATTTTTGGTAGTAAATATGGCGTTACATTGACAACCGGTAAAAGCCTATCTCGTTCATACAGGGGCGACATGAAGGTTGTTGTAGACCCAGGATATGATATGTTTGGAAAGTTGATTATCATCCACGAGAAAGAGGGGGACTTTGTAAAGGCGACAAAAGATAGAGACCTTGGTTCTATAAGGGTTTTGAGTAATGCTACAGCGAAGAGACTCTTATTTGGCAACCTGATGAGTGGGGATATGGCTGGATTTATAGATGGAATTATTGGAAAATTGGAGAATATAGTGTTAGATACCTCCAAGGCAAATGAGAGCCCTATCATTAAAGCCCTAACAGAATCAAATCTTATTAGGAAAATAAACAATTCAAATGCCATAGATGAGTTCTTATCATTCAGGAAAGTCTTTTCCATAGGGGATTTTTTCTCATCGCTTGTTGCGCCGTTTGGATTAGAGGTATATTGGGTTTCTGACAACATTTATTCTGTTGAACCAGCACGACTTGCAGCAGGCCCTGGCGATAATGTTATTCATGTCCCAGAAGATATAATAGAGGAGCTGAATATTTCCTCAGATATATATAACGCACCAGATATCATTGTGCCATCGTTTGCAAGGAATGAGATGCTTGGTGCGCTAGGCTTAGATGTTGCTGCCAAAACTGCTTTGCTGACTGGCTTTACAAATACTGTAGGCTCAAGCGGAAATAGATTGAAAATATCCACATACGATATACCCAGCTTCCTTATGGACCCTGTAGAGACGGCAATGAGTAGTGTTGATTTTAAAAATGCTGGGTATGGCGGTAATGCATCTAGGCACACAACCGATAAGGCCTTAAGAACCGTAGCTTCTTTCTTTAGTTCATATGCTAAAAAATCAACCCTGTATCGTCTAAAAACTGGGAGCTGTACATTGGAATTTTCGCCACAGTTCACCCAAGGATTTTCATGGTATGAGATTGCCGGAGAAAAAGTATTTGTGTCAGATATCCACCACACCATAACAAGAGGCTCAGCGTCAACTACTCTAAATATAGCCGGTAAGTTTTTCGATTTTGAATCAACAGACATCAAGACCCCCACACTTGATTTTAGTCAAGAAGAGAAGACTATAGCAGATGCTAAAAAGAAGTGTGATAAGCATATCAGAGAGATTAAGAAAACAAGAAAAATACAAAACAAGAAAGCGCCAACCCCTGGCAAAAGCTTTATGAAAGAAGAGGAGAAGAACAATGAGCTCAACAAAACGATTGTCAGCAGCGGATATTCTGAGTGATCCGGATGTAAAGTCCCAGGTAGATTATGCAGTATATAAATATGGGGGAAACCTACCCCCATCTGTTGCAAGAGCAGAGGCAGAAAGACTAGCAGTAGAGGCTATGCAGAAATACACAAAAAGCAAAGGGGGGATTCGAACCTATTTGTCTGGGGCCTTGAAAAAGATGAGTCGTATAGGTTACAAGGCATCATCAATTATGAAGATGCCAGAGTCCAGAATGATATCCAAGACAAAAATCAATGATTTTATAGATGAGTATAGAGATACTCATGGTGTCTACCCTAGTATAGATATCATTTCTAAACATACAGGCACCAAGGAGTCAGATGTTATAAATTACCTCAATGAAGGGGCATCTCTAAAAACTGAATCTGCTTTTGAAAATTTTGGTGTTGGCGGCCCGGAAATGTCAGAGGAAGATATAGTCAAAAGTGTATCTCCAGATTTGCGTGGCTTAGCTGAGGATATATATTTGAGAAACGTTAATAAAAACGCTATACTTAAGAAACACAAGATAGGTAGAACAACCTTTTTTGCAAGGAAGAAGCAGATAGATAGCCAGATTAGAAATATGTCGTCTGGACTAAATACTCTTTATAGGTAGTGTGATGTCGGATACAATTGTTTCTTATAAATACAAGAATAAGTTTGAAAGATATCATCTGCTCAGCACCACAGAGCAAGCTACCTATGATGATTTAGTAACCAACTTTATTAAGGAGCTTATAACAGAAGTTGGAAGTTGTGTTTTTGATAAAGATTACGGCACCAACTTTTATGAATATCTTGGGAATGTCGCCAATATATACAGGGTGAGAGATGCTGTAAATAAGGCCACCAATGAAATCAAGGATAAGTACGGTATTGTTACTGTAGATGTTTCAGATGTTCACTTTTCTTCGGCGGATGGATTTATGAATATCTCTCTCAAGATATTCTTTAAGGATGTGGCTCTGGTTAGCTACCTGAATGCCGTATATAATGGTTCTTATACCGATAAAGACATCATAGAGATAGGATAGATATGGAGAATCTACTTTTAAACGACATCTTGGCATCTCGTGCTATTTTAGATGCAATGAAAAATATGGATCCTCGAATCATGGAGGCATCGGATGCTAAGGCAAAAGAGATATGTGGAGAGATTTTTCCTGATGTCAACTTTGGCCTTCAGGAAAATATTGATTTAGTCGTGAGGCCCCTGTCTGCTGTAATTGCCCTAAATGAGATGGTATTGCAGGAGATGTATCAGTCTACTAGTCTAGATGGAATATTGTCATCTGCTACCATTCCAGATCAGCTTAAAGTGCAAATGTTTCAAAACTTTGCGAAACTAAACAATATTCCCGTTGTGTCGAGCGATCCAGCATCACTATATAGCGAAATTACCCAGAAGCTTTTTTTGAACAATATCAACAATATGGAGGTTTTCACCAATGACCTATATGAGGACTTCCCCTTTTTGACTCGCTTGTTTTTTGTCGATGATTCTATGTCTGAGATGGAGCGCAATAAGATTCCCTATATTCAAATAAATCATGCTGCAATAATGGACTTCGAAAGAAGTGAATACAATCGCGGGACACTCCTTAATGGGGCATATAACAGAGATGATTACCAGACTTACCAGGAGTACAAAGAGTCCGACAGGGTAACTATCCCTGGTATGCTTGATGTGTATTTTGGAACAAAGCCTATTGTTGAGACAACTACAGTCCAAAGAAGCGCAGATGGTTTTTATTATTTGCCCGAAGGATACTATATAGATATCTCTTGCAATAAGCCTTTCGAGATTTTAGAGGATGATACTATGCGCTGGGGGATTGCAAAGCTCAAAGTGGGCATAGACATCGAGAATGGGGATGAGAACGAAGAGATTACTCATATGAGATACCTGGATCCTCTTTTTGAGAACTATAAAAACAAAGATGCCTTGGTGGTCAGAGATGTTATGTATAAGGGGTTTTTCCCCTTGTTGGTGCATTTCACTTTATATACAAAAGAGGATTTGGATCCATATGCTATTCGTGATGCAGTTGTGGAATATCTTGATAGTATCAGTGGAAGCATAGAGTTGGTATCCGTTGCAAATATGCAAAGCTTTTTGGCTGAGAAGGGTTTTCGTGTAGTTGTGTCAAGCAACAATGCAGCTTCGCTGTTTGTATCGGTTGGCGCCAAGGTCGATATGGATACTGTTTTTCCGTTGACCATGAGAGATATAACCGTGCCACCAGAGCTTAAGACTAGTCAGATATCAGAAAAAACTATAATGATTTTTGCCGGGGATATTCATGTCGTCAAAGAATAGTATATTTATTCGCCTGCTAGGGTCTTTTTATGAGCAAACCGCTAATACAGACTTTGCAAACAGAATAGATCATATCTATACCAATATCCTTTTTCAGCGCTTTGCTGATATTGTTCAGCAGGCTATATATACACACGACATGTCCTCTACTGCTGTTTCCAGGTTTGGGTATATTAGGGCCTCTGAGATAGACATACAAAACAATACAATAAAAATATATGACATTACTCACAAGGAAGTAGTGGATGCAAAATATATTTCATTTGACTATCTGGAGATAGATAGGTTTTATCACATTTCCCCAGATGGAAGTGTTGCTCCGGAAATCATAGAAAAGCTTTCTTCCTATGGCACGACCTATATCCCCATTGTGTATATTACCAATGGTGAGCTTTTTGTGTATTCAGATACAGCGTTTGATTTTTTTGAGTATGCAGAAAGTGTGGATATTGATGCACTAACTGTATTGACTGCCAGAATGGTGTCGGAGAACCTTATCAATATACCGCACTCTACAAGAAAGATAGAGAGACTTGCCAATATATCTCTCGGCTCTATTTGGTGTATAGGTGATGAAGAGGAGGTGTTGTATATAGATGATGATACCGTCTTAACAACAAAGAATAAATATTTGCTTGATGATGTAAATGTTGGCAAGGTATGCGTATCTGTTGGGGATGTTTTAAAAAGAGGAGATTTAATCACCAGGTTTGCTCATATACCAGATAAGCCCTATATTAATGATGTTAGAAAGATAGAGCTCTTCCTAGGTAGTCATAGTGTTTCAGAATCCAACCGAAAATTCCTGCAAAAAATATCAAGAGCTATCACAAAGAACACTATTCCTCTGTATGTAGATTTAGATGTATTAACTTCCATCCCATTGTCATCTCTCAATGCTATTTCGGAGGTGTTTAAGCATATAGCTGCTGCCGCGATAGAAACATCTTCTATCAAGGCAGAATCTGAAACTGCAGAATGTCTCATCTCGCATACACATCTTGTACAGGAAAGATGTGTATGTAATATTTTCTCTCGTGGAGAATGGATACTTGAGACTTGGGGAACTACTGAAACAGTATCATTGAGCGATAGCGGCACAACATTGATTGTTTCTAAAGCTCAGGCCTCTGCAGGGGATACGCTTCTTGCTTCCACAGATAACTACGCCTTCGACGAGGATATTGTTGCGTCAGAGGATTCGGTAAATCTACATATCACCAATGCTGAAGCCACAGGAATCGAGACGAGTGATACTTCCGGTAGCCTGCAAAGGAACTCTTTCGTAGATATGTTGGATGAGAGTAAAATCCTGCAAGTATTCCATGCATCAGGAGATCTCGACGACAATTATCCATTCTCGAATATTATTGTGAATATTGCTGATGCGATACACCTGTCTGAAAACAACAAAAAGGTTTTGAGCTTCTACTATCAGGCATCGGCTTCGATGGAGGATTCAAACAAGTTTATTATGGAGAATATCTTTGAGGTGGGGACTAATGAGCAGCTCATAAAGAAGCTTACCGTTCAGATAGAAGATGATATAGCAGGAGACCTTAAAGCATCGATAAATCAGGTTGAGCGCGTAGCGGCTGCCCTCCAAAGCGATACCCAGGCAATACACAAATTCAAAACCGAAACAGCTTCTGCTCTGGATGATTACATACCTGATGGCCTTATGGAGTATCAGGTAGAGGGTGGAATTGATGACTTGAGAAGCAATAGGTTTATGGTGGTAGGCATCGTGAATATTACTGGTGAAGATGATATGAAGGTAATTGGAGATACCGATGTTGACGACTAGATATGATACAATACAAGCGTACAATAGATGCGTTTAGTATCTAAAATTTTTCACAATTAAGGAATAGCTATGTTAGATAAAGCACAAGCAAAAGAGGCATATGAAGTTCTGAACTCAGGGAGGGCGTTTGGAGGTCTTGTGGGGCAGGTAAATCTGGTGGTTACAGACCCAAAAGGAAGAGTTGTTGATTTGCATAGCCTATACGACGGTATAACTGTTGGAGACACTATGTTTAACACCACCTTGAATACAGCAAAGAAGGTTTTTTCTCATGCCGCAATAGGTGACACCAACTATAAGATTGCAAAAATAGCCTTCGGGAATGCCGGCCACAATTTTGACGATCCCCGATTCCCAATAGATCCTACTCCAGATGATGTCGAGCTGAAATCTGCACAATATATCAGAGAATCTCTCAATGATGCCGATGATGCAAAACACTTCCTGTACACCGACGACAATGGCGTCTCTCACAGGATGGTATATGTCGAAAAAGATATTATCGCTTCGGAGCATATCAGTTTTGGGGAAAACGGAGACCAAATCATCATTACCGTGCCTATGGCATATGATGACTTCAACTACAGGGTAGGCGGTGCCAATGACGATACCTCCGTAAGATACCAGGACGACCTTATATCCTACGATCTTATCAATGACGCCGACGGCTCCCTTATTCAGATGAGAAATGTAGATGCAAACGGTGTTCCCGAAGGAACTGATTCTGAAATATACTCCTGGGATGATTCTGGTACGAGAAGATATCTCTTTAAAAATGGCCTGGATGCCAATGGTAATATCGATACTACCAACGGCGGATACAGACCCCAAGAGATATCTGAAATACTCCTCCTGTCAGATATCACAGGTACCGGAACAGCGGAGGATCCTTATGAGAAACTTGCAACATCGAGAATCACAACAGGTCTGCTGACTTATCCGGCGGGCTTTTCATTCTCTTTTCAATGGATTCTAACCTGGAATTTCTCCTAATATAGGGGATTCCCACTAAAATTAAGCTTTTGAATGCTATACTTTCTCCAAAAAGGAGAAATGTATGGCATACACTTACGACTATTTCTTACAATGTCTTGATGGCAGCAACGCAAAAATTCTTTCCGAATATAAAAATTCAGCAACAAAAGTATTGATTCAATGTGCATGTGGGAACGCATTCGAGCGTACACCTGAAAAGTGCACAAGAACATATCGTTCTATTGGGTCTATATGCTGTGTTGAATGCAGTAAAAAAATTAGAGCTGAGAAGAAAATATCAGACACAAAGAGAAAAATTAAAAAAGAGCTTGATAGTGTTGGTGCAAAGCTTCTATCTGACTATAGAGCAGGGGAAAAGCTAAGAATTATTGGTTCTTGCGGACACGAATTTGAAAGGGTTTATGGGCTCATCAAGAGAAGTATTAATACATATGGGGCTGTGTTTTGTATGTCGTGTGCTGCAAAACAAAGAGCTCAGAAGAAATCCAAAGTGAAAGAAAAAGCTAAAACATTTAAGGATAATAATGTTGATATTGTATCTTATGGTGACAACATGAATGCGAAAATGAGGATTCGATGCAAATGTGGAGAGGAGTTTGATAGAAGGGCCGCGAATATAGATATTTGGCTAAGAGAAGGGAGGGAGGTTGTGTGTCCAAAGTGTTCAATGTCGTCATCGTCATCATTTGAAGAGGAAATAGCTGAGATTTTAGAGTCTAACAGAATAAAGATAAGAACTAGCGATAGAAAGATAATATCCCCAAAAGAAATAGATATTGTATCGGACGACCACAAGATTTGCATAGAGTTTGACGGCATGCATTGGCATAGTGAAACTATTTTAAGAAAGAAACATAGATATCCATATAAATATCATCTCAACAAAACAATTGATGCGTACAACGCAGGATATAAGATGATTCATGTTTTTGAGAGTGAGTGGATCAATAAAAAAGATATTGTGCAGAGCGTTCTATTGGCAAAATTTGGGATATCGAAATATAAGGTCTTTGCAAGGAAGCTGTATCTATCGAGAGTCAGCTCGAAAGATGCAAGGATCTTTTATGACGAAAATCATCTGCAGGGCTTTTGCAAGGCAAAGCTTCACTATGGGCTAGTTGGCGATACTGGAGAGATTATTGCAATGATGTCGTTTGCAAAAAATAGATATTCCGACAAGGCAGATTGGGAGCTCGTTAGATACGCACCGAAGCTAAACACATCAGTGATTGGTGGCTTTGCGAGGTTACTAAAACACTTCAGGCGCAACCACGACGGAAGCATATTATCGTATGCAGATATTAGGTACTCTGGGTATAATCCATCTGAGACAGTATATACAAGGCACGGGTTTACTTTTGTTGGGTACTCTAAGCCAGGCTATATATATTTCAAGGGTGATGGAAGAAAAACATTTTCAAGAACTGAATTTCAGAAGCATAAGCTCAGAGAAAAGCTCAAGAGCTTTGATCCAGAAAAAACAGAGTATCAAAACATGCTCAACAATGGATATGACAGAATCTGGGATTGCGGAAATATGGTTTTTAAAATGATATAATACATCAAAAAAGGGTTAAGCCTATGTTTAAAGTCGTAATCTCGGTAAAGCCCCCAGAAGTAAAAACGATAAGGCCTTATCGCCTAATTGAACCTATGACGAAAGACATTAAACAACTTAGGATGGATGACATCAATAACAATTTTCAAGCTGTACAAAGGTGGTTAAATGTTAGAAGAAATTACTCTTCCTGATGATTATACAGGGACATTGGCACAGGAAAACGAAATCATCGACAAGGTAAACAGGAACTTTTATGCTATCTTAAATCAAATCATAGAGAATGGAAAAGAAACTTTTTCGATGGAAGAGCATATTGTGGATTTTGAGGGCTATCAGATAGAGATCTTTTTTTCAGAAAACAAGAGTAGCGCCAAAATAACCACAGTAAACGATACAATCGTGATTGATATTGCAGGAAAAACCATCAGGATAGATGCAGATGGCAACATTGTTTGAGAAAGAACTAAATCAGCACGACTACGAATTTGCCTATGCAAACCTGAAATATAGCCCCCTGTCTGATACAACCTGGGAAACTCAGATTATCACATACCTTTTTGATGACCAGAAGGAGATAGTCGAGCTCTTATCGTTGGCTGAAAGTTATGCAGAGGAAATCTATACCTACTCTTCTGCCGAGATGCATCTTAGGTATCATCATATATCTTCAAGTCTTGCTCCCTCTATAGAGGCTGTCAATATACACATTGATACCACCGGAAATGAATCTTGTTCTGGTTTGATGACAGGGCAGGCGGCTGATAGCATAATGTCATCATATTTTTGGAGGGAATATTCTTCTGTTCAAATAACGAATATGTTATATAGCTCTGCATATGAAACAGACACCCATGACCCTATGGCTACTCAGGAGCTTATTAATACCACTTTTTTAGGAACATCTGCAGGGCAGGTTTTGAGGAGTTGTACGGTTGAGCCACTAGGCTTGCCGGTAAGGGACGAATCCATCTCTCCTCTTAGGGTTGTTCCTTTTTCGGATCTCCAGCGGGTATATTTTAACCAAGCCGATACAATTCCTTTGAATACATACAAAATCCACAATATGGATTATATTTTTTCTCACAAGTTGATATCTGCAAACAGTATTGAATTTACGGGGAGACTCGTCTTATCGGATGCTGTTGGAGATGGTGACTTTTTGACTCTTGAGAGTTATACAGCTGACTTTTTACAAAAGGGTGGGTATATTAGTGACAATGCCGAGCTGAAAGATGACACTACAACCAATGCTGTTGTTTTATCGGAGGCTGTGGATATTTTTGTAGAGAGCAAGGCCCCCATAGAGGGGTGGCGAAGTGTAGACTTAACGAAAAGTACCTTTAAGACTGATGAGTTTTTGGATGGAGTTGTTGATGAAATACTGGAAAATACCACCCCCTCCAATAGCGACGAGATGGATAGTGTTGTGGCCAAGAGGGAGATTGATTATATGCTTGACAAGCTAATTGCAAAAATACTAGATGAGGATGTTTGTAATGACAATTAAGGAGAAGCTTGAAGCTAAGCTGCAAGAATTAGAGGAATTAAAAAGTAAACTCATTAATCTATCACACTTTAATAATCCCGATAATGACACTACATTCTATTCTGATGCCTCGGTGAAAGATTTGCGAAAAACACAGGGGGTGACACCTAAAAATGTCGGCGAAGTTTTAATGGTTGTCATCAAGACGGTCAATGAATATATTGATTATATCAATAAGCTTGATTATGCATCAGTTGCTTCAGTTATGAGGGATAGAATTGTGAAAAACTACAAGATAATATCCTCTATATCAGATATTTCAGGTATAGATCCAGATTTTGATTTGCAATACACAGGAGTTGATTTTCAGTCTTTGGTGCCATATTTGCCAGATGCCGAGTATTCTTCTCCGGTTAAAAATATATCAATAACGGGAGCCCCTGTTTTAAGAAGCGGGACAGCAACTGGTGATACAGTGAATATTGGTGCTGTTTTTATAAATATCAATCCTCGACTTGGAGTAAACAATAGTATTAGATTTCCGAATGGCGTAATTTCCGCATCTCTTTCATCAGCGCTTCTTGGGGGTGATGATTTGTTTATTGTCGGCATTTATGCAAAGGAAGATCTATCTCAGTATGATGCGCTTTATATGGATTTTACATATAGAGTTGATATTAGCTTCGACGACGGTACCACAGATACAAAGCTATATTCTATCGCCAACAAAAAGATAGGAGTAGAAGAGAATAATTTTGATTCCACTAGGCCTGACGCAATAATAGCCTGGGACGCTTTATCTGTTAATCGGGTAGATTTTAGCATCATCAATACACAAGGTGATTCTACATCCATTGCAACATCGGTAGACCGGCCTATTGGAGGCGGTAGTTTTGCTGGAAATATTGTTAGCCAGATCTTGATTGGTGCTTTTTCGTCGGATATGGCAGAATATCAATTAAGTTATAGAGATAACTGCGCGTACTATAGGGGTTTATATGATACTGTTTATGACTTATATATGGCAAACGAAGAAGCAATGACCCCAATAGTGATACCAAATCTTAAGCCAATTGATGAGGTGCTTTATGACGCACTTAGAGATATATAAACCTATTACAAACTTTGCAGCATCCTCCTATGTCGAGGCAGCTGAATTTATAAGGAAGAAGATAGAGGGCAATATCGCCAAGCTGAGACTTATTGAGGATAAGCATTCTCAACTGCAAACCACCTTTGATATTTTTCATCCAAACATTACTTTCACCATAGATGGCTTCTCTTTTGACAAAGATGCCCAAAGATTTACATATAGTAATAATCTGTACATCAAGAACAATGGGAATATTGTCTCGTTTTATCCTGTAGGAAATGCTCTTGAGGCGCGAAGTGAAAATGTTTTGTTCTTAGAGCGCCCGGAAGATGGCGCTACTTATCTTGATAATTCATTTCTTAATAAGAATATTGGAAGCCATAAGGTGTATTGGAGGTATGTCAAGCAGAGCATTTTAGACTTGATGAATGGTGGGTATATTTTAGATCCGGATGATATTCCTAGTTTTGGTATTGTAAATAGTAAATACTGGAGGAAGGTGGAAGAGCATTTTCCTGCTTTGAACGCAAGTGCTTCTGATATAAACAATAATAACACCATTGTGAATAAGTTTGTCGCAGAGCTTTTATATAACAATAGGCAGGATCTTGATGTCTATATAAATGCTAACGCTATTCAGGGGGATAGTTTTTATTTTAAAAGAGGGGCTGTATCTCTCTTTAATGCGGTCTCCCTTCAGGCTTTAAGCTTATTCGCGACAGATAGCTTTATTGTGGAAGAAGATACCCCTGTAACCACAAGCTATGCCAGTGGCAATTTACTACTGAAGGATCTAAGCAATGCTAAGACATTTATGGTTCCTGAGAAGCCCCTGGAAGACAGGGGGAGCAAAGAATTGATATCTAAAAATAATCTATACAACAAGTTGTCTAAAAGGATGAATGCCTCTACTCAGTCTATTGATGACGACTTTACAATAGAGTCTTCTTATGGAGATATGGCTATTTCCTTTAGGTATCTGCAGAATATGCTTCACGAATATGTGTCAGAGTTTTACATGGAGCAGCTAAAGATGTTTGCTGGCGGGTATAGTGGTGGCGGTCCACTTGGAGAGCTCATTGCAGAGATTGACAAACTAATAAGGGAAATAGAGAGTTCTTATGTTATTATGGATGACTGTGCTGTAATGCCAATAGACAGTAAAGATGAAAGCTGTGAGTATGATTGCGATAGCCCCGAAGAGGTGGAGGCCAAGCTCATGGTCACCAAGCAGAGATTAATAGCACAAATTTCATGCGACTTTTTATGTTAAGGAGAAAAAATGGTTGGATACAACTTGAAGAAGCTGGTTGAGTTTGGAAAGCAAATGGATAGCCTATATAGTGGGCCGATATACCCTCGCGTAAAGATAGAGATGTCATACTTTTATATGTTGTGCATGGACGATGATGCAATTGAAGCTATGCAGGACAAGATAGCTATTGAAATGCTAGGGTTGATGTTTATTTATTATCGGAGTGATGACAAGAGCTTTGAGGAGTTGGCTACCGACACTATCTCTCATATACTAAACCGTGCCCTATATAAGCAAAGTTCATATAGAGGTGCATTGGCTAGACCAGACAAAGAGACAATATGGAAATTGCTTGCAATCAAAGAAGTAACTATTGGAAATTTGGCAGAGGCACTAACTCTATTGATGATAGAAAAAAACAAAGATTTGGAGGAGTTTATTAGTGATACAGACAAAGTGGCATGTTTTATCAGGAACAATTTTCTAATTAACTCGGGACTGTCTATTTCCACTGAAAGGCTAGCCGATGCGTGTTGAAATAGTTAGTCTTACAAGAAACAATTTTCATTCAATAGTTACAATGGTGTGGGAAATAATGCATAGGGAGCACCCGGACTACAAAAGATCAGAAGCTGAAAAGATAGTGCGTGACAATGGGGATAGAGTGGTAGCACTGGAAGTAAATAGTGAGGTTGCTGCATTTTATATCTACACAGAGACCCCAATGGTGTACAATCTTAACTTTTTTGGGATCTCTCCATTGTTTAGGAAGACAAAAATGGCATATCGGTTCTACAAATATATGCTAAACCACTTGTCCAAAAAGCCGATTATAATATCGATATATTCCGACAATAAAGATATGATAAACTTAGCAAGCAAAAAATGGAATTTCATAGGCAGATTTCCTGCCAGAGATAACAAAATCATAGAGTATTACTCTATAGGAGATAAAGGAGCGGGCAGTGAAACAGGGCACAGCAGGTATCATCTTGATAAATGAGTATATGCCAAATGATGTAAAATTCGATCCAAACAAACCCGTAGACTCTAAAGAGTTTAAGAAGAAGATGACAGAGTTTGCTAAGAAACACCCCCAGCTGTATGCAAAAAACATAACCCATATTGCATATATTGGGGAGAAAATGGCTTTTTATCTTGGTGCAAATGTTGGTCCAAACGACCTGAAGGTGGACGATAGAAAGGTGTCAAGTTTTATAAATTCTATTGATTCGAAAATGAAGAAGGCTAAAACAGACGATCAAAAGAGGAATATTCTTCTACAGGGACTTAGCAAAGCGACAGATCTTGTGCAGAAAGTGACGCCAGACTCAAATGAAATGAAGCAACAAGTGAAATCTGGTGCCAGGGGCAAGCCTGTTCAATTTGCAAGGATGGCCATAGGGCCAATATATTCTGTTGATATGTCTCAAAAGCCTAAGCCTATTCTGATTAGAAATAGCTTTACAAAAGGTCTAAGCTCCAATGAATACTTCAATGTTGCGAGTCAGGGGCGCTTTGCGTCGGTTCAATCCGCAAATACAACCTCAGAGCCTGGGGCACTAGGAAAGGTGCTTGCAGCTAATGCGGATGACCAGACTGTTACTATGATTGATTGTGGAACCACGAATGGTATTTTTATGAATACTGACGACAGGCACATCATTGGTAGATATGAAGCTGGCACCAATAAGTTGATAGACGAGGATTATTTCAACTACCTGAAAAAGCACAAAAAACAAGTTAAAGTTAGAAGTCCGATTACCTGTCAAGTACCCAAAGGAGTATGTGCAAAGTGTTATGGCCTTAAATCTGATGGCCACCTCCCTGCCGTGGGCGATAATGTTGGTATTGTTGCATCTCAAACAGTGGGGCAGATTATGACCCAGATGGTGCTGTCAACCAAGCATTCAACAATCGGAAAAAATGATGATGATTCACTTACTGGTGTCGAGGGGTTTAAAATTATCGCTAACTCACCGTTGAGTTTTACCGATGCAGCTGTAGTATCCCCCGTAGAAGGGATTGTACAGGGTATTTCCCCTGAGAAGTCAGGTGGGCATTATGTATATATTGGCACAACAAAGGTTCATGTTCCTGCTGGAAAGCGTATTATTGTAAAAAAGGGACAAAGTGTACACAAAGGCGACAAATTATCGTCTGGTGTTGTTACTCCAAAGCAGATTTTGTATACACAGGGGACATTAGAGGCCAGAAAAAAAGAGTCCGATATGCTCCATAAGCTATTTAAGGATTCCACAGGGAAAGACCTGCAGAAGAAGCACTTTGAGGTTATAGCTCGAGGACATTTATCTCTCGGTATGGCGGATGATGGAACAGTAGACTCAATCCACACCCTAATGTCAAACTATCCAAGGCTTTCCAGAATGGAAATGGTTGGGCCAAGAATAAAAGGGAAGTATCTTGCTGAAGATGTAGGCTCCCTATCTAAAGGGTTACAAATTGATGATCGAGTAATGAAGTTGCTTAACAAATGGATGATTCATCGTGTAAAAGTGACAGAGGAGAGACCTCCTGTTAAACCTCTCTTTAAGTCATTGGAACAAAGACCTGTGTTTGGGCGCAGTCTTTTTTCTAAGCTAAATTATCGTAATCTAAGTAAGGCAATCAAAGATGAAGTTGCTACGGTTAAGAGACCGCAGCTTGTGGGCAATAGCTCATCGGATCGAGAAAAACATACAGCGGGGTATCTATAATGGCTAAAATTTATTTTAACGACAAGATTATTAAGCATCTACCAGAGACTACTATACTTAACTTCTTTGTGGAGCCTGGCGAAAACGGATCTGCAATTTATATAAGGGATACAAGGCCAGAGGTTTACAAAAAGGGTAGGAATTTTATAATTGGAGACCTTTCCTATCACAAGAAAGACAAAAACTTCTATATAGATATAACGCCCTTGAGCGTAATGGATGGACAAATATTGGGTGTGTATGTAGGTGATGGTGTTGAGTTTAAGTCGAAATCGGATAAGGAACCGATTTTTTATGTTGCGCAAAAAAATACAGAGTTTACTCTCGGGATGACGCCCAATATAGACAAGCCATCATCGGGCGGTATAACAATGCTTGGGATGTATCATCTTGGAACAATTATCTCGTTTAAGCGAGATGGAATAGCCTTCAAGGACCAATTAACCCCCAAAGGGTGGAAGAGGATACAGGGACCAGATGACCGCCTTTTGGGTATAATGACAACAGCTGAGGCTTTCGAGAAGGCCTCCAAACAGAAGCCGTCAATCTCTAGTACAAGAGACAGGAAGGCAGAGGTTTTAGCAAGAGCCAAAGAGGCCGCGGCAGATGGTGCAATCCCAAAAAATTTAGCCGCAGATCTTGAGGCATACCTTACAGCAGATGATGGAGTATTCTTCTTTCTGCATTCAGACTTTAAAAAATTAAAAGAAAAGGGTATCATATGACAGGTCTTAGAGCGCTAGACAAAACGGCTAAAGATAAGAGTGTCGAGAATAACATAAAGCAACTTGTAACAGAAGAGGCATATTCTCAAATTTCAGATAAGTTTCCACACTTAATTTCTTTTATAGTTGGTGTGGATATCCTTGAAATGATTGATGAAAAAACAGCTATTGGGGCAGCTGTTCTTATGGCTGAGGGTGGTAGAGTTCTAATTCCAATAATCTATACAAATGGCATCGTGGACGCTACTACCTTCTTGTATAATGAAGAGTTTAATACAATGCTTGCATTGACGAAAAAAACAGCTAAGTTTATTTCTAATACAGCTACCGGCATTGAAGGGGATGTTGTCACCGATAATTCTATCAAGAATGTAGACCAAGGCAATATCAGAGGATTGTTTATACCCCCTAAAACATACAGTCCTAAGATTGCATCCTCTACAGGGGGCCTCCTGTTTGCAGTTGCCGAACAATACCCTCTTGTAAAAATAGCCTTGGCTAAAAAGCTCTCTACTGATTATAAATATCGCACTATCTTTGAAGACACTTATGGGCATGAAGCGGTTGAGTACATTGAAAAAACAGCCGCTTCACATGAGCAGTATCAATTATCTAAAGATGTAACCCCTCCAGATGTTGCTTTTTCAATAAAAGAGATAGCAACAAAGGACTGGATAGAGAAAGAGGCGGCGTTTGATGAGTTTGGCAGATATGGATATGTCATTTCTCAGGGTAAATTTTATCCAACAAAATCACTAGAGAAGGTAGCTAGCAGTTTATCGAAACTCAAAAGGCTTACCGGTAGCGATACAATTGAGACTATTCCTGATAATCAAATAGGTGCGTTTATGGCTTTTGATGCAGTGTCACTATCTCCAGTTCCTCTGATATTATATAAAAATAAGTATGGTACTCCAATTATTGCCTCCAAGCATAATATATCTGTTGCTGATAAGGATAGATTGGCTACCTTATGCGCTAGCGGTAGTTCTGATTTTGCTGGCAGCAGCGATCTTTATAATATGAGAAACAATGATAACTATATCGTGGGGAACAGGATAGGTATTTTTGATGCGGGAGCTATACCCTTTATGGTTGCAAGAAGATATATGGAGCCAATGTTTTGTACTGGAGAGTACCATGTACTCCTATTGAAGGATGCCGAGATTGTATTTGGAGCAAGAGTTTCTCCCGATGCAATAACCGATCTTCTTGGCAGTACCACGATTGATGTGGATGATATCAAAATAGTGATAACAAGAAATAGCAACCAGAGCTACAAGAAGGTTGGAAATGTTATCTATATTGGTGATGCGCATGTTGCGGTAATGCGTGAGCCTATGACAATTTCCCAGAAGGGTGCTATTACTCTTCTAACAAACAATAATGCTGACACTCAAGGTACTGGGGAAATAGTTAAAGTAGCCTATGACAGTGGGGATTACTACTACAATTCTCGTCATTACACTTTGGATGGACTTGTCCAACAACTCCTTAAGGAGGGGTATGATAAGTACAGTATTTACAACTTAACCAAGACCGCCGCAGAAGAAGGCAGCACTGAGATGGTGGCGGTTAATGCAAAACTGGATATGCTTTCTCAAATGGTAATGAATTTGGCCGGCAAAGTAGAAACAGTTGCTTCGGCCATTCAGCGGTTCCAGCAGGATTCCAGTATGCAGCTAGGATTAGCTAATACAGTAGATCCTGCTCAACAGCAGGCGGTAGCTCAGCAACTTGCGGCGCAACAAGAAGCAACAGCTCAGCAGCAACCTATAGAGCAGGGGGCGATGGCTGATATGAGCAATGTAGCGCAGCAGTCTACATTTGATAACCAAGGTGGTGGAATATATAGCCAGCAGGAAGCAGCGGCTCAGCAGCAGGGTCCAGCAGCTCAACAGCAAGCTGGATTGGGTGCGGCAGAGGCACAAATGCCTGTACCTGGAGATGTTCCTCCACAGCCCCAGGATGCCCAGCAGCAAGTGCCCGAAGGAATGAATCCCAATATTGATCCAGAGGTACTTCAGATGTTAGCACAACTTAAAGATTCAAAGGTGATGGATGTTGGTGTGCTCGCCACGTTGGGACTCGACTCTGAGATATCAGAAATAGTTTCAGGATACAGAGATGATATTCTTCATGGTGTATCGGCAATTGGTAGAATTTTATTCAATATGATGGTTAGAAAAGATGCCCTCTCTGCCCAGTATGGTGATGCCAAGTATAAAAAGATAACCAATTCCTTGAGAAATATCTTTGTGAAAACTAGCGATCTGTATGTAGATATTACTATGATGGGGGTTGAGGCCAATGTACAAGTGGACAATTAATGTCTTTGAGGGCAACGGGAAACTAAAAAAAGAGTTTGTGTCTGACAGAGATGCAAAGCAGGCACGCTCTTATATAAATGGGAAAAAGATTCATAACGCCAATGTGAGAGAGGCTGTCGATATCTATTCCCGCCCTATACAGAGAATCGTCTTGGAAAGCCTTTTGATATGTGAGGATTGCACAATCGATGAGGTCATAGAGCTTACAGGAATCTCCAAAACAACAATTCAGAAATATAAAAACATATTTTTTAGGATAGATCAAGCTTTCAACACTAGATTGGATGTACTCGATTATATAGAATCAGGGATAGCTGACAACAGTGATGATCCAATCTTGCTGGAAAACTTTTTGATGAAAAGGTGGGCTAGATCTCTCGGCAAGGAATTTGTGATATGGCGCTACAGGCTAAAGCCAGTAACATATACCCCTGCAACGCTTTATGATACGGTAATCAAAGAGGCATTTTTCTATCACAAAGAAAAATCTATGGGTAACAACGAAATATCGCTTCAAGAGTACTTGCGATCCGCAAATTCTATACTGAGTGGAATCAAGAATGGATCGACTATTGCTGAGGTTTCCAAAGAAGATAACGGTTTGGACATACTAGAGCAATTGGATATAATTATCGAAGATACTGAGGCTATACCGGCAGAGCTTCCAGATGCCGATATCCTTATAAACAATGCTATTGAGCAGGAGAATATCTAATGAACAAGTATACATTGATAGCGGAAGAGATTATGAGACGCAAAAAGGACGGAGAAAGCCCTAATACACTAATCAGGAAATATGCATCTGAACATGATTTAAATATCCATGAAACACAAAGAGTTGTGGAGGAATATAATGTTGGTGTGTTTCTGCAGAAACTAAAAGAGGGAACCCATCACGAAGATTATGAGCTTGCAAACCCAGTAGAGGTGGCCGAAATCCCGATTACCGCACAGTCAGGCACGAGTACTTTGGACAAGGCAGCATCATATGCCCCCAGGAAATATGCCTTACATGCTGGGATGTTTAGCTTGGATGATCCTGCTTCAGATGTAGATTCCCACCTCGAGAAGGTTGCATCTTATAATAATTTCACTCATGAGGATTCAATTGAGGAGCGACAAGAGGAGGCTGAGAAAGAAGCATATAGAGAGATGGCATCAAATGCAGCACTAGAAAAAAAGGCCATGATTAGTTCTTTCAGGGATGCTATGATTACAGATTTGGTTGATGCAAGCAAAGAGACTGAAGGGTTGACTAAAACGGCTGTTGTAATGCTGGCAAAAGAAGGACTTGCGGACGAAGCAGAAGAAGTGCTTCTGTTGTCAAAGTTTGCCTCATCGGATTTAGTGCAAGCCAAAATGGAGCCACCCACAGAAAAACAAAAAGCATTGGTTGGTCTATTAAAGGAAGCAAAAGGTAAAAAAGAGGGATATGTTCGTAGGCTTGCCAAGGATGTTGGCGAGGGACTTAAGGGGACTTATTATGTTGCCAAAACATTAGCCAAGCACCCCTTTTTGACAGCTGGTGGTGTTGGGGCTGTATATTATGCGAAATCCAAAAGAGGACATGAGCCAGAGATGCAAAAGTTCAGAATGACAATTGGGGACTATTCATAAAAAATAAACAGGAGCACTATATGGATACTAAAACAAAAATGCTACTTCATAAGTTCGCAAAAGATAGCTTTAAAGAGTATTTTCTAAAGAAATTTGCAGCGGTTGAACTTGCCAAAGAGGTTAAAAAAATAATCGCTTCCAGAAAGAGTGGAAAATAAAGTATAATATAGCATTCCATTAATTAAAAAAGGATGCTATATGGCAATTGCAGATGATTTTTCCATTGCTACCAATGGGGATATACGATATATAGGTGCCAATCATGGGCAAGCTGGAGCAGGATACTACACTGTTTTAGAGTTCCATAGATGGTTACAAGATTTGGCGGATGATGTAAGTGCATCTGGAGATGATCTTCTCGATATTACCGATGAGACTCCATCGGATCGCTCGACTGACAACATTATTACCCTATTCGAACCATACAATATAGATGACGCAACCGCAGAGCATCTCTTTGATGGTTCTATCATACAGGATGATGGTGATACTATTTATGATGGTATTGTGAACTTCGGTGTCGAAGGGATACATATCACGCTTGTTCAAAATGGACAAGTTATTGCAAATGACTTCTGGAATAGCACCCCCGATGGCGAAACTCTATCTGGACTCAATAGAGATACTACTGCAGGGATATCTCACCGCTTTATGCTTAAGGTAAGAGACGGTGGGGTAGATATCGATGGTCGTCGTATTCTTGGGCTTTCTCGTGAGTTTGGTAAAACTTACACCTATTTCAAAATCAACGGAACCGCACGCGGTAACAACGTTTTGGCCCTTACCAATTCTATTGACCTCAACAACCAGACAGATGAAAACACTGTTGCTGGCTGGTCTTCCGATATTGTCAATGACAATGAAGGATATATTGGACTGGATGTCGATAATGATGGTACCGTAGAGCATTACTACAGTGAATGGAGTATAGGTGGTTCATTGGGTATCAACGACTTCTACGAATACATGAAGTACCTTGCCAGAAGCGATGCCTCTGGAACCATATATGGCGTAGATGCCAGAATGTTCCTTGGTATTACACACGAGATTGAGATCTCTAACATATCAGGAACCTTCAATGAGCCTGAAAAAGTAACATGGACTGGTGGTAGTGGCCAGATACTTGCTACGGATAATGCGACAAAGCTGTGGATTCAGTTGCTCACAGGTGTATTTCCTGCTGCTGGTGATACTATTACTGGAGAGGATAGTGGTGCTACAGCGGATGTAGGCACAACCATTGAACGCCCCATTTCTCCAACTGTGGCTGGCGCATCTACTGGTTCTGCAATTATCGGTGCTTATGGACTTGGAATCAATCCTACCGATCTGACGAACGCAGACAAGCTGTTCGACCTTGACAATATTCAGCATACTCCGCCCAACTATGTCACCTTCTATGTCCAGGGGCTTGTTGCTGGAGAGGACAGAGTACTCGTTGCGCCTGAATACAATGGCGATATCGAATACGACCAATTCACCCTTGCTGCAGACATCACGGCTGGAGACACCGATATACAGGTTGATTCCACAATTCCTTCCGATACTCCGGCTAGTGGAACAATCAGGGTATTTGATGGATCTGTATATCAACTTGTTTCCTATACTGGATACTCTGGTGATACATTTACGGGTTGTTCTAATACTCCTACAGCCACCACAGGCTCTAATGTGTGGATTTCCTATATCGACAAGGTTGCAGACAATACAACCGAAAGCTTTACAGGGGTATATACAGGAAGCGACCGCTCTCTGTTTATCAGGGTTAGAGATGGTGGAAACACACCAATCAAGACATTCGAAACTACAGGTACGCTCGGTTCTGCCGGCGGTTCCACAACTGCTATTCGCACAAGCGACGCATAACAAAAGCCCCTTCGGGGGTTTTCAGGAGAAAATATGATTGATATATTGCAGGATGGATCAATAGGTTTTTTTTACGACGGCACTAGGGCTATCAATATATTGCCAGTATTTAACGATATAGAATTGGCATTATCGCAAATAGATACTAGCAATATGTTGACGAGTGGGCCCTATGGGAAAATGGCCGGCTTTAGAACCTATATGAAACTTCAAGATGGCGATGTAAGTAATGGATACAATAAAAAGACGCTACTTCCGACAGACCAAGATTTTTCAATATCGTATTGGGCTAAGCTGACCAATGTAACATCCACTGAGAATGTAGACTTACCATTAATAGGCATTGTTGAGCTGGTGGATATTTCAGATTTGGTATCCCAATTGTCGGTTGTTAAAAAAACAGACGGTACATATGTTTTTTATGCTGCTACCAATGATGATAACGATCCAACCTCAACAAGTGCGACTTTTGATGCAGAACAATGGAATCACTATTGCTATATTTACGATTCTGACACTAAGAAAATAATTGTCTATCTGAATGGAAATATGGTTGATAATTTTGAGTATATATACAAAGATACAGTTCCAATGCACTTGATATTCAATTTTACTGCGGCAACTGCTAATAGCGGAAACAATATTGTTAGTTTCCCGCGTAACGGAGAGGCGGTAGTAGATTTGAATTTTTCAAATGTGCGTGGCTTTATAAAGAAGTTGTCCGACAGCGAGGTGCTCCAGATATATAGTGAGGATCGGGAAAAATGTGTGATGTCTGATACAGAAGAGGTGTTGTTCGTTTTTCGGGATAGCGCTACATCTATGCCATTAAAGGGCGGCAAAAATGCAACAGTTACTCATGACACCACTTGCTCCTTTAAAGACAACTGTCTTATTGATGGTCAGCTCACTGTGTCCATAAACGATCTTTATACTACCCTCCCTTATGCCTATCTGAGATTTTCGTGTACTGTACCTAGTAGTAAAAAGCGGATAGTGGATGTTAAGAGTTTTAACTTGTTCAAGATAGATGACACCTATGTGTATATATGGCGTGAAAATTTTTCTACTCCTCACAACAAGGCTGTTGGGGAGTGGGTTGATATAAAATTTTGGTTTGAAAACTGTAGGTTGTTTTATTCTATTGATGGTGTTAAATATGCAATAGATAATACAAACGCCTCCTTTATGTCTTTTGGGAGCTACGCTAACAATGCCTCGGATTCTATGTCTGTAACCTTCTATGCAGATGAAAATAAGATTAGAAACTACTACTATAAATCTGCAGGGGCACAAAGAGAAAAAGGAGAGCAGTGGATAAATATTGAACACTATTATATCAATGTTGCCTATAAAAGAACAACTGATGGCGTATATCGCTTTTCAAATCTATCCAATATAACAGATGCTTCCAAAACATTAGTGTTTAACACCTGTAATCGGCGAACTGTTGTTGGTGTTGCAGATGTATTAAATTACACAACAGACGCCGATGAAATGAGTCTTGGATTAACCTTGGTGGATGAAAACAATCTTGATGTTGAATTATACAAAGGAACTTTTAAAACATCGTATCGTCGCGTGATAAGCTTTGAAACATGGGAGTATATTGGTCCAGATGGTGGTCCAAATGAATTTAAAATTATAGGCCAATATAAAGTAGAGTTAGACTCTATAGAATCAACAACAGTTACAATAAATGGAGTTAGTAATGTATCTAAGTGTGTGCCTTTTATAAATGGAATTATGCATACACAGTCAAAGGATGCTGCCGATGGGTTAACAGCAATTGCATATCTTACCGCAAGTGATACCTTAAGGGTGGTGCGTGGAGCAGGGGCTAATGATAAAACTACAGTATTTGTAACTGTTGTAGAATTTACAGGCTCCAATTGGACAATTAGGCAAGCCCAGATAGAGTCAGGAGATGATAGTGGAGAGATAACACTTCCAACGAGTGTAAATGATTGGAATCATGCTTTTATTTATCATCAATTTAAAGCGAATTCAGAAAATCATATCGATGATGCTATCTCGGACACTTCTGCTATATATTACCAAGATGATAGCATCATGGATAAAGTGTATTGGGAATTTGATAAGCGACATGTTGATAGCGTAGGTGATTCGAGGCATTACGTATATATAATTGAAAATCCAGATATAACAGTTTTTAGAGACTCTGGAACGGCAAACACTTATTTGTATCAAGACTACTTTACTAATTTATCACCAAAACCTGCCGCTAATATAACATCAATGATGATCTCTAAGAGAGCTAGCGGAACTGGCGCTGCATATCCAAGGGGGTGGGCTGGCGCAGCCTATACTGGTAAACATGCAAGAACATGGTGTCTGCGTAGCGGCAACAAGAATAAAGTTGTTGCCCAACTTGTTCAGTTTGGAATAGATATATATGACACTAGTGATGATACATATATTGGTACGGTTTTATCTGAAGCAGATATTGATAGCTACTGGCCCTATCAGGGTAATTTTTTCGATTATGGCTCTGCAGAGTTTGCGAATAATTACTCAAACTTATCGGTTCTTGAGTTTACAGATAAAGGTTCTGATTCGTCTTCTTTTGGGTGCAGAGGGCATTCAAAAGCACTAAAAATAGCTGGAGGCACAGGAGAGTCTATGAGTGCAACAGTCCAATATATGCTGATGTGCAACTCTCCAGCCTCGAACTTTGGCGCCCATGTGGAGCGAACCATAGGAGGGTGGTTCTCTTTGTCAAAGATACAAGAACTATATTCTGCAATATATAAAGAAGGGGGTAGTGCAAACAATATCGCAATCCTTGTTGGATTTGGTAATACTATAATGGGGCAAGTGGATCAGTCGGTGGGAACCACAAAATATGTTCAAGTATATGGAGATAAGCCAATACGACCAAATAGGCCATATCATGTTGCTCTGGTTTATAAAGCGCAGGATGATGTGAAGCTTTATATTGATGGCAAGCTACAAGAAAGAAGTTGCAATAATCCATATGATACTGATAAACTCCCAAGTCATACGGGCCCTGTGGTCATGGGCATAGATTCCGCGATAGACTCCGGCGGCCCAGATGTTCAGTATTATACACCAGAAGCACTATATGTATCAAACTGGTTTAATGCAAACAGAGTGTTAAGTGAAGCTATAATAAGGGAGGTATTGGTTGAAAGCGGCCTTCCTGCGCTCTATACACTGCCAAGCGATTCATCGCAAGCTTCCATTCAGGGTATGCTTAATAATATAACAGGTGCCGATTTAGAAGATTATCCGCTTGGTATTCGAATTTATCCCGCAAAATATGAGGATGATTTGTTTTTAGAGGCGGACAATATTGGATTCCACGAAGATATGACTTACCACATTCAATGGATGGGGGCGGGGGTTCTTACATGGAAAAACACAAACAACAGCAATGCCTCTATAGCTTCAACTCCAAACAACGGGAGCGTCTTGTTTTTGAATCCATCTTCGGTTTCAGTCCGTGTTTATGATGCACGAACAGGCAGTGCTATATCTGGTGCTTCGGTATACTTCCCTGAACTAGATAGGTATGAGGCGACAGATAGTAATGGCGAAGTATCTTTTGCAGAGTTTTTGAATACCGGTGAAACAATGACTATTAAGATCAGAAAGGCAACAACGCCACCTTATTACAAGCCATATAAGATACAATTAGAAATACCAAACGGGGATGTTAATATTACGGCACCCCTAATACCAGACTAAAAAGGATGAAAAGATGGACGCAGCATCAAAAAAGAACTTCAATGCAATACAAGAGACAATTAGAAGACAGGCTAGTCGTGCAGATGAGATAGAGAAGAGATTGGCAGCTATGGAGAATCAGCAACAACAATGGGAAAACAGATTCAATGGGCTTATGCAGCAAATGCTGTCTATCGCCTCGGCTATTAGAAATGTTAGACAATAAGGGGATAATATGGGAGTAATTTTACGTAGAGACAAGGGCGCTGCACTTACGCATGAAGAGATGGACGATAATTTTGAGTATCTCGACAAGAATCCCAATGGGAAAACAATGCCATCTAAAAAAGGCATAGGTGTCACCTTTGATTATGATAATCCTGATTTTGGGTGGCATGACTTGCGATGCGAAATGTTGCTTGAATATGAGGGCGGGGATTCGCCAACACTTGAGCAGTATTATGGGCAAATTATGCAGTTGGCATTTGAAGAGGATGAGAGCATTACTTTTAATGCACACATCCCTCACGATTATCTTCCGGGTAGCAATATATTTATTTATGTTCACTGGAGCCACAATAGTCAAGTAGTAACCGGTGGTTCAGTTGTGTGGGGGTTTGAAATAAGCTATGCAGAGGGGTATGGTGTAGCTCAATTTTGCCCAACAAAAACTATAAGCATTCTACAGGAGGTATCCCCGACGGATCCGTATACTCACTTTATTGCAGAGACCTCGGCGTCTATCTCTGGTGGCTCTGATATGCAATTAGATAGTGATTTTCTTACTGTTGATGGGGTGATTCTAGGGAGACTTTACTTGATAGACAATGCTATTGAGACTAGCGATGGAAGTATAGTGAAGCCTTTTGCTCATTCTGTAGACATCCACTACAAAAGCACAGGTATCCCAACGCCAAATAGGAATCCAAATTTTTGGAATAATTAATGGAACTATATGTTGAAGATGGTTATGTTAGCACTGGTTATGTCCAGACAGGAATTAGTATTGATTTTGAAAAAAAAATAATATTTGTTCCGAAGTATGAAACAGAATTAATACAAGATTTTCCTGTTGAAATAAGAAAGTTGGACTTAGAGTATTTTAGGAAATGTATCATAGCAATACTTGATGACACAGAAGGTATTTTGTATGATGATGCTATTATGTATCATCCAGCGGTTACAATTGGAGTGGCCACAATTGCTCCAACAATTATAGTTGCTAATGATTATGTTGTAGAATTTGAAGATGGGAGATATATGGTAGAGCTATATGGAGCAAATACTAATCTACAAGACAAGGCTATTTTTAACTCGGTGAGTATTAGAACAAACAATTCGGCAGGACTCATTGATAACCGAAAAGAATTCCAGTACTTAAAAGAATACTTGGAGAAATTTTATAATCTTGAGGCTGGAAACTGGAAGATAGAAAACAATCAAATGATTTTTTATAAAATCGACGGAAGTGAGCTGATGAGGTTCAATTTATTTGATAAGAACGGAAATCCCTCAGAAAGTGATGTGTTTGAAAGGAGAAGAGTTCCATCATGATGATTATCACAAGGGGCTATGGCCCAAGCTCTTCTGGAACACTTAGTGGTACAATTAGCCTTCAAAACAATAGATGGCAACTCATAGCTATACCAGTTCAAGAGCAAAATGTGAAAGAATATTTTGTGGATAGACTTGCAGTAAAATATAATCTTGCCCCAAAAGAAATGATAGAGATATGTAATGCATTTTTTGGAAGTGATAACTTGTTTAGGAGCTATATACCGGGTGTTACAAATCCAAATAGCCCCAATAATTTTCCGCTAGTATACAACGATAACGGAAATTTGGAAGTAACGGGGTTTTGGGTAAAACTTAAAGATTTGTCGGGAATTGTGCCAGAACCTGACAATATAGTTTTTGATTGGAGCACATCTTGAGTGTAAATATAAACTATCAAGGGACAGTGTATGGTCCAGACGGAAACCCAATAGACTGTTATTACCAGGCCTTTACATATAACATCTCCAAATGGAGCGATCTTAGACAGACGGAGTATCAGCAATACAATGTAAATTTTGGAGATGGGGACCTGAATGGGCAAGACGGGACTGTTAAAGAGGGGGACCCTTTAGTAGTTGCGTTTTGGGTTGGAAGCGAAAATAGGGCCGACGAGCTAGAGCTTTTCTCTGTTGTGGTTTTTGTATATGATGGCACAGATAGCACAGTTCAGGATGTGCAAATATTGCAACCTCACAACCCGTCCTGTTCTTTTAGTATCCCATCCTCTTCGACGGTAGGGGAGGTTGTGTCTGCAACATCTGGCGCTTCCACAACATATCAATGGACTTTCTCTGGGAAGGTACACTATCAGAGGGTTACTTGGTATGGACAAACCATATTCGGCTTTCTTGGTATCGATGAGGACTTGTTTGATTTTGGCGATGGGTATAACACAGACAGGGAGCACATCTATAGCAATGGCGGTACCTTTGAGGTATGGCACTTTGTAGGGTCAACATATAATGGATATAACGCGGAATGCACAAAAGAAATCTCAGTATATTTCAGGGAACCAACCGCAACTATATCGTTTTCCAACGATAGCCCGATTTTAGGAGAAGAGGTTACAGTTGAAAACACTATTACTGACCCTGATTCTCGTATTAGTGAAATCAGATATTATTTTGACGATCAGCTTATTCATATAGGCACAGAACTAAACTACAACTATGTAATTGAGCTTAATAGCATGGATACACACTATGCAAAAATGGTTATCTACTGGAATGATTATTTTGAGGACAGAATCACCACAGTGGAGCGCTCCCTCTTTATGCAAAACCAGGCACCAACTCTTGAGCTAAGTGTTGACACATCTGAAGAGGAAAATGGGCGAATCATTGTTAATGCCGATGCCCATGATGTGGACGGAGTAATAGACAATATGTGCTGGAAATTATTCTATCAGGCTGAGCAAAGTGGTTTGCCTCACCCCTATTTTAAGTGTGAAGATGGAAATATTGGCAATTTCAGGGAAATATATCAGGATTGTGATAGGACAATGTTTAGCTTAGATATGATTTTTGCTATCCCTGGAACATATAAGGTTGAGGTAGAAGCTTTTGATGATATGGGCGCTTCTGTGACCCAAGAGGTGGAGATAATTGTAAATAATGTTTGCGATGGTGTATTGGGAGAATGTCCAGAATGTCCAGAGCCACCCTCGGATTGTATTCCAATAGAAGAGTGCCGAGAGGCAATTATGATTGGAGGAGGAAATTCTGGATGCCCAATAATATCAGTTGTAAAACCTGATATAGATGGCACCTTGAACCGCACACCAATAAAAACGACAGTCTCATGGGAGATAGATGGCGAGATAGGAAGCGGCATCGTGTCTGGTTCTATACAAGGAAACATCAAAGGGAAAATAAACTAACCCAATGGTTTTTATCAATTAACCGACGGGTTCGGTGATTCACCCCGTATTGGAGCTGGTATCAAGAGGAGTGATATAGTGCACTCCGCCTTGCTGTACTTTTACTTTAAAAGTAGATACCTCATGTACCTCGCCAGTAATGGTGCTTCCTATTTGCACATACGCCATAAGGTATGGAGTGTCTTCGTTTGATATTGGCAGATTTACTGTTTCTTGTGGAGTTAGATTGATTATTAGAGTTCCGTCTTCAGGATCACCCTTTATTGGTGCCTTTTTGAAAATAAAAGCCTCTTCATCGGGGTCTGATGGTTTTTTTTTGATTGCAAAGTAGTTGTCATCAAACAGTTCAAGACTAACTGGCTCATCCTCCATGTCCTCGTTTTTAGTTGTAACGCGAACTTCTTTATAGAATGTATCCCCAGTTTTTATTTTTTCTGCCATACTGGAACTCCTGTGTAGTATATATGCTAATTTTATCAAAAAAACTTTTTAATTCAAAAAAACACAAAAGGCTATTGTATTCTTACATGATACAAACGGATGCCCTAAAAGAGACGGTTAATACGGTGGAGGCCTTCTCTGATGCGCTTTTTCCAATAATTTTAATGGTATAATATGCACAGAGAATGAGAACGATCCACACATGATTGCCGTAGATAGCACCAATGGAACGCTATCTATAGTAAACTGTGAGGTCGGAGATATAATAAGTTATTTTTAAGGATGTACCATGTTGCATAAGGTTATAGATGCGGAAGCTCACCCCGTACCAGTTAATACTAGTAGGCACTGTTTTGATACTTGTGATTTTTTGACAAAAGAAGCATCCGCGGAATCTATTCAGTTCTTTAATAATCTGACACCCAAGAAAAACCATATTTATTTGCTGGTTATAGCTATGACGGCTAGTGAATATTACTCAGCTAATAAAAATGGTGACTATTTTTACGAAAAGGACCTAAAGAGAAACTATAAAGATTTTGAGAAGTGTGGAATATTTTGGAATCACGACAATAAAGATCCAAGCAAGAGTGCCGGAACAGTAATCAAATCTTTCTATAATGACAAGATGCACAGGGTAGAACTGGTGTTGGAAATTCCAAAAGAGAATGCAAGACACCTGCCAGACGCTATTCAAGAGGGTCGGCCTATTGCCGTCAGTATGGGATTAAAGGTTCCTCAAGAATGGTGCTCTATATGCGGCCATAAGACTATGCACTCCTATGCGAATAGATGCGAGCACCTTAAATTTATGATGAATACAATTCTCCATGATGGTAGAAAGGTGTTTGCAATATGTGGAAGTGACTTTAAGCTGTTTGATATATCTATCGTTATTAGGCCAGCTGACAAAATAGCATATACTATGATGACAAAAACTGCGTCACATAGGGGGTTGGGATGACCCATAAGCAGATAAAATTTGGAAAAACATTAAGACAAAAAATAGACAGCCCACACGACAGAGAGAAGCTCACAAAAAAGTTTGGTGAGCAGGCTTTCTTGATGCCCCAACAAAGAAAATTCCCCATTATTAATCCAAATACTGGTAAGGTAAGCTGCAAGATGTTAAGGGCTGCCAAGGTTAGGGCAGCTCAACATGGTTATGCTGATGTGGAAAGGAAGGCCTCGTTAATGTTTAGCAAAAAATGTATATAAGGCGAAATAATGTATATTCCAAAAGCATTACTCAAATTTTCCAATACTGGTATTGTTCGTTCAAATAATATAATGGATAGGTTTAAGATTTATCTAATTACTGGCAAGGTAACTACCGTTGGTCCAGGATATATGGTAAAAAACCGGTCCGGAATAGAGGATCTTATAAGAATAGGCGGTATAACAAAAATTGTCAAGGTGACTTCTGATGGCACTGAGGAGACAATATTTCCGTAGAATTTGATATAATATCCCAGATATAAACATAAGGATGATAAAATGGCTAATGCGAATAGTCCACTGATGGATATACTAAATTCTTTACCAGATGATGAGCTTGATATGATAGAGAAGAATGCATATGACAGCAATACTGTTGTCACAAATACAGAAAACTCCGAAGTAAAAAGGAGGCTTGGGATAGACCCCGAGAAGGTTGAGAGCGCAGGAGATCTTACCAATACAGAAAACTCCGAGGCACGGCGCAAAAACCCAGTAGAAAGAGAACATATTTCAAAAGGACAACTGGGGCTCTCTGTGCTTTCCAATAATAAGTTCCAGGAAGATGTTAGGACTCTTTCCAATGTCTCTCCAAACAGAAGCGAATTTGGAAGCACAGAGAATGTTTCAACAGGCCCCAAGAGAGTTGAGCCAGGAGTAATGTTTGAGAAGAGGGCCGCCGAAGAAGCTATAGAGGCTCTATATGCTATTTCTGGAGTAAATCTCGAAAAAGTTGCCTCATATGATACTGAAGTAGATACTCTGCTGAAAGTTGCTTCAGAGACGATAGAGTCAGTAAACGATCTTGAAAAGGTTGCAGAAGAGCTGGCGGTCAGAACGGCAGATATCTTTATAGAGATTATCAGTGAAGTCATGTAAAGGATTAGCATGTTCGACAAGAATGAGCTACTTAAGGTAGCACAGGAGGTCAGGGAGCAGGGGATAACAACAAATGTCCACAAAGAGCTTATGAAGAAGGCGCAACTCATCAAGGTTGCGACTCTTGTGACATATATAAAAAACCATTAACAAGGGGATGGCGTCTTGATTTTTGACGACTTTGATTATAAGCGGCGCTATAGAAAGCATCCGCTTTTATCACAATTCAGTAGCTCTTTGCCGTCCAACATCAAGGAGCTTTTTCAGTGGATGGAATTTATCGTTGCTAACAATCCTATTGCGGCAGCTGGGATTAAGAAGCTTTCAGAGGTTCCGATTACATCCCTTAGATATTCTGCGGGAGACGATGTTGAGGAGGGGTCTTTCTCTAATAAGGATAGCTGGAAGAGTATCCTGGAAAACAATCTAAACATTAGAGCTGCGCTATTGAATATATCATACAATGCCCACCTGTATGGTAACTGTTTTATTTCTGTGTATGCCCCAATAGTTAGATTTTTGATATGCGACACCTGTGGTAGCAGAATAAATATAAATCACAGTCAAAAGCTAAAGGCTTTCATAGAGAAGAGAAAAGATCAGGCTATTGACGAGGCATACGAAGAGGTTGAGCATGGTGACAGTAAAGGAAATGACTATTCCAGGATATACCAACAGCAGAAAAATGATCGTCAGAAATTAAAATTCAAATGTTTGTGTAGGCAGTGCAAGGCTGTAACGGTTCATACTGCAAAAGATACACCTATCAAAAAAAAGGAAGATATAAATATCGTTATATGGAATCCGAATCATATTAAATTGGCAGGCAATCCAATTTCAGGCGAGGAGGAAATATACTACGATATTCCAGATGAGCTTAAAAGCGCTATAAAGCAAAACGATCCGCTATTGCTTTCCACGACACCTATCCCCATAATAGAATCGGCAATAACCAACAAGATATTCAAATTTTCAAAAAACTCAATATTTCATCTAAAAAAAGAAGCAATCAGTGGGATATCCACCTCTTGGGGGATTCCTTCTCTCACTGCAGCCATTCCTGCCTTTTTAACACTAATGATTCTTCGCAAGGCAAACGAAAAAATTGCTGCAGACTATATGGTTCCATTAAGGATTATGTTCCCCTCTCAGCAGGCAAATCCCAGCGAGATGTTCAACTATATGAACGGTACTAACTTTGTGCAAAAGATGAGAACTATGATTGAGAGATGGAAAGCTGATCCATCGGGCGTGCAAACAACTCCATTTCCCGTAGGAACCGAGACAATATTGGGGGACGGTAAATTGCTGACTCTAAATGCGGAGATTGAGCAACTTGAAGCAAATATCGCCAACAGCTTGGGGATTCCTATTGAGTTTATCAAGGGAGGGCTTAGTTATACAGCCCAGGGTAGTTCACTGAGACTACTTGAGAATCAACTTGCAAAAATCACAGCAGGGCTTGATGACGCAATTGAATTTATTGTAAATAAAGTTAGTAGAATATTGCATAAAGAGCCTATTCCTATCAAGCTGATTCCGTTCAAGATTATTGATGACCTCCAGGAGAAGGCTGCTATTATTCAACTTGCATCGTCTGGACAAGGAATGATAAGCAAGGCTACCATTCTTGAAATGTTTAACCTTGATGCTAATAACGAACTCAACAGGTCTGTTGAAGAGCAAAAAGATGAAGTCAAGAGGCAAATACAGCTTCAAGATTATCAGCAAGAAGTTGCTTCAAGTATTGAAGAGAAAGCTAAACAAAAAGAGCAGATGAATACTGGAAGCTTCGAGATGCTCAATCAACAGGCACTCATGCAGGAAGCTCAAGTGTATGCACAGCAACTTTCTCAAATGGATCCGGGCATGAGAAAATCCCAGCTGGATGAGATGGCTAAAACAAACTATATTATGTATGGTGTAGTTAAGGCATTACTGGAGATGCAAGACCACAAGCAGGATTATGCTGCGGCCCAGCAAGCTAAACAAGATGGCCAATAACCGCTTTGGCTATCTTGATATATTCGTCTTTGAATTTGTAGTTTGCCTCTTGCATTTCTTTGAAAAAGTTGTCAGAACCCATAAAGGACTTCACTAATCCTTGCTTTCCGACCAGAAGCACAGCAATGCTATTGTCCTCAAACCTGTAAAATACCATAGTTGTAACTACGCCGGTAATGACTATATGCGAAGAAATAGTGCGCCCCATTACTTTGTATTTGAAGTCCCCCTTGAGTGAATTTCTAGGAATAAGCCCAACTCCTGCGACTATCGAACCATTGATAGTAGATTCACCCCTGAGCTCTATTGTGTTTTTTGCTGCTATCTCTCCTTCGAGCTGCAGTACCCCAAGAGACTGAATATTTTTTTCGGCAGTAATAGTCCCTTTTATTTTTGCCGGGCCCATCCTGATATCCATTTGGGAATATAGGGTTCCTTCGATATTTACAGTACTTCCGCACACTATTCGCTTTGCAGCGATATTGCCTTCGCATCCCACATCACCTTTTACAACCATATTCCCCTGTATAGCAACATCAGTCGCGGCATGAAGTACTCCACATATATTTACATTTCCGGCAACGACTAGTTTTTTATCAAGGGAAATACCAACATCTGTTGATGAGACAATCTCGTCTATACGATATGCCTCTCCTGCATCTACCAAAAAGGGATACTCATTATCGATTATTACCATGTTTCCAACCTTTCCAATTGCTCCATGTCAAATTCAGCTTATTCATAGCGTCGAAGACTGTTAAGTCATGTATATTCTCGCCAGACTCGTGCAGCATAGCCTGTATGTCCTGGAGGGCCCCAAGATAATTTGAGTATGTTTCCAGCTTTACCAAATCATCTTCCTTTTGACCCTTCTTGTCTTTTCTGAAGTCGTATTTTTCAATATTAAACTTCGCAGCCCCTATCATTTCCGCAACAGAAAGTTTTTTTTCTATATCAAAAATTTTGTTACGGCCATTACTTTCATAATGTTTACTTTTGGGGTTTATAAGTGGATGTATCTCATTCGAAGTATATGTGTTATTTTCCATCTCTGTGTCCCTTATTGTTTGTATTGCTTTCTTTGATTGTATCGAAGTATTTGCCTATATACATAAACCTCCACATAGTATTTATCATTGCGCCCAAGTTTAACACTAGCCAAATCTTCGGCATTGATGATTTGGCTATAGTATGTCTTCTAATATTTGGGGCGAAAGCATCTAAATATGCGAAGGATATCGAGCATTATATATCATCCCACCCTTCAAGTATCTCTGGAGACTTGTATGTGATACTTGTAGTTTCAAATTGGTTGGCCCTATTGCTAGACTCATCATCTACAGACGCAATTCTCTCAAGGTGTGCATATGGGTTAGTTTTTTGGGTAGGGAATACTTCTGGAACCCCTATTGCTTTGAGTCTCTTGTTTGCAAGGTAATATGTGTATGCCTTTATACTATTAGAATCCATACCAAGAACCTTATCACCTATTGTCTCCAAGCTGAATTTAAGTTCTAATTCTACTGCTTTTGTGAAAAACTCTATTGCTACCTCTTCGTAAAAGGATGGATTTTCTTCTTGTCTGTATATCTTCAGTATCTCCTCAAAGCCTTTGCAGTGGACAGCCTCATCTCTCTGGATATATCTGATTTGAGTATCTGTTCCAATCATCATATTTCTACTGGCTAGGTTGTGAAAAAATTGGAATCCGTTGTAGAAATATAGGCCCTCTAGTGCATAGTTTCCAAGAAGTACGCGATAAAAATTTAGCTCATTCCTTGTTTCATTGCACTCATCGTATAGCTCAGCAATAAGCTTGTTTCTCTCCAAGAGCAATTGATTATCTCTCCATCTATACACAATATGCCCCATTTCTTCTTTATTGAGCATATTGGTCAAGATATACCCATATGACCTTGAGTGTATGGCCTCTTCATATGTTTGTCTTGCAAGAAAATAAACTACCTCTGGCAGCGTAATATAGTCTGCTATGTTGGGTAGATTATTTGTTTGTACGCTGTCAAGGAAAATTAGAAAGGATAAAATATCATCATATCCATCCTTCTCCTCCTTTGTGAGCTCTTTTTTGTACTGCCTCTTGTCTCTATCCATAGAACTTACTTTTTGAGGAAGCCAGTTATTTGGATACATCACTGTATCGACCAGCTCAATAAATTTTGGATATTTCACAGAGCTAAGGTCTAGGATGTTAGTGGTCTCTCCGCAGAAAAGTTTCTGCTTCGAGTCATCCGCTGCCGGATTGAACATTTTTTTATATTCGCATATTTCATTTGTCATTTAGCGCCTCCTATATATGTAGAATGCCGAAGTGTAGCACCTGAAACTTAATTTTTGCAGTCAGAGCATATGTTGTTACCATTATCATTAACACTTCCACCTCTCCCAATTGTCAAGCTGTAGTACACCGCTTTTAATTCTTTAGCCCTAAAGGCATCTATAATCTCTTTGGAGATATCTCCGATATTGGCTATGTCTGGATCTATATCTATCTCCATACTGATTCCTGTGTCCACCCATCGCTGAAGTCTTCTTACAAAACGAATAATATCAACAGGATTGTACTGGAACCTTGTCTTGTAGTACCAATATCGCTCTTTTATAAACATAGGTAGAATCGTTACAACCATATCAGAAAGTGTTTGACTCATATCTTTGTTGTGTATAGGTAAGATAGATGGAGAGGCGCCCATCATGATTCCAGTTGTTGTATTTGGCGCATCTGCATTTATAAGCATATTTCGTATACCATATCGCATGATATCGCTATGCAAACCAACCCAATCTAATCCATTTGGGCTGAGCTTATTTAGTTCTTCTGGGTCTCTCCCCAGTATTTTTTGGTAGTTTTCTCGTTTAAATGCCGGATATGGACCAAACTCTTTGGCTAGACTGATGCTAGCTTTGTAGCAATGATAAGATATCAGCTCTGTGATAGATTCTGCGAGATGAAGCCCATCTTCCGAGTCAAACATAACTTTGTTATATGCCATGTAATCAGCCATCCCAACCTTGCCAATTCCGATATTCCTAATTTCTTGGGATGATAGCTTTGCTTCGAGCACAGGCATCTCTCCTATGTCTATGCTTTTATCAAGCATAAGGGTTGCGTAGTAACATACCTCTGGAAGTTTTTCGGGATGCTCGATGAATTTAGGAAGAGATATTGACACCAGTGAACACGAGTGATACCTACCATTTGTTTTTGTAGTTTCTCTCTTGTCGAGTGTCGATTTTTCTTCCCACTCTGTTGCCAGTTTAGAAAAACTAAAGCTTTCAACACATAGGTTACCGCATTTTGAAATACCACCATTTTCTTTGTCGTACTTCATATAGTTTGAGAAATTTAGCATGTCTTTATGAGTAATAAAGAAGTCTCCAATCTCAATCCAAACCCATAATATTTTTTTCCATATATCCTTCGCTGGTATCTTTTCCCCTGAGATTTTTCCATTTGCAGCCATCTCTTGGGCTAACTTGATGGCATCCAGCAACTCGTCCTCTATAAGTTCCGTAATGTCGATGCCTGTTTTTTGCTGAAACTCATATTGATTGAATATGTAAACATCTTGTTTATTGTGCACAGCCTCTATAAAATAACTGTCTACTACAATCTGAGGGAAAATGTCAAAGGCTTTATCTCTTAAGTCACCGTCAAGCTCAGACTTGATTGATAAAAACTCGAAGATATCCATATGCCACCAATCCAAAGCAATAGTTATTGCTCCTTTTCTTGTTCCCCCTTGATCTACAGCAACTATGATATCATTGATGATTTTAATCCATTTTGTAATAAGGTTTGCTTCAGCAACATTGTATGAATATGTATATCCTGGGCGCACTTTACCAAAATACCATCCTATACCACCCCCAAACCTAGATATGACACCGATATCTGAATGGGTTTTAAAAATAGATGATAAAGAGTCTCCAACTTCCCCAATGAAACACGAGCCTGTGTTCCCATTCGGTCGCCTAAGGTTTCTCTTAAATGGTGTTGCAAGAGAAATATATTGGAAGTGTATATAGTAGAACATCTTGAAAAAATGTACATCATTACCCTCGGACAGCAACAGCGCATTTGCAATATCCGCTATAACAGGATATTCAATAAAACCATTTTTGTGCTTAATGAGATACTTCGTTTTAAGCACCTCCACCTGAGAGAATAGCATGTTGAAATCGTAGTTTTCTGAAAGTATGAGCTGTGTCACCCTTTTTTTTGTTTTCTTTGGTAGCTTTTTGAGATACTGGATTATGTCTTTTTTATAGTATCCGTTTCTGCATAGATACTCGATAATATCCTCCCAATTTTCGACGGATATTCTTATATTTTTCCATATCTCATTATATAGGTTGTTCATAGAGAGCCTTCCTGTAACAAGATTGTATTCAGGTTGCTCTTTTGATATTTTGTTCTTGCCTGTCTCTATTACAATGTCTTGAATTTCCGATGTTTTGTATTTTGTTTTTGTGAATCGCAGCATGGATTCCAGCTCTAGTGGATTGACGCCAGTTTTATCTACTGCTTTATGGATCTGTCTTCGAATCTTATCGATTGAAAACGCTTCTTCTCTTCCGTCTTTCTTGATAACAACTACTGCACTCATGTATTTACTCCGATAGTGATGAATATGTATCTTCAAGCATTTTGCTCAAATTTTCCCCAAACTCATCATTGTAGTCTATGTTATGTGCAAGCTCCATCATAACCTTGTTATCCTCTTTTCCATCTTTCCATATTTTTTTATAGGTGCCATCTTTGTAGCCATTTTTTTGCCTAAATTCATTCAGTATAGATTTCCCAAAATACATTTTTGGTATATCATCCATATTGATACCTAGCCACATAGATAGGTCGGAAACTAGACGCAGCAAGTATATGCCTGACGAGTGGTCTAGTCTTTCCTGTCTGGTTACAAGATGAACAATATCTAAGCACTTCATTATGGCCAAATCTTTGAAAAAGTACGCATTTTTCTTTCTGTATTGCTCGTAGAGATCCTTTAGCTCCGTCTCTGCCGCATGCAATCCTATAGAAGGAAGGGCCATAGATAATGCAAAATGCCATATATCAATACACTCTAGTTGTGCATTGTCCAGATCTATATCTCCGTCTTTCCACCACTTCCAAGCCAATGAGTCCATCAGCTCTGAAGCTTCCACTACTATAGCCACATTCCAATTGAACCTCTTCTGTAACCACATTGGACCAGCTGTTATCTCATTTAACTCGTATTGTCTTTTTGCCATATTAAATAAAGGATTCATATTCTTTCCTTTTTATATTACAAAACTCTCTGTTCCGGGCTGCTTGGCTCCGCAGCACTTGCACTCAACATGCCTAGTGTACCCTCCGTCAAACACAACCTTAAAAGAACGTTTACCACATTTTACGCATTTCCTGCTTTTACTTGTCGGTCTGCAAAATATAAAAGGAAGCCACTTTACAAGAAACTTTTTCATAGCTCTTCTCCTAGAATTTGGCTTTTTGATATTTTTTTATTTAGCTCAAGTATCTGTCTTATGCTTTTTGCATATTTTGCAGTTTCTGGCTGTGTCCAGTTTTTTGGACCTCCATCATCGGCATATGCATTTCTCTCCCTGAGGAAATGTGGCCATGCAAGATCATCGTTTATCCATCCAGTAATGACAAATTTTTTCATTTTAAAATAATATGGCGCACGACTCCATACCTCTCTTGGATATCCAATGCCCTTCAGTAGTTGCTGGATATCGTTTTGAGAAGCTATTCGGGTCATATATGATATGAAGCTATCTGCATCCGCCGGAATCTCTTCACCTGCTATCGCATCAGCAATATCCTCGACATCATTATAGATTTGCTCAATGACTTCATTTGCATAGCTTACATCCTTCCCAAGGAGCTCTATCTTATCCGGCAGATCTTCAGGGAGCCAATATCTATTTTGTTCACTGACTCTATCACTTTGTGATTCAGTGGACAACATGGTGTGGGTTACAATCTGGGCCCATACAAACATCGGTGAATTTATCTTAAAGGCAACAAACTCCTTGATTTCATCATTGTACGGTATGTCCTCATAGGAGATACCTGCATACAATAAAGCCCGCATATTGGTGTATATCTTATTGTTGGCGTAATGGGAAAACCTCATAATGTGTCGGCGGATGCCTGTAGCGTGTGATGTTATCTTCAGAAACTCATCTTTATCCATAACAACAGGCAAGAACTCCAGGGGTCTTGAGGGCATATTGCCTTCAGCCTCTCTCATTAGTGACTTGTATCTGACTTCTGGGTTGTTGCTTTTGTCTTTTCCTCTGCTTACAGCAGCGAGGCTTGTAACCCATTCTATTCTGGAATCCTCATTTTTATTGGCATGCTCTGCCGGTATAAGCTCAACTTGCCCGCCTCCGTATGTTCCTACTTGTAGACTTTGTTTCATGTTATCTCCTAATTTTGTTTTGAAAAATATAAACCATCCCTGCGTTCTATGAGTTTTTGTTTGGTTAATTGGTTGAGGGCGGGTTTCGCCCATTTTCCCGCCTTTTTTCTGGGGTACCCAAAGGCTATACCAATATCCATTGCGGATATGCCGTGTTTACCATACTTCTCGACATACTTAAGAATGTCGCCTTGCTTTGGGGTAAGCAACTATCTCCTCCTCTTTTAGATTAATGGCAGCTCTATATTGCCGCTTGGTTCTGACATTGTATCAGAATAATCTTTATGGTCATCTGGATCGGCATCCACATATTCTATCACATAGCCCTCTTCCTCCTCGTTTAGAAAGGAGGTGGTTTTAGACTTAAACCTCATACCAACAACACAGGTCGGTCCATCTCTATTCTTACCAACAATAACTTCTGCATTTTCTATTGTCGGTCTCTCATACTCTCCCTTCTCTTCAACATTCCACTCTTTTTCCTTGTAATACTCCGGTCTATAAAGAAACACTATCAAGTCTGCGTCCTGCTCGATGGAGCCGGAGCCCTGCAAATCCGACATAGTAGGGCGCTTGTTTTCTCGTTTCTCAACCTCTCTGTTTAATTGAGACAAAAGAGCTGTTGATATCTTCTCGTTTTGAGATATCCTCTTTAGCATTTTAGTTATGTCTCCCAACTCTTTAGCTGTGTTCTCTCTTTTGGGTAGAGTTATTTGAAGTAGGTGGTCAACAATAACCAATTTGAGATTAGGCATAGTTCTTAATTTCTTTTTGATATCGATTTCGAGTTGCATCGTAGTCATCCCCGCCCTGTCCACTATAGCGAACCTGTCCTCGTGCTTCTTGAAAAAATCCACAGCATCTTTGAAGCTTGCATAGTCTCCTACCACTCCGCGATTTATATTACTGAGGGGTTCTTGAGCTTTATATGCAATCAGTCTTTTAAGGGCATTTTTATCAGCTACCTCCATGGAATACAACACAACACTATACCCTTCCTCTAGGGTATGAACTATAGGACCGCTGGTAAAGCTGGATTTCCCCATTGAGGGTCGCCCCGCAATAACAGTTAATCCATTCTCTACGAATCCACCAACCGACTTGTCGAAATTTTTATATCCGGTCTTGAGGTATGGTAGCTCCTTGTTGGTTCTGGCATTCTCCATATCTTTATATATTTCTTCAACAATGTCGCTTATGGAGCGGTGCTCGTTATTGCTGCTGGACTCTTCTAGCTCCTCCAGCATCCTTATAGCCTCCATGGCTATATCATCTGGAGATTTATGCTTTTCTAGCCCCATACCTATTGCACTTCTTAACTCAATGAGCTTTCTGGTTTTAGTGTATCTTTTAAGAGATAGCACATAGTCATCACTCAGAGTTATTGGGGTTGCCCCCATTATTTCTATAGTGATATCCTGCGCGCCCGTAACACCCTCTTTTTTAAGAGCATCCACAATAAATATCTCATCTGTGGGCTGCTTTTCCATTAATAGCTTCTTGATGGTCTTAAAGACTATTTTATTTTCTGGTGTAGAGAAGTCCTCTTCAGATAACTTGCCAGTAAATTCAAGTGCCTCTTCCCCGGAGAACATCATAGCCGACAAGACAGCGGTTTCTAAAGATAATGATGCAAGCTCGATATCACTCATTACATTTCTTTGTATTCGATATTGTAATTACTGGATGTTATCAGTTTTGCATACTTGATTTTGGAGACTTCTACCGCTGCCTCTTTAAAGAGTTGTTCTAAGTGGTCAGAATATCCGCTGGTTGTTATCCCCTTGCATATCTTTTGTAAGCCTCCGGCTTTTGTTATGGTTAGTTTTTCAGTTGAACTAAACATCGGAACCTTGTTTTTTGTCCATTTAGTAGGGTCAAGCCCTGGTTTTTTGTTGGACAGGATCCGATTTTCGTTCTCTTTGCATACTATCCTTATGTTATCCAGGAAGCTGTTAAATTTCTTGTTGATGTGCGAAGCATATAGCTTGGGAACACTATATTTTTCCGCAATTTTTTTTATTTCCGGGAGGTTTGGATATTCATTGGCTGTAATAACCTCTATATAGAATTGCCTCAGTGAATCGCCTTTATCTGCGACTTTTGACACAATTTCCATCAGGGCATCAGATTCGTACTCGTTGAGCCCTGCCATTCTTTCTTTGATGGTAAAAAATAACTCACTATGAGTCATGTGCTTCTCCTAGGTCGATTTTGTTTACTTGATTATATCGCTCCTCCATCTTGTCATTCCATGTGATTCCATGAATATGAGTATATAGATTTTCCCTTAGCTCATCTATATGGAACAGCACATTTACTTTTGATTTTTTATTCATAAAGTGCGGGATTTTGATAGCGACATATTCAGCCCCTAAAAATTTGACCCACTCTTTTCTGGGGCGATGCTCAATGATTGTAGGGCTGGTGTTGTATTTTGTAAAGAGCGCCTTTTGTATTTCATTGGTTCTTTGGATAAGCCCTTTTGCATCAAGCTCTCCAGTCTTATGCTTCTTTGTGGAAGATAATCGTTTTTCATATGCTTGATCTATGAAGCTTTGTTTATATTTGGTATCCTTGACAATCCCATTGAAAAATGTAGACATATGCGCGGGATACTGCTCAAATAATATGCTGTCCATATATCTATTGAGCGCCGCCACAACCTTATCTCTTCCATATACTTTAACAGCCTTTTCGTAGGCCCTTAGTGCGCTTCTTTTGTTCCCTTTTGCATTACTCAAGGGAGGCTTGTAGTTTTCCCATAGCACCTCAAACTCGCTAGGATACTGAAAACGCTCCACCTTTTTTTCTTTCTGGGGCAGTGGAGCATCTTCGTATTCGTCCTCTTTGATTATGGGGTGGTTTGGGCACCCCGCGCCCGCCTCCCTGTTGAAGCTATCTATATCAATAGTATATTTGGATTTTCTTGGAAAACCAATATATGTATGCTGTATAAAAGAGAGCTTCTTTAGAATAATCTTCTTTGAGTATTGGACTTCTCGCTCAGTCATACAGCATTTCATAGCAAGCTCCCTGTTGGTGGTGATAAGTATCCCACCAGTGGAATCAAATACTATTCGACACAACAACACTATATGGTTGTATGAGCCTAATAGCTTGCGCAGCCTAGGGTATACGAGAAAGGGGCTGGAGTGCTCAAGATCCACAAATACCTCCTATTCCTTTTTTAGTTTATGCACAGAGTACCTCCTTTTATACTTTTCCGGAGAGACCAAAATATCAGTGAACTGTATCGGAGTTCTGCTGAAAAGTTCTTTAGCCTCCCTGTGGAGTTTGTATCCGCCCTTGTTCTCCTGCCTCCATTTTCGCTCTATTTCGGCTAGCCGCTGAAGCCAAATATCAACTGGAGGCGGTCTTGGGCGGGCGCCCTCTGCGCTTTGGCTTCTCCTCCGCTTCTTCTTTGGGCTGTGTGTTGCGCGAAACCCTCCTTTTCTTCTCTTCCTGGATTTCGACTTCTGTGATTGTACCACCATTGGGGAGCAGTGCTTTTGCGAGATCCTTTTCAGAGATCTCGAAAGTTATCCTAAGCTTCATGATCAACCTCCGTATCTATGACTATTTCCTCCAGGCACTTATGCAAGAGTGCAAGTTTGCACATAGTTTTCCCCTTATGCTTTGTGCTCTGCTGTGCTTTCGAGCATTCTAATTCTTTTTCTGTCAGGATTCCATCATCAAATAGAACCCAACCATTGGCTACTTGTACCGTTGTTGAGCCCCTATCTTTGAGCGTATTTATAACTTCATCTACAATATTTGCAGATGACATAATTGTCTCGATGCTGCTATTGTCCTCTTTTTCTTCGATGCGAGAGAGGTCAGTATTTTCATTGTCTATACTAATTGCCTCATCTATTTCATGGGATATATCGAGAGATTTGAAGGTATTTTTGATAGCAACCTTTTTTGCCATCTCATAATACCAGGTCCTCCAAGGGCCATTATTTTTGCTCTTTGAGGCATTTTTTGCATTCTCGATATGTTGCTTTGTGATGAAATTCTGAACGATTTCATCGTTCGAGAGCTTCACCAAAACAAGAACCCCTTTAAACTCCCCACTTTGGTCGAAGGGGTTTATTTTATAGTGCAATCCATTTTCATCAACACTTACCTCGTCTCCTTCGAACACAAGATAGGCGTCAATTTTCTTGACCTTCCCGCTTTTGTACGCCAATTTACATAGAAAATTGTGGGAAAACTCCACATTCAACTGCTTTCCATATGGGATGAAGTATACATCCTTATAGAAGTTTAGCGCCTTATCAGGAATCATGGCCTTGATGATTGCGTCAGAGATAACCTCTGGAGACATGGCCATGATTTTTTGATCGCCCGCAACTATATTCCTTATTTTTGCGGAAAGCTCTTTCATGACAGTGGGGGTATCTCCGGTTACCTTGGAGATATTTACCACAACCTCGTTGACCTTAGATTCAGCTATTTGATTCATCTCTGCTCCTTTTTAGTATTCAAAGTCGTAATAATCCAAAAATGACTTCTCCGCTTCTGTTAGGTCATCTTTGTGTTTATCGTAAAACTCTCGCACAAGCTCAGGATCCCAATACTCTATATTGTCATACCTATCACACCCCCTCAAATCCATTCATTTCTTCAAGTTGATAACGGTACCATGAAGGCAATTCCCCTACAACAAACAGAGGCTCCTTGCCAGTCTCTTTGTCTATTCCATTTGGACCAGGCCACACATCATTATAGAGATAGTAGGCATACTCATCGAGAAGTTTTTCCAATGCTTGCTTCTCCAGATTTATATCTTCTCCTTTCATGATTATGACTGAGTGGTCATATGGAGGCTCTTTTTCTACTGCAATAAACCCAAACTTTGTTGACGGCACACCCGCAAGCTCTGCTGTCTTGAGATACACCGCTGCCTGGATACCGTAACCCAGTTTTGCAGCTCTACTCATGAAGTCTCTAACATTGCAGTTTGTGGTAGATTTTAAATCAAACATAATCTCGTTTAGATTTACATCTACCTTTATTTTGATGATGATTCCCCTTTCCTTATCTACAGTAAATAGAGCTTGCTCTCTTGATGCTATTGGATTCTGGATGATTCCATCATAAGTATTGATGTTTTGTCCAAATTTCTCCTTTTTTAGAGACTCCTCAATGCCATCAAGTATACCCTTTGCGCTTGAACGAAGTATTGTCTTCTCTCCATCTGGATCGTTCTCACTCACAAATATTTTCCAATGCCGGTCTCCTTTGCGAGTCGATTTTTCTGTCATAAACAGATACTCATCATAAAATTTATCTTTCTCCAAGATATATTTATGAATGGCACTGCCAAGAATCAATGCTTCGCTCTTATTCTTTGCTCCATTCATTTTTTCTTCAATATACTTGCTTGGGGTTGCAAGTCTGATTGTTTTCAGGCCGCTGGCGCTAATTCCTGGCGCTTCGTTGTGGTAGAAGTCGTCAGATACATCACACCACTGGTTCATTACAATACCATTGTCTTCCAGGAATTTTATATCCTCATGTAGTTTTTCTTTTGTATATTTTGCCATTGTATCTCCTTATTTGTCTATGTCTATCTTTGTCATGATATCTTCTAGGTGCTCAAAGCTTCTGATGCGGCATAGCTTCTTGCCCCTATAATTGTAGAGCCAGATCTCTTTTTTTTCCACAACAATATATGGCGACTTTATTCCTTGTCCTATTGTTGCAGTGTTTGGGGATTTCCAGCCACTGCTTGTGGCCTCCTCATCTATCCTGATGATGTCGTATGGCCCAACCTTTCGCTTTCTCCTAAGGAGCCTTTTCAGTAGCTCCCTATCTTCTTTTTTGGTTGGCATTATTCATCTTTTTTGGGAATGTTCAGTTCATGCTTGATGATGTCCATCACCTCAAGAACTCTATCCCTGATTGCATCCAACACATGCTCATACCCATCTACCTTTTTTCTAAAGGGTGCTCCATAAACACGCTTGTGCTGTATCAGGGCATGTCTTTCGTATATATCCGCTATGCCGTTTGCAAGCGTGACTACGATAACCATATACTCAATACCGTTTACAGTTATCATCTTTTCAAAAGACATATCTTTTTTGATAGAGAACCCAGCTCCAACTAGATCGCTAGCTACTTTCTCGTATGAGTCAGGTTGGCTCTTCTTGGACACATACTCCTGTAGTAACACCTCCAGATAATGGAGATCTTTTAATAATATTTCTTTCGTTGTCATTTGTTATTTCTCCATTATTTCATGTATAAAAGTGTGGTCAAATATTTTTAGATAATTTGACATATTTTCCTCGTGGGACACCACACTCACCTCTACTCCCATGCGCGCTGCAAATTTTAGTGCGCTTACCATATCCCCATCTCCACTCAATAGGACAATATGATCAGAATTGCCAACTTCTCTAATAATCTCTTCGACAATCATTGCATCCATATCGCCCTGTTCGTACTTATGGGTATATTTAACGCCATTGTACTCGCCCTCTACCTCTTTCTTTTTGGCTTCCCTTTTTTTAACAAGAATATTATTCCTCTCCAGGAAGCCTATGAAGGATTGGAGGTTAATGTTGTTATTAACCTTCAATAGGGCTACTTCTTTGACATACAGGGATGGGTATTTTTCTTTAATAAAGTTCGATATCTTGATAATATCTACATTTTTTACCCTATACCCATCCCCTCCTTTGGGGACTTTTATATTTTCTACATCATATATGATGACCATCCTACATGCCATTGCACCTCCTATGTGTTTTTATAGAGAGACATAATCTCCCATATATATATACCATTTTAAGCTGTAGAATTGCTGTTTTATGCGATAATTCAATAAAAACGGACGGAGTACACATGGATACTTATCGAACCTTATGGAGGTTTTTTAGAGAGAATAGGGAGTATTTCTCCAAGATGGGAGATGCATACAAGGTACGAATAGACTTTGAAAATGAGCTATTTTTCATAAAAAACAGGTGGTTTGCCGACCCGTTTTACCTACTTTTGAAGCTTTTTCGTGATAAATTTGCCGAATTGGGGCCTAGCGCAGACGGGGAATTTAATAGAATCAACAAAATCCTTCATTCTGCGGGCATCAAGATTCCTATTTCCAAGAAAGACTATGATTTTCTTATAGATTATGATGTGAAAAACCAAACTATTCTGGATATATTAGAAGGACAGCTGGGTGCTAAAAATGGAGCATTTGTGGTTCCGTCAAAAGAGTATGCGAACAATATGTTCAGGAACGCATCTGTTGATTTAGAGAGAATGACTGGTGGTCTTTTTGTATATGAAGGTCGAGAGGCGAGAGCATATGTGGACATATATGACAGGCTGACTGGATTTGAGGTGATTCTGGACAATTCTACTATTTTTGTGCCTGTGAAAATATCAGAGATATCAAGATCTGCCTTCAATGAGCACAATCTCAGGAACATAAAACCCAACTCGGTTGTGAAAATCTTAGAGATAACTGATACATCCCCCATAGAGGATGGAGTTGTATTTGCGCCATCTGACTCATTCGGGTGCCTCCCCAATGTTGCTAAATATTTCTCTGCCTTCGAAATATACAGTAACGACGATTTCTTTATAATGAATATTGTCAAAGAGCTTTATGGTTATAACAGCGATTTTTCAATTCTAGTGAATGATGAGAGTGCTATAAAATATATCTCAAATATGGCGGTTGGTTTGTATACCAAAGAAAAATCATCGGCTATTCCACAGCTTGTGGATATAGCCAGAATGGTTGCCAAAATGAATCACATAAACAGGGCAATGTTTATCGACTATATCACTACAGATATACCCGAAGATGTGATGGAGCTGCTAAAACCACACATAAATGGTGGAAATGACAATGTATATGAGCGACTATATGAGTTTGTGGTAAATGGAAATATAGAGTTTTGCGCCAGATTAGTGAGTATCACAGGCGATTCCAGTCAGATTAGGTTCTACAATAAGAGAATGATGTATTTCAAGGATTTTACACTCGACAGAGGAAGTGTATCTAACGAACTAATCCCAGAACTGGGAGGTATTAGGAAAATTGCCGAGCAGTGTGATATTTCCCAAAGTGACATTCCAAGCGGCTTCTCTTCTGTTGAGTCTTTTATAATTCACACTACACTCAGGATTGTGCAGGGAGAGTTTGGCAGATTGCCAGTATTTGACAGGTTTTATGGAGACGGGATACATAAAATAGGAGAGAAGATAATCTTTAACTCCAAGCATGATGTATATGGTCTTGGCGGCAGAAGGTCTTATGGCGGAGGGCTGTTTAAAAATGCTGATATAGACACTTCTATCCCAAAAAACAAGCCGACAAAGGCGCATGCTGAGGGCTATATCTTAAAATTGAAAGAGTATATATCCGGTTTTATACCGTCTTCTGGGGACAGAGATTTGTTGTTTTCTATATTATTAGCATCATCTATTGCAATGCCTGTATTCAAAAAAGCCAACAAGCCCACCCTGTGTGTATATGGTGGTGGCAGATATGCGGAGGAGGGGTTCAAAAAGCGCGTATTTGTGGATGCTTTTAGGGCCAGCAAGGTTGTTTCAACAGATAATGAGCTTGTTATTAGGAATTTGGTTGACGGAGGAACAGTGCCTATTGTTGTGCCGCTTAGGAGGGAAATAGAATCTTCTGTTATATCTCTAGCAAAAGAGAGGTATGGAACAGAAACAATAGTAAGAGCACGAGGTTTCCTGATGTTTTCAAAATACTCCAACACATCCCCATTTGTTATGATTTCCGATGAGCCTGTCATAATCGAGGAATCTATTGTGTTTAATTTCCCATTTAAGACAACTGTTGAGGCAGGGGTGTATCTTAAAAATGTCGATGACCTATCAGGAGGTATCATTGGAGGCATCATTAGAAATACTTCTCATATTTCAAAGCTTGAACAGAACTTCATTAAAAAAGCCCTGAGCAAACTGGAAAACAAAAAGCAAACCCACAAAAGTCCATATGTCGATTTTTTTGAGAAGGTTTTGGCAGGAATGTGTATAGCTGAGGCATTTGGGGTAATGTCTGGATGGGAGTTTCATGATGCCATGCATGATGTTTACTTCAATGATAAATATATCAGGCTGAATATCGATATAAAGAAGATAATTCTGGATTTGTATGACAATGGTGTAAAAGTTGAGGATAAATTATATGAGGAGTCTATGCGGGGAGATATCGATGGGCATATTACATTGGTGGATAAGTTCATAAATATTATAAATCTCAAAAAAAATGTTCCGCCGGAAAACTTCTTGGTGATATTTAGCAGGAGGGAGATGTATAAGGCCATTAAAGATGATCTCAACCTTTCCTTCCTTGAGTTTAACAAGATGTTAGATAATAGCAAGTCATCGATAAATTGGGATAATGCAATCAAAAACTATAGAAAAATAGATGACCCATCCATCACCCCATTGGCGGAATTTAAGAAGAAGTGGGATAAAACAAAAGAGGATTTTGGCGCAATAAGGCTTCCTATGGGAAAATATGGAAATATTTAAGGTTTCGTCTGGTAAGATGTCAGTTCAACCAAACAGAAAGGAGGTATCATGCTAGATACCAACAAGTCTGATTTCAGCGATATGTCTCTTGGTGAGCTTATAGAGGAAATTCTAGACAGCTTCCATGAGGTTGAGCGGGAATGGGACATAACCAAACACAAGGTAAATAAATCTGCATGGCTTAGGATTAGAAAACATATGGCGGCCATATGTAAAGCTAATAAGGCCATGAAGAAGCAAATGCTGTTCTTGGAAAAGATACTTAAACAAAACAAAAAAAGAGAGGAAAAGGATGAAGCTTTCATTTTTGATGCCAGAATTGGCGATAGTGGCGGCAGTAGCGTCAAAAGTAAATAACAGAGAGGAGTTTTCAAAGAAGATTGACGAAACAATCAACCATCAAAACTTCCAGGAAATGGCTGACAGGATTGCATCAGACACTCTTTTTGGTAAATATAGGCTGGTTGTTTCTGATAAAACAGAGGAGGCTCACGAGTTTGCTACAACTCTGCTGATTTTGTCGGCTACCAGCTCTATACCGCTCATGGTTCCGGAGGTAGTGATTACAAGAGACGAAGTGGTTTTCACAGCTTCTATTGGTCATGCTTATGAGATAATCACCGAGGTTCCTGAAGACAAATATAGCTTTGATGGAAAAGGGCAGCTTGAGAGGGAAAAACTGAAAAGCATGATGGATTCGTTTAGCTTTGATGAACCTCAAATTACTGCGATAGATGTTTCCAGCAACAATCCCGACATATTCCTTCTCACGGGAAGTTTTCTCCCTGATACCTGGAGAATTTTTGAGAGACTGGGTATTTGCAGCACAGCGTCAAGGTTTGGATTTAGCGACCACGACACTTTGGTTCCCGGATTCTGTTATATATTTGATGGCGGCCTCAATATGTTGGCATCCATTGAAGATGAGGAGAGTGTCCTGACTCAAAAAATCATAGAAGATCTTGGCCGACTACCAAAGCGTCAGGAATCTGATGATGCGTCGAGTTGATACTTTTTTTGTTGTAAAGACAGACTTAGGCTACGATGGTCAAATTAGACAGGGAAAGGAGGTGGGCCTCCTTTACCCTGCCCCTCATGTGCTTGTAACCAAAATAGATTTCTCAGACCCAGAAAGTATATATATTCCCAAAAGAATGAGGCCTATCGCGGCAAGATGCGGGCTGATTAGAGATTCCAGGATTAACAATAATGGGGTTGGTATAGCTATTCATGCACCAAATGGTGATATCGCAGAGCATGCTTTACTTGTGGCGGCTGCAGAGATAAAAAACATCATAGAGGATCTTGGCATAGTAAATTATGCTGTCCAGACAGATGAAAATAATGAAGACAGGCGTATTGACACCATGCAGCTCGAAGCAAAAATAGCCTCAATAAAAAGTATATTTATAAAGCTTAAATAGTTTCGCTAAAATATACAAAAATTACAAAAGGAATTATGATGCTTGTACTGATAAAGGATTCTAGTGGGGTAGAGAGAGCAATAGACCTCGGAAAACAAGGCTGGACTGTCAATCAGCAAGGGGACGGTAGGTTTATGCGGATAGTGTTCGATGATGGTTTTTCCGCTTCCATACCAATGTCGCAGTATGATAAAATAAAAAAAGAATTAGTGGAAAAAGGGGAGCTTCTCGATCTTACTCAAGTGGCGACTCCTAGATAAAGGATGGCACCAGTAGATGGTGCCGCCCCTAAAATTACCAACCAGGAAGTAATATGTCTTTCAAGAAATTAAGTAGGCCATATAAGGAAACAGATGAACATGTAAAGGCAAAGTTGCTAGAAACTCTTTCAAATATGTTTCCAATACAAGGAAATTTTTTCACACTAAAAGCAACAAATTTTGCCATAAAAAAATCCGACCCATCTATGACTGATATAAAAAATGCCCTCATCAAGGGTTCCTCTTTGATGTCATCAGTTGTCGCGGATGTATCTTTGATTAATAACAATACAAAGAAGGTGATCGATAAAAAGAGAATGACAATCATGAGGGTGCCTGATTTCACAAAGAAGGGCTCTTTTATTGTTGACGGTAACTCATATACGGTTCCGTATCAGCAAAGGCTTAAGCCTGGCGTCTATACTATGATAAAGAGAAATGGCCAAACAGAATCCATGTTTAACCTTGCAAAAGGACGAAATTTCTCTATAAAAATAGACGAAAGTGGTATTTTTAGGATAAAAATAGGAACATCTCATGTGTATTTATACTCTATATTGCATGACTTGGGCATTCCAGATAGCGAAATTGTAAACTACATTGGGAAAAACCTCCTGGAGGTGAACAAAAAACACTATCACTCTTCGGATTCTGCAAAGTTTATAAAGCAATTCACATATAATGCTTCTTCTCATGATATTGGAAGCATCCAGGACGCTCTCAAGCATACCTCTGTAGATAAAAGTGTGGTAAAAAATACTCTTGGGGTTGAGTCACCTCATGTGGACCCTATTATGATTCTTCGTGCAGCCCAAAAGCTAAAAAATGTTAAATTTGGGAAAGAAGAGGAGGATGACAGGGAGAATCTTGTCTATAAAAAGATAATGACCCCGGAAGACATCATATCCGAGTCTTTCGACAAGCTTGCCAAAGATGCAGTAAATAAACTCAAATTCAAACTAAGCAACCCATCCACCGAGAACCTATCTGATGTTTTTAGGGGAGGAAGTGGCTTGCTCACTAAGCCAATAAAGACATTTTTGACTTCATCTAAAATATCCAGGCTTAGTGAGGAATATAATCCACTAATGATGCATTCAGTAAAGCATCTGCTTACCCCTATGGGAGAAGGAGGGGTTGGTGATACACGGGCATTGAACCTGGATACAAAAGCTGTTCACCAAAGTCACTTAGGCTTTATAGACCCGATAGCATCTCCAGAAGGAGCTAGTGTCGGAATTACTCTTTCTGTGACAGATAATGCCTATGTTGATGAGCATGGAAACCCAGCTATTGGAGTCATCAATGCAAAAACTGGCAAGCGTGAAATTAAGAAAGTGTCTGATTTGTGGGATAAAAAACTAGCCTACCCAATTTCACCAGAAAAGGCCAAAAAGGGCGGTATTGTAGTAAGATACAAAGACAAGGATATTATTGCAAAAAGCAAGAAAGATGTTGATTATATAATACCAAAAGATACAGATATTCACTCCCCATCTCTCAATATGGTTCCACTTGTAAACTCTTCAGACGCAAACAGAACCAATATGGCGCAAAAACATTTACAGCAGGCTCTATCGCTAAAAGAAAGAGAGGCACCAATTGTATCTGTAAAGAGCGGTAGCGACGATATGGCTGCAAAGCTTGTAAAAGATATGGAACTTCTTCCTCGCGCCCCTATAGATGGCGTTGTCACCAAGATAGCCAACGAGTATATATATATCAAAAATGGAAAAAATCTTGTAAAAGTTGATTATGTTACAAACATGCCGCTTGCGAGAAAAACATATTTGACACACTATCTGAAAGTTAAAGTGGGGGATAGAGTAAGAAAGGGCCAGATTTTAGCAGAATCAAACTACTCTAAAGACGGAAAGCTTGCGCTTGGAAAAAACCTAAGAACAGCATGGCTCTCGATGCCAGGAAACAGAAACGATGGAATAATAATCTCTGAAACAGCAGCAAAGGAACTATCATCCCTTCATATGTACAAAGAGGTTGTGGATATCCCTCATGATTCTGTATTGGACAGAGAGAGATTTAGGAAGCTGTTTCCAGATATCGCTGCAAAATGGGGTATAGAGAACTATGATGAGCATGGTGTTATAAAGAAGGGGACTATTTTAAAGTTCAAGCAACCCCTTGTTCTGAAAATGGCTAGGACTGATGCAAAAGAGATAAAATCAAAACTCGGAAAGGTAGTTCACAAGCCTTATAAGGCAGTATTAAATATATGGAAGCACGAAAAAGATGGCGAAGTTATAGATGTTGAGAATAATGGAGCAGAAATACGCATTTCTGTTAAAACAGAGAGTGAAATGAAAATAGGTGATAAGCTCTCTGGAAGGCAAGGTAATAAGGGTATAGTAACTAAAATACTACCAGATGACCAGATGCCTGTTAATACCAAAGGTGAGCCTGTTCATGTACTGATGACTTCAGCGGGAGTTATCAGTCGTACAAATAGTGGTTCCCTTATAGAGGCCGGTCTTGGTAAAGTTGGAGACAAGGCAGGCAAGACATACACTATTGGTCACTATGAAAAAGATGACAACTTGAAGTTTTTGGAAAGCGAAGCCAAAAAGCACAAAGTGGACCTATATGAAACACTTATAAATCCTGAGACAGGAAAACCATTTCCGCAGAAGATATTTGTAGGGAAGCCCTACATACTAAAGCTATTTAAGGATTCAGAGTCTGGAATGAGTGCTGTTGGTGTGGGTGCTACCGACATTAATGAACAACCCCTCAAAGGCGGAAATACTTCAGCTGCATCCATATCTGGAATGGAGGTGAATGGTTTACTTGCTCATGGTGCCAAAGACTTTTTAAGGGAAGCCAAGCATATCAAAGGGCAAAAAAACGATGACTTTTTCCATGCCTTTAGAACAGGAAGCCCATTGCCGCCGCCAAAGGAGCATTTTGCAACAGAAAAATTCAAAGCATATCTGAGGCAGATCAATATCAATCCTATTGCAGACAAGCATACAAAAGAGTTCTCTTTGATGCCAATGACAGACAAAGAAGTGGTTAAGATGTCATCTGGGGCAATCAAAAATACCGAAACAGTTGCCGCAAAAAATATGAAAGTTGTAAAAGGCGGACTCTTTGATGAGAGCATCTTTGGTGGCCCCCAGGGTACAAGATATGGCCACATAAATCTTCCTATGAAGATATTGAATCCTTTATATAAAGAGCAGGTAGCTGGTTTACTTGGCGTTTCCGCAGGAAAGCTAATAGATGAAGTCAATCATAATGGGTTTGACGATATCGAGAAACGGATATCAAGTATAGATGTAGACAAAAAACTAAAGCAATTGAAGTATGAGTCTAAAAATACATCTAATCAGCAGCTCATAAATAAAAACATAAAACAAATCAAGTTTCTTGAGAAGATCAAAAATTCTGGTCACAAGCTGAAAGATGCAGTATTTATCTCAAAAATCCCAGTGATTCCTCCCGTATATCGCCCTATTGCCAAGGGGATGGATGGCTCAGTTACCGTTAATGATTTAAATATGTTCTACCAAGATATCGGAATGCTCTCTGATGCTATTAAGCACTCTGGGAAAATAAGCGGAGGTACAAAAAAAGAACTATCGAAAGACCTATATCACACTGTTGGCGCCTTATATGGAGTAGAAGAGACTCCCAATAAGAAGTTGAAAAATAAACAAATTAAAGGGGTTTTGGATATTCTAGGAGGAGAGACTCCAAAAAAATCATATATCCATAAAACCATGCTCAGGTCTAAGCAGTTTATGAGTGGAAGGGGAGTTATAAAGCCTGCTCGAAACGATATCGCCCTTGATGAGATAGAAATTCCTGAAAAAATGGGACTCGAGATGTATAGCCCTCATATTCAAAGGAATTTGGCCAGAAGAGGATATTCCCCAATAGAGGCAAAAGAGTTGATTGAAAATAGAGATCCAAGAGCTATCGAAACTCTTCATGAGATAGGAAAGCATATTCCTGTTGTGTACAACCGTGCTCCTACGCTATGGAAACACAATATACTAGGGGGGTATCCAAAGTTCATCAAAGGTAGCACAATCGGCATCAATCCTCTAGTCGAAAGAGCCATGAATGCCGATTACGATGGTGATACTGTTTCAGTACATGTCCCCTTGACTGATAAGGCGATCCATGATGTAAAAACTAAAATAATGCCAAGTAAAGCATTGTTTACCGAGGAGAAGGGGTATCACGATCCAGATGTTTTGTACCTGCCTAACCAAGATGCAACCCTTGGAATATATAAGGCGTCTTTAAAATCCAGAAAACCCGTTAAGAGGGTAAAAAATATAGATGAATTGAAACACAAGATTGCATCAGGAGAAATAAACTATAACGATAAGGTGATAGTGACAAGCTAATACTAAGTGTACTTGGTGTAGTATTTTTACAAAAAGGAGGGTTTATGAGTAAAGAAAACAGTTTGTCTGAACTTGAAGAGCTTAATAGAATGGGTATTCCTGTCTCACACGACTTGGAACGTGAAATAAAAGCATATTTTTCAAAGGCGATTCAGGCAAAAAAAAACTCGCTGGGGGAAAAAGAAAAAAACACAGATCCGTCTACTAAGCTTATAGAGGTAAAGGTTTTTGGCTTCAAAGATGGAAACCTACAACACAATATGCCATGTCCAGTTTGTATGTCTAAACCAGCTACCTACATAAACGACAATGATTATAGCTACTTTGGGCCATGCACCAAGTGTTACACTAAAGGCTTTAGGATGGCGACCCCGGCTGAAAACAGAAGAGAAAAGGAAGAGGAGGGGACCTTCAAAAAATGGTGGAGGGCGTGGGTATGAGGGCAAGTATCGATAAAAAAACTGGTGACTTAATACTTCCCGAGGCTAAGGTTCAGTCTATTATAATATCTTTCCTAAAAAGATTTAGAGTGGATTTTAATAGAGTAAACGGAGCACAATTTACTATTGCTGGAAAAAACAAGAGGGGAAACAGCTCAAGTAGAGTTGTTAGATGCAATAGCATAAAAGGGAAGGCTGATATAGAAATATGGGGGCATGCACAAAAGGACAGCATACAGATACCTATAGTGCTATATATAGAGGTGAAAAAATCAAAAGGTGGTGTTCAGTCTGCACAGCAAAAAGACTTTGAAAAAATGATAGAGTCTCACGGTGGATACTATGCTGTTGTTCGCAACCTAGATGAGTTGTTAGATTTTTTAGGTGAGGTGGACAAGGATATCTCCTATAAACTAAGCGGATTCAAGCTTAAAATAGGCAAATACGATATATTTTCCACATCTTGAACTACCTTTTAGTAGAGAGGAGCTCCTCACAAGTGGTACCGCCCCGCCGCAGTGGGCGAATTCAAACAAGAAGGATGAAAAATGGGAAGTGAGTTAAATAAAGATGGTGGTCCTGCTGTAACTCTAGGATACTACCTCGAACTTATATATAAAAAAATAGATAGTGGAAGCGATGTTATCATCAGCTCTCTTTCATCAGAAAACCTTATTGCTGGGAGACCTATCAGGGTTGACGGAAAAACCGTAACAATATCATCGGAGGGTAGAGAAAAAGTAGTAAAAATATCCGATATTTTAGATATCAATTAATACCTACTTCCCATCCCAGATGGGGAATACATAATCTATGACCCGTATCAACTCCCCGTCCTTTGTCCAGTTTTGCTCTTCTCTTACTATCTCCATATCGCCACCAGACTTCAGTACCTGATTTATAAATTCGGAATATTTCAGCGCCGTTGCATCGTTTATAATGATAAACACCTTGGTTGCAAATTCTTTTTTGGGTGTCTTTTTTTCAATCTCTTTTTCAACAGTGGTAACATCCGCTGTGGGCATTCTAAGGGAGGCCGCAATACCCCTCGCCTGCTGTTCAATAATCTCATGCAATTCCATCTCATTAATCCTTATCTACAATGTCATATTTTGTAAGTGTAACATTTTGAAGCTTGTTTAATATTGATGCAGATATGGATACATGATCCTTTAGAGTGTGATTCTCTGCAATAGGACCAGCCTCTATTTGCCTCATAGCATATGCTTTTATCGCCTTTACCGGCGCAGATGTGTCTTTTGTGGAATTGATTAGGTCCGTAATAAAATTGTACTCAATCCTAGAAAACACACTACTCATGATAGCTTTTTCTATCTTCTTATCGAGCAGAACCATGCAAGTCCTTTTTTTGATATAATAATATCAGCTTAGGCTTTCGAAATCAAAGATAGGAAGAATATTGAAACTGACTCATAGAGAACTCGTAAAAAAAGTAGCACAAAATGCAAGACTAGAGGTCGAAATAGTAAGCAAGGTACTTAAAGCTCTTCATTTTGCGATTACTGATGCTATAGAGAAGGAAGGGGATGTTGTATATATCCAAAATATCGGCTCCTTTACACTCAAGAAGCGTAAAGGTAAATACGATATTCTATCTGGAGAGCCAAGAATAACTGAGGATAAGATGTACATATCCTTTAAACCATCAAGAGGACTGAAGATATGGAAGGTTTAGCAGCATTAGAAAAAAGAGCATTTATCGGAAGGGCGCTGAAGATGTTTAATCCATTTTCACAAAGGGTTCCTATTGGCAAAATCCCATCCAAGATGGGTACTGGAATTGCGTTTACTCTTCCTTTTGGGACGGGTTCTTCTAGTATAAAAAATTTCCAAAGGAATAAATATGTCTGGTAAAGCTTTTTCAATATTTGGTAGAACTAAACCATGGGGCGCTTTGAAGATTCCGTCTATTAACGGTATTGCAAAAAAACCCCCTACGCAGTCACTTGCTACCAAATATCCAAATACAGTAAAATCTACTACACAGATTATAAGATAAAGGATTAGATATGATTAAGAAAGGTGGCTTATCCACAATTGAGAAGACGACGCCAAAACTAACTAGAAGCATTGCTAATGATATTATGCTGGGTGCGGCTGGTATAGCCGCTGGGGCGCTAGGTGTAAAAACCGTAGATGCTCTAACTGGAATGGCAAAAAATGTATACGATTCTTCTCAATATAGTTCCACAATACGCTATGCTAAGAAAAAACATCCTGAATTAAAGCAGGTTCCAGAAGAACAGCTTACTGCATGGCTTGATGCATATCACACACTATCTCCCAGGCTTGCCAGCAATAAAGAGCTTGCTTCCAGCATGCTTGTAACCACCCATAATTATGGTGGAAATATTGATTTAGCAACAGCTAAACTGATTGCAGATGCTGGTGATAAGGCTAATAGACAGAGCAATAACAGTAATGAAATTGTGCAAATAATAGGAGCTGGAAGCAATTTTGCAAAAAATACAATAGATACAGCAAATGGTCTAGGTTCGCTAAGTCGTAGAGGTATTCCACGCAGCCATACAGGTGATATAGTAGGTGGTTCCAGCACCATAGAAAATAGCAATTAGGAATTGTAATGGAAAATTCACAATCTATTGAATATGAGCTCGTAAAAGAGAAGGCAAAAAGAGATGCCTCATATGAATATGGCAAAGGGAGTGTTGAACCTATTGCCAAGGGCGCATTTAGTGGTGCATTATCTTCTGGGATAGCATCTAGGATTTTCAAACCTAAAAGTAGATGGGGAGAGCTGGCTCTTATTGCAGGGGGAACCCTTGCGGGTGCATTTGGAGGAAATGCGTGGAATAATTATAAATTGAAAAAAGCTCAAGAAGGAAGAGAGTGGCTCAAGAAGCATCCAGCCCCTCCTGGTAATATGGGTTCTTCTGGCATGATGGTTAAAACTTCTAGTCGCAGCGAACAGTTTCGTGTGAACTCGGAAGAAACACCCAGCAGGAAAATAGGACTCAAAGATGTTGGTTTTGATACTGCGGTTGGTGGTGGTATTGGTGCTACTCTTTATGGGCTTGGCAGTGCAATAAAATCAAGAGGGAAAGTATTTTCTAAAGTAGGAAGAGGCTCTCTGGGGCGGGCTGCGCTCAAGGGGGGATTGATATTTGGTGCCACATCTCCAACAGCAGATATCGCCGCAAAGCTATATGGTAAAGCTGGTGGAGATGACAAGGATCATGCAGCTTTATTTGCTGCATATGGTGCTGGTACTGGAGTTGCTGAACCAATAGCTACTAGACTGGCTGGGAGATATGCAACAAGCCAAGATACTGCAAAAAAATTAGAGGAAACAGTGTCTAAGGCTAGTCCATTTACTGATGCAAATGAAGCTAGAAATTTACTGTATGGATATAAATCAAAAACAAAAGGTAGTGAATTTTTTAAGCATATTAGAGCCGCAACGAAAAAATCAATTGTGCGGAATGCATTAGGAGGGCTTGCCCTAGGATATATGGTAGATAAGCTTAGTAAGCGCCATAAAAAAAAACTAAAAAAAACAGCTAGTGTTATCATATCTGTCGATGAGGCAATTAAAGCCAAGGAATATGAGGCAAGAAAAATCTTAGAGGATAGCTCACTTGGTAAGGATTTGGCAATTACCGGGGGAGCCTTGCTTGGTGGTTATGGGGCGGGGAAGCTCGCCGGATATAAACACGCCAGCAAACTTGGTGCTGCTATTGTTGGCGGTTATGGCGCCTTTAAGGCGTTAGAGCATGCCATAGCTAGAGAGAGAGCAAAAAGGTTTTTGAAGTTGCCATATCATGGTAAAGTTTATGAGGTAAAAAAAGAACACGATGAGCAACAATTTCCTGTTGATAAGATTTTAGCAACTTACACAGGAATGAAACTTATAGACAAAGGGGCATAACCCCTCTGTCAGCTTGGTGAGCGTTATTTGTTTTGACCTCTTCCGCAAATAGGGAGCGTTGTGATTATCCGTATCATTACTCCAGCAATATAACTGGCCGCTAGAAACGGGATAGTGTTCTGAGCGTCACGACAGGAGTCATTTCTTCTTCCCCTCTTCGCAGGGTTGTGTAGATCTTTGCTCATATGAGTCCTTTTTGGGAAATTTGGGGTTTTCAAGCCCCCTTCCTTTCGCTCACCATATATATATACCAATTTATTATATTAGTAGTGCACATCTGCTATAATACGAAAACATTGATATATAAAGGGATAGTATGGCGAAGCGATCCGACAAAACAAACAAGTGTCAAATGTGCGGGGGGAAGGTAAAGAAAGATGAGATTTTTTGCTGTGAAGAGTGTGAAAAAATGTTTGGGGCATATATGGATATCTCCATATCAAGCCTCTTTGTGGAGAAGGCCGTAAAAAGAACTAGTGCCGAAGAGTTGGTCCAGGTTTTTCGGGATTATGCTATCCAAAAAGGATACGACCTCTCCTTGTTTTCTAAGAAATTAATGAATCAATACAGGATTTTGGTGGTATTTTAATGCATTTTCTTATAGAGAGACCCGCTTACCCTAATGAAACACTAGACTACTATAACTACAATCTGCCCTTTTTTACTTTAGGTAAAAATCAAGATATATTAGATAAATATATTGATAAAATCGTTGATTTTTCCAATTCTCTTGAAATTTTCACAGAAAAAGATAAGATTTTCATATATTCTGATGGTGTTTCCAATAGGTTTTTTATTGACAAGATTGCCGATATTGTCAATATTACGGGGGAAATGACTCTTTATGCATCGTCTGTTTTTAAAAAATCAATAGTTTTCGACAATATAACCGACAACTCTATTCTGAATATGGAGGAGTTGGAGTATTACATGTCTCGAAATGGGTTTCTACCAAGATATTTTGATTTTGATAGTTTTACCCAGAAAGCTAAATATCCATTCTCTAATCTATTGTCTGTCAGAAACATAGAACAGGTGCTTATCAGTAGAGACATACTGGAGCCGACATTAGTGTCACCAGTAACTGATACTCCAAATGATAGACCATATGATATAGTAAATATTGATTTTGCAAATACATTTCTTATACCCAAGCAATATCAAACAGATATAGTCAAAGTAGAACATGATAATATAAATAGGATAGAGATAGACACTGGCTTTATATATAGCGCGGTATTCGTAGAAGATTATGAGCCTACCGAAGGAAGGCAATTAATTCCAAAGAGATACTGCACTACACATGGATATACTGTTTCTCCTGTTATTTCAGAAGAGACTTATATAAACGAGCCGCTACTATCGAGAACCCCGATAAATAAAGAATCTCTTGTTGATATATCAAGTAGATACATTAGTACTACTGACAAGCATGCAAAATACTTCTCGGTAAACAGAACTAACAACATAGAGATACCCGAAGATTTTGTGATAAGCTACAATGAGGCAAAGAGCATCATAGATAAAAAGTTTAAAGATATTCTGAGCCCAAGAGTGGAAGATTTACAAACATTCAAGAAGTACCTTGCATCTATGTGTGATTTGGATAATATGTATCTGGATCATACATACTCTGTTCCTGGGGGAATGGTATATTTGGGATTTGACTGCACAAGGATGGATTCCTTACTAAATTATGAATCGCTTATTGAGATATTGCATACTCCAGGCAAATTCTTGGATACTGATTGTCACACAAAGAGAGCCTCTTTATATTTTAGCTTCGAAGACAAGAAGGATATTGATAAGTTTGCATCTATTGCTCAAACACTAAGCGCACCAATAGATATTGGGGAGGACAGGATTGGACAGGTATACCAGCAACTAAAAAAGGTTGTGAAGAAGATTTGTATCATGTCGCCAGATATTATTTTTGGAGATGATATTCCAGAGCATCCATCTATTCGCCCGACATTGATAAATATTCCCCCAATGGGGAATTATAACAACATCACACCATACATAAGAACATTCATAAATGTGCCGTACTATAAAAAGCCCCCTTTTGTTGCAATATTTTCCCCTCCAATCATTGGAAGCGTTATTGTGGGATATCCTATGTCCCAAATATCAGTTCCGAGATACCAAAAGGCTTATTTCCCTGTCTCCACAGGTAAACCTATCATACCCACTACAATAGCCCCATTTTCTCCATTTTTGATGTTTATAGGTGGTATTCCATCGTTTGACGACTCAATAACCGTAAATTATTTCATTAGAAAGGACGGTGAAGTTATCAGTGGAAATGCGCTGAGTCAAACTATGGATGATAACTGTCTTAAGTTCGTAGTCAACATATACCGGACTGTAAATATGATGGATGTGGCAGCAATACACTCCAAGCTTGATATTCAGAAGTTCTTCTGGGATTCTCCCAAAAAGAATAGAGTCCTTACTCGCCCTCAAATGGCGGCACTTTTCCTTGGAGATGTTATGTGTGAACTGGGGAACAGAATCGATGTTCCAATGAATGTAGATTTTTCAGATGGGTTCTTTTTTGATGATGGAGGAGCATCCACTTTAGAGGAAAGTCAACCCTCTAATAGTATTTCGTGCCTATCTGAAGAGGATACTGAGTCGGATGCAATCTATGCCCCCAGTGTAGTGGCCAAGAAAATAGGATGGAGGATAGGTAAATACAATGTGATGTGGGATGGTAATGACTACGGAGAGCAAGTGCTTACTGAGACTGAGGTGCTACAAGGAAACCCTGCGCCAAATATATCCTTGGAAGCTTGGTCTGTTTTTAGGGACGACGATTACATTCAGAAAGTGTCTGAAGTTGTAGATGCTATAATAGACAACATTGAAGAATACTTTAGGGTTAGGAAGGTAGAGAATGTTACTGTCTCAGACCAGATAGTAGCAGACTTCAACAATATAGAGCCAAATCTGTCGTGTGTCATGCTGGAATATATAGACCTATCCCACACCAATCTAGAATATCAAAATAAAACAAGGGGAGATCCGCTTGGAATATTTGAGACAGATATGGAATTGCCGTGCACCAGTGTTTCTGAGATAGTAGATGGTTTCAGCCTTGTTGTTCTGAATCCCAGCCAAAGCGTAGGGGGCAATCCAGAAGAATACAAAAAGAACCCGCCCCTTATTAAGTCAGGTGGCAATAAGATTAGAATATGGAAACCATATATAGATGTTGGGACCAAATCTTATTCAGGGTTACCGGTTATTATGGTTGGTGACAATAATGAGGGGGCTATCTCAACTTATAACGAGGTTGTCTTTATACATGAGCCGTCAGACATATCAACCGCTTTCAAATATACAGCATCAGGCGTAACAGTGAGCGTTGTTACAAAAGAGGTTGATGGTAGCACCTACCATGCCCTAAAAGCCTCCATTGGAGATAGTGATAGATATGTTTTATTCAAGAAGGTAGGAGAAGGGGAGGCACCCCAAGAGGCAGACGACAAGATACTTTGCGATGGCTTCAATGATTGGGCTGCTCCCGTAGGTATAAATGGTGGTAGTGGCACAATAAATGCTTCTATTTCCAATGTATCTCTATTGGGACAAGAGGACGAAGAGCTGCCAGTAATGATGTGTAAAACTGATGTTGAGGTAGCAGACAACACTATTACAGATGGATGTTCTAGTGGGATAAGTGGGACTGACCGGAACAACATATCAGATTTATCGTCTATATTTGTAGAAACAGGGGAACAAGAGTATGGAGAAGTTCCTACATCTATCAGTATAAGCCTATTTATGATGTTTCAAAAGGTAACAAAAGACAAAAACAATTCAAAGACAATAAATAACACTTCGCAATCAATAGGACTCACACTCGGATGTGTAGATGGAATGCAGAATATAAATGGGGATGCCCTGGCGCAAGGACTGACGCAGGAGGAGATAGATGATATTGCTGATGATTTGGAGCATGTTACATATGTGTGTCCCGACTTCAAATCGAAAGAAGTTCTAGATTTTTCTAGGATTAAGAATGATGAAAACAAAGAGCTGGGCAGCCTGTTTGTTATGGATATCAAGGAATTTGTAAACACCAATCTTGTGATATCCAATGACGAATGTGTAGATCAGCGAATAAAAGATGAGATTAACCCCTCGGGGGATGACTCCATAAAGATTCCATTTGGAAAATATATAGATGAAGAGGGTGAAGTTAAAGATTCTGAGGTTGTAATAAATACTATGTCAATGTCCATAGAAGACATGATAGAAGGCACTGTGTTATTATCCAGCATAAGTACATCAGGCTACACATCAGCATACAAACATGCCGGGCAGAATCCAAAATGGCCTGTAGTGATTGGTTATAACGGTTCCTCAGAATTGTCCCTATTCGATAAAAACAGGATAGTTGGTACGACACCCAGTAATTTTGTAAATGTAGTGAGTCTTAGTGGGGATAGTTTCGATGAGCATATACTTGCAAACAATGATACATTAAGTCATGTCACGATATATATATTGGATGACAAGATAGGCATCTATGTCAAGGATATCTATGCGCCACTATCTCAAAATAGAGTCATGAAAACAACACAGTAAAGGAATGATATGATAAACAATTTCGTCGATTTTATAACGGATACGATATCGCCAGATATAATCAATGATTATCTGGAAAATGGAGGAGGTAGCCCAAGTGATTTTGTAGGCAGTGATGAAAGCACTATGGATTATACAAAAGCGGGGTGGATGCTTAAATGCTATATGGATATGCTAAATAAAGGGCAGGTTACAAGTGATGTTACCGATGTCACCAGAATGATTATGAATTTTGACTGTCCTGATGGCAAAAAGAATTATGAGTGTATATCACCTGCAGGATATAATTTGCTTCAGATGATGGCGTATGAAGCAAGACAATATCCCGACTTTGTAATAGATGATGTTTCTGATATTTTAGATATAGAGCATCTTTTGGCAAACTATCATCAAACCGCACGGAGCGTTGGCCAGCAAACTTTCGTTCATATGATTGCGGAGTTTATGGAAGATAATTTGATATCATCCATAGTTGAGGGTGATATATCTGTTGGCAAGCAGGTAGATGATGGGGTTCAGAATAGACTTATCGCCCCATATTATTTAGCTTTAAAGAATGCAGGGGATGCTATTTCCGCAGGCAAAGTTCCAGAAATAGAAAGAAGCACACTGGACGCCCTCAGGGGACATATTACATCGGGCGTTAGCTATAGAGAATTTATTGGTGAGGACGGCTACTATACTGGCGCAGATCAGTATCCCACAAATGAATTATCGAAATTTATTGCGGCATCCTCCCATGAAGCTATCAAATCTGTAGTGAAAAAGATTCCCGAATACCTACTTCCAATTGTGGATACGTCCAGCGAACAGCAAGAAGTTAGGCGCATATCAGATGCGCTGAAAGATGCGGCTGTAGAATACGGAGGATTGTCGATATCGAAATCAAGATTTGATATAGGGCGATATATTGCGGGCACCCAGGAGAATAAATACAACAATGGGTATACCCCCATGATGTACTATGTAGGAAAATACAGAGGCGAATGTGACATAAATGTGCTAAACAGGCTTGCTAATGTTTACAATCCATTAGCCCTATCGGTAGACAGTAGCTCATTCTCGGAAGGATTCACTCCCCTGTCTGTTTTGGCCGACAATATGACTATAGTGGGCGATGATTATTCATCATGGAGTAGGCCAGAATTGGCTTCTTTTATCAAGAGGTTTGTGTCCACGGTATCGGACGGTTCCAACCCGTATAAGACATATGTTGCGGCTGGGGTAGTGTTTTTGGTGACAAATGGAAGCAGTAATAACTCATTTGGGGTGGTAAACAATATCATGCTAAAGATAAACGAAGCTCACAAGTCTTGGTATGAAGAGCAGAGTGACGACACTATATCCCCGAGCGATTTTGAAGATACATACAATACCCTTGTAGGCGCCATTCTCCCGAGCGAGTTTGATTATTCATTTTATGCGTCATGGATGAATGAATTTGAAAAAAACATACAGAAGTAGGGTATATATATATGGAATGAAGTTTCCAACATAAAAATCACAGAAAGGAGATGGTTATGGCAGAGTATGAGATAGATAATATTCTCGTATCGTTTGCTGGCTCATATATCAACATTGGCCCGGCTGTCGTAATGATAGATGGCAGTGAGGTGGCTCATGTTGAAATAGATGAGCTCCCTGATGAATGTGCCGACATCGAGGAGGAAATCATAGAAGAGATAAAAAATCTCGGCACAGGCCCTATCAAGACAGAGAACGAACTGGTTCTCTCGATAGGAACATGATATGGATACGACACTGGTGGCTTTGGTAGTCTTGTTTTTTGCTTATAAAGTGACACAAACATATAACGAAAAACAAGAGCATATCGAGGCGATAAAAGCTGGGTTGGAGGAGTGTGTTATTCCTGAACGGCCCAACCAGGAAATATGGGTCAAGGATTGCGAGAAGTACATAAAGATATATACTTCTAAGAAACAGAAGGAAGAACAAGATGGTCTTCGGGGCGATAAAAATGGAGTGGAATAATATAGTGTATTCCGATAATGGTAAGCTTTTTCCGGAGAGGATTGATGTGGTTGGGTATGGCAACACCAAGGAGGAAGCAAGCCAGAATGTATATGATAGATATACAGATATTTCTATTATGTTCTTGGGGGACAAGAATAGTGAATCCGCCAAAGAACTAATAGATATCTACCTTGCTACCCATGACAAACTTGCTGAAGAGGTTGGAATAAAGTATGAGGTTGGGCGTGGATATGAACCAAAAATGGAGGAATCACATGAGAAAGAACAACAAGAAGACAACACTATGCATACCTGAATATATAGAGCATCTCCATTTAGAGCATCCTTACAAGGAGGTACACCACTGGATGCCAAAATCAAAAATACAATGCAATGATTTTTTTGTTTGCTGTATACCACATGAGCTCCATCATGAGATACACAGTAAACGCTCAGTCCAGTGGTATATCGAGAGAGAGGGCATGGAGAACCTGCTACTTGATTCGGCAATTATGTTTGCGAGATGGATACTCACCACAAGTGCCCGGGAGCATCCAAATTATAAAAGGTTTATAGAAATGATATTAGAAATAAACAAACAACCTGATGTCTATGAGCATGTACTGGAGGCGACCAGGAAATGTGCTTTTGACATCTCAACAAACAAGGAGGGACAAGATGAACTATGAATACTTACTTGCAACGGGATGGGGCGCACTCGGAAGCGAACTGCAGAATGCAAATCTTGTGGATGATATGTGGTATAAGAGACCAAATAAATATATCAAAAATGCAAGCGAGATAGATAGGGGGGTTTTAGAACTGTTTCTACTGCTTGAAGATAGAGTTCTAAAAGATGGGTATCAAGAGGCCGAAATGCGCTCCAAGAAAATAAGAGAAAAAAGCAATATACTTGATGAAGAGCAGGCTGGTCAAGTAAACACTATATTGCTGGGATTGCATCTGATACACTTTTGGGCTGAAAAAACAAAAGGTCCACTTGCAAAACTGGCAGAAAGTAAGTCATTGAGACTGATTGATATGGTTAAACCTCTAGTGATAGAGAAGTCAGGCCTTGAAACTTCCAAAAATAGCTATCGGTGTGCCGATGACCTGCTCAGGATTGTGGAAGGAAGGGCTGTGCTGCCAAAAGAAGTCAGAGATAAAAATGCAGCCAGATACCTTAAGAAAACTACCGTATAATCAAAATAAAAAAAGGAACCAATATGGCAAACAAAGTTATATTGATGGGCAATATGACAAATGATGTAGAGCTTACATACACATCATCTGGAATGGCGATAGGAAGCTTCTCTATTGCTATAAACAGAAGACAGAAGGATTCAGCAACTGGAGACTATGTGGAAAAGACCACTTTTGTCCCCATAAAAGCTTTTGGGAAGACAGCTGAGATAATCAGCCAATACCTAGGGAAGGGCTCCAAGATATATATCGAGGGGCGACTAGAAATGGATCACTGGACAACTCCAGATGGGATGAATAGGAGCAAGATGTATGTAATACTCGATAATTTCGAGTTTGCATCCCCTAAGAAGAGCGGCGATAGCAACAGCTACTCATCCTATAAGCCTGCGGTAGAGAAGCCCATGCATAAGAATGATATGTCTGGGGTTAAAATAATAGAAGAAAAAATCCCTGAGGTAAATCTGGATGAAGAAATACCATTCTAGGAGAATATATGATTAGAGCACTAGTGGGCATCAGTGATGCCCACAAGGAAAAAGAGCTCAAAACAGAGCAATGGGATATGCGCGGTATGCACCACAGCAAGGGTGGCATAAACCTAATTCCCGAATAGGAGGCGCACCAAAGATAGTAAATGTGATAGATATATAACATTCTTTTCTGCACACAATAGCACATCTCCTGTACCATTCTTATCCCAATTAAAATGGAGGGTCAAACATGATATAACAATAAAGAGATGGATAGAAAAATATACGGATATATATAAGTATGATATAGAGAATATGCCAGATAAGGTTACATACAAACCATACAAGAAAGGAGAATATGCAAATGCTTTATCCAATCATAAAAACCAAAAAAGAAATCTCCCCAAACATGATAGGCCAAGAGCTTGTCCTGGAGGAGAAAGTTGTGTTGCTCGGAGTTATAGATGATTCTATCAAGCTTCCCAATTCATGTGCTGGATGTGCGTTCCAGCCGAAAGATGGCGAAGCGTATCCTATGTACTGTGTAGATTGCGCTAGATTCTACACAGACAAATGGGTAGGAGTCTGGGAAGATAAGGAGGAAGAATGAGAATAGATGGCAAAAGTAAAGTATCAACAAACATATCAGGGGCAAAAGATTTTGATATAAACCCAACCCCTGAGATGTTTATGCTGCTCTCATCCGGCCTGTATCAAGACAAGATAAAAGCCGTGATTAGAGAGCTTTCTGCAAATGCTTTTGACGCGATGGTTAGCAATGGAACTATCAAAGAGAAGGCATTCGATGTTATTGGCCCTACCGAAAAAGATCCCGTATTTAGAATCAGGGACTATGGGCCAGGCTTGTCGGAGGATGAAATATATGCCCTGTATACGAAATATGGGGCTAGTAGCAAAAATGACACCAATAGCATGATAGGTGCATTTGGTGTTGGCTCGAAATCACCTTTTGCATACACTATGCAGTTTACCGTCACAAGTTTTAACGGAGGAATAAAGAGTGTCTACTTGGCATATGTAGACGACGGCATTCCCCGTGTAAAAAAAATATCATCTGAACCCAGCAACGAGCCATCTGGGTTGATGGTAGAGGTTGGTGTATTTAGCAAAGATATATCTACCTTCAATTCCAAAATATCAGATGTGATATCGTGGATGGACTTCCCCGGTCCAATACCAGAAGGTATTTGGAAAGATAGGAGGAAGGTGATATCCATCCTAAAAGAAAAGGGATACTACACATTTCTATATAAACTCGATGGTCTGTATGTCTACTGTGGAGGAATAGTATACTCAGTTGACAAAGATGGCCTTGACGAGGATATCCTAGAGATGATAGACACCAATAGTGTGGTTTTGTATGCCCCAATTGGTAGTGTATCCATTGCTGCATCCAGAGAGTCAGTAGCGATGGATAGCAGAACTTCACACTATATCCATAACACGCTGCGAAAAATAAAGAACGGTATCGTGTCTCACATAAAAGATGTGATATCTGATTCCGACAGCGTAGTCACGGCAGCCAAAAAAATATACGGAATGGTGGTGAAATATTCATCTGTAGACTTAAGCAAAAGAGATGCTATATTTCTCCATGTTTTAAAGACAGAAGTGCTCAATATGCTAAAAAATAGATTTAAATATGTTGAGCAACATTATAGACATCATAACAACGTCAATGCCTTGGTGTTTTTGTCACTTAGCGCAAGTGACCCAAAAATATTATTTGCTGATTGGATGACTGTCTATCGTGAGTATAATGGTATGCCAAGTAACGCTATGTTGGTTATTGCCAACTCCAGGCATAGAATCAGACAAATAAGCACATTTTATGCCAATGAGCATGACTACGATTGTGTTATCGTGGTAGACCATGAAAAATATGAGGAGGAAAAAGAAAAAATATGTACGCTATTTGGCCACGACAATATATTTAATCAAAAATTCCTTCTGGAGTATTATAGAAACAATTCTCCAGATCTGAAAAACACTGCATCATCAGAGTTCGAGACACCAACAAGCAACCAGAAGTTTTATAGGTTTAAGGGGGAAAGTATGTCGTCGTTCTCGATGACTAAACTTCCAAAGGATAAAAAAATAATAGCCTTCAAAACCAATCATACTGTAAACCATCAAGTATGGAGGATTATTGTGAGGTGGTTTAAAAGGTTTTTTGATGATAATGTAGATACTGTAGTACTTCCTAAGAGCAAATATCACATAGTTGACGACAATGAAAATGTGATATGGGCACACGATTACTTTAAAGAGAAGATTGGAACAAAAAAGTCGATTACTTTAGAGATAACACCCAGTGAGTATTTGATACACAATATATACTTCTTCTTATCACTCATTAGAGGTTTGACATATCGGGAGTACATTGAAAACAAAAGAATATCTATTATTCTTAATGCTGCCTCTAAAATGTATACAGAATCAAAATATCTGAGGAGTGACACAGAAAAAATCGAGGAGGTGTATAGTGCGATTTTTAATACTAAAATAAACATAAAGCTCAAGCTGGACAGGAAGTATGTTTTTGTAAAAAACATGGTGGCCGAAATAAACTTTAAAGAGGTGATAACACACCAAAATGCTCTGGAGATTCTGGAGTACATATACAGCGGCACTTATCCTGTTTACAGTGCTGAAAAATTTGAAAAAATACTGAAAGGAAGAGAGGATGTTTCCTTTTATATTAAATAGTGATTCGTTAACAATTGTGGAGGGCGGAAGAGTCCACACTATCATGTCGGATAATCCAAAATTCGACGAGGTGATCTCTTCGCTCACCACTGGAAATGAAGAAGAGGTTCTGGAGGCTATAAACGACGCATATAAGATAGACAAGTTTCTTGGCAAAAAATGTGTCGTCAAGGATGACTCTTTGTATTATGATGGGTTGGAGCTGCATGGCGCCATCATAGAAAGAGCAAAAAGCTTCATAAAGAAGGATATCCCTGTAGATCCGCTTCTCAGATTTATAGAGAAGCTCATGATGAATGAGGATTTGGAGTCAGTAAAGGATCTGTATAGGTTCTTGGAGCACAACAAGCTTCCTATCACAAGTTCCGGGAACTTTCTTGCCTATAAAAAGGTAAAGAATAATTACCGAGACTTTCATTCAGGGATGAATGATAACAGTGTGGGGAGTATCGTGAAGATGAACCGCCATAATGTTACGAAAGATAGAAATATCACTTGTTCAACCGGACTTCACTTCGCGTCATATCAGTATGTAAAAAACTTTATGCGTGACGGCCGCATGGTTGTACTGGAGATAAATCCTGCGGATGTGGTAAGCATACCCGTCGATTATAACAACGCAAAAGGGCGATGTTGCAAATATAAAGTCGTAGGAGAGCTCCAAAAATTAGATAGAGATGTCCTTGGTGGGAAAGATTATATATCGGAAATCAAAAGGGACGGCTCGGTAGTGTTCGACTTTGATTTTGAAGCGAAAAATCCCATAGAGGAGGCTATCAATATATCGCAAAGTGAGGTCTTGGCGTATATGCTAAAAGACCCGACTAAGCCAGAATTTACATTTGATGGCGAACTTGGCATGATTGTCCCTAATATCAAATATTGTTATATAGATAAAGGGAAGTATCGGGTCAATAAGAAGTTTAAAGGCAAAAACTATGAACTTGGTCGGTTTGACAATTTTAAGGCGGCTCGTTCGGTTGTATATGAGTTGTGCCGCGCTATAGTAGATGGCAAAAAAGAAGAGTTTATTGAAGAATATATGAAGAGCAAGGATAAAAAATGACTCCTAATGAAGTGTTTAGGAAGGTATACAATCACAAAACAAACTTCTTAACCCCTTGGGTTATATATAGGGGTAAGGAGGGGGTTTACTATTATGAGCTCAGCACGTCTAATGATGGATACAACCCAGACAACAACTTGTATGGGGTAACCATCATAGATGCAAGGAATATGGAGCCAAGAAAAGATTTATCTACTGCATTCTTCAGTAGGAAAGATGCTGAGGAATACATCGAAAAGATAAAAGAAGAAGGACGAAAATTATACAAGGAGGAGAAGGATGAGCGAAATCAGACATGAGCTAAAGCCCTTTTTGGGCAAGGAAATAACAATTTCTGGAACAGTTCTTCAGTATATACCGCATAGCGAAAAAAGTAGCCTCCCTAAGATTCTTGTTGGGAGTGCATATGTATGTGGTACAGAGGTGAGGCTCCATCATCTCTGGTTCACCCCTAAAAAGACAAAACCAAGAAGGGGTGATGTCATTGAGATAACTGGCGTGGTGGGCCAGTACCCATCGATAGACTGCAATGGAAACCGCATATGTAAATACGGGTTCTCGAAAATAAAAAACAGCAAGGTGGTGCTAAGAAAGGAGGAGATTCATACTTGACAAGGTATATGTGGTAGTTGCCTACTACCTTGGCAGCAGATAGAGAAGATTATATATTATTGGTGTGTTCTCCAGTTTTAAAAAGGCAGAAAGGGAGGCTAAAAAAGAAGAGAAGCACCAAGAAGAGAGGTATGCCTGTGAAATACTAACGAGGTTAAAGATGAAGCATTAAAGTAAAAAAAGGTATATATATATGGTCGGGGAAAATAATGCCTAAGGTATTTCTTCGTAAAACCCCGGCCAATAAAAACAAAAAAAGGAGACCACATGGCAGTAGACGCTAAAGAGGCAACCACGGTTGCCACGGCAATACTGGAAACGGTATTGTCAAAGCTCGGTGACGAGCAGAAACAAAAAGAGTTCGCGGAGAAGGCAGAAGCCGTATCCGCTCAAAATGTAGAGGTTGCAGGAAAGTCTGGAATGTAACCTCTCATTACAGGAGGGGGATGACATCCTTCTCCTACTATTTTTTTAGATAAGGAGAAAGCGTGAAGCAGAAAATGAAAAAGACAACAAAGAAAACCAGAAAGAATATTGAGAGGCCCATAGAAAAAGTCAATATCAAAAATCTTGGCGTTCTGATAATAACAAGGAGTAAGTTATCAGAAATTTGGGATATTGTCAAAGATAAAGTAGGGAGCAATGAGTTCCAAATACATTATCATTCCGTTACATTCAAATGTTCCAAAGATGGAAGTGATATGTATTTGGTTATCCCTACGGCTTTTTATACATTCCCGCAGAACATATCCTCTATACTTATAGAATATAAAATGAGTGATATCGAACCTGCGAGCAAAAAGGTTTTAGATATTCACAACAAGGTAATGCAAAAGATGCATATAGTTGAAGAGTATCTGAATCTTTTGAAGATTTTTGATTCTGTAACACCCATGAGTGTGTTCGACAATAGTCTCCATCGACATCCTCATGAGTTTGGGTTCTCAAATATCGATCTGGATAACGATCCAGAAAACCCCGGAATCATATTCAGGAAGAAAAAAGCCCAAAATTATCCACAAATGGATAGTGTGATGTATTTTGGGAGAAATAACTCATCTATCGTTACCTCCGAATTAAGGTTGGTTACAGTGAAGCCAACAAAAGATGGAGGGATTGAAGGGGAGTATGTCGAGTGCCCCACTGTCACCATAATAGATCCAAAAAAACAATATGGAATGGAGAGTGTTTTTGGGATCAGGGATGAGAAGTATCCTCATTCTAATTTGTGTCAGGTAAAGTATGATATGTCAATAATATCACCCATTATGGCAAGCATACTGCCGAATATAGAATGGGGAGTAACTACCGGCATCAAGCCTCAATTCATAGAGACAATAAAAGAAAGAGCCATACCGGCAAATAATTTTTCTAGTATCTTATGGGACGAGGATGAGTTGTGGACGGGAGATAGTCTGGTTCCAGATACCAATCTCGAGCTTGAGGCAAAAGAGAGGATTGCTCTAATGTCGGAAGAGGAGATAGCCATGATGAAAAGCATGGGTTTTGACGCCAAAATACCTACAGATGTCATAGAGTTCTATGACTACGAGTTGCAAATTCTTACAAGGGGGGCTAAAGAATGATATCTGCACTCTATGAAGAGCGATTAGAAAGAAAATACATTAAGAAAGCGCCTTTTGAGGATGGGGCGCTGCCATTTCTCTATTTCGCCGATACCAACATCCTTCAGGATGTCCCACTATTAAATCTAAATGCCCCTATTTTAATGCCAAACAAGTATCAAGTAGACAGGAATAAAACATATCTGGAGTTACTGAAAGGGATACATAAAAATGCCCAGATTTATTTCCCGCATGAGGAAATTCCAGATATGACAGATGACCTAGTTGTAGGCTTGGGAAGTAGGCTAATAGAGGTACTAAACTCATACAACTATATATATGTAATTGGGATTGGTGGCTACATGGCAAATATGTTATTTATGATGGATTTATTGTATAGAGTAGGAACAAAAGTCAAGTATAGACCCATTACACAAATAAGATGTTATGATGGGGACACGATTACTGCAGATAACATATGTAGAATACTGATTCCTGTTTATAAATATACTTCCAAGGGTATGTCTATGGCATCATATTTTTTGTCAGATATGTCGTCTTGTTCGACGGAGATGATGTATTTGCCTAAGATATTACAGGCTAATGCACTGGAGATGCCAATCACTACCCGTGGGCATTATTGTGCTCCGACCAGTTTGCCAGTTGGAACAAACAATACAAACCTCTTTATTGGTTCCCCTGACCTCAAAACAAGGCGGGAACTTTTCGATATAGGCTTTAATTTCATATTCTTTGGGCATCATGGGTACCAAACCCAGATGGTGTACCGTCCACTCCCGGATAGCGATATGGCCGTAGAGACTTATGGTCGTATGGATATAAATGCATTTTATGCAGGCATCTATATGACATTGCTCAAATTTTTAGAGATTGAGCATCCGATTTTATATCACGATGGCAAGATAATTGCTACATTTAATGCAACAAGGCTTTAGGAACACACATGGGACAAATAAATTTCAATGTATTCAATAAGACAGGAGTCGATGATGACTTTTGCAAGAAAATCATCAAAAATGGGCTGGATTTTCCCATCTTGGACGATATATCCACATCGGATATTTTGGCGGGATACACCGCTGTTTGGCAGAACACTATAAATGATATATTCAACGATGTTTCTAAAAATATTGGCTTCAGTAAGTATAACATATGTTACGAAGCTAGTGATGAAGCAATCGACGAATACGATTTAATTGGTGAAGTCAACATAGAAAACATTGAAGGCTATTTCTACATAACGAAATATGATAAGCTAGATGTCATCGGGCATATCGAACTTTCGTCATGCATAAAAATAAACGACCAAAGTGATCTCAATACAACGATGGTGTTTATTGAGGCAATGGTTGAAAAAAATGAATTATACGGAATTTTGCTGACTGATGGTGTAGGAAATTTCTTGAATCCAGCACATCCGATTGTGGCTAAAAGGGTGAGAGAGGTTGGGATAGAGTATTTCTTCAACAAGCCATTTAAGATTATTGTATATGCCTGGCGCAAAACAGCAACAAGCGCTGGGCGTTTTACCAATATGTATACATTAACACCGCTCTCTAGACCGATAACGGAGCCGGTGATGAAAATAAAAAGTGCAAGTAATGCGGTAAGCATATTTAAGCCATATTCCAAGCACCCTTTAAAAAATGTCCATGTAGACATCAACATAAATGACAGGAAGCTGTGTGACAATTATGTGGTGGTGCCAGTGCAAGTTGCACAGTATAAGGGAATCGTATATCCCTGGTATGGTGCCGTAGCCAGGGAAATTGGGGCAAAAACGGGGTTTAATATTGGCCCGATGTTATCCCCAAATATATCTAGTGAGTTTTCCGAATGTGAGTGTGATATGGAAAGGATATCATATACTCTGGATAATTCCGGTTTTAGCTCACTGCCGTTTGATGTCTGTACTGGCTCATATCCTGTAGCATCTATAGAGGGGTTTGCTACCTTAAATGTTGCAAATTTTGATTCTCCATACCACAGTAACGCCTGCAATATGGATCCTGTATTCATAAAGACTGCAATGGCTAAACAGTCACTGGAGATTTTGAGGTCATGAAAGAGGTAGAGATATACACAGACGGAGCATGCGATGTGCACCAGACCAAGACAGGTGGATGGTGCGCGATAGTTATATATGGCGACCTAAAGAAGATCATAAGTGGAGGTGCTAAAAACACTACCAATAACCAAATGGAACTCACGGCGGTAATAGAGGGACTAGAGATTCTCAAAGAGCCATGCCGTATAAAGATATACAGTGACTCCAGATATGTAATAGACGCCATAAATTCACGCCTAAAGAATTGGGTACTGAGAGGCCTGGATGAGAATTACCTAAACCCAGACCTATGGCGCAGATACATATTCACTGCATATCCCCATGAGGTTGAAGGAATATGGATTAGGGGCCACAATGGAAACAAACTAAATGAGGAGTGCGATGCGATAGCAAAGAAAGAGATAAAGAAACTAAAAGGACGAAACACCCAAAGCTCTGCTCCATTCGACATATAAGTCTGCATTGGCGAAGCCCCCTCCGACAGATAGTCTACCAACGGAGGGAGGGGAAAACTTTTTGAGTTTGGGTCGTTTTGTGGGCGGAGGTGTACCCACGGCGATATTATACTAAAAACAGTACCAAAAAGCAAAAAAAGGAAAAAAAATGAAATCTCTGCGCGAAAAATACGGCCTTACAACACCAGAGGCCGTAATAGATGTAATGAAAAAAGAGGCGGAGCCATTAATAGATGAATTTATGGCTACCAAAAAGATAACGACAGAACTGTCCACAGAAGAGAAGGTAAAAATATTGTTAGCCACATTAACGGTATCCTTCTCAACAGAAACAATGCAGGGGTTTGCAGCAGGAAGTGCCTTTGCGCTGTCAACATGCCCAAACACAGATGATGTGAAAACATTCGAAGATGGGCTGAAGAACATAGTGGGGAGGATGTCTACCGAAAAGTTTATACTGAAAATAATGGGCATTCTTATAACAAGAGACTAAAAAAAGGAGACAAAATGATAGATTTCGAAATTTTTAACAAGTACGATATATCTTCTTTAGAAGATATGCTCAAATTTACAAACAAAATGGAGAAAAAAGACAAGGAGAAGTGGACCAATGAGGAGAAACAAGTATACATCATGGTGACAGTGGTACTCAGTATTCCAGTAGCGGAGATAGATGCCTTCCTGCTGGGGTGCGGTTTTATCGCCACTACGATCCCAGCTCTAAAGGCTTCAAACTTCATAGAGCAAACCGAGTACATGGGCGCAGTGATGGAGGTTGATCAAATTTTGAGGCTTTGCGCAACTCTTCAACATAAAGCTTGGAATAGACATAAAGAGAAAGAGAAGAAAAACAAAGGGAAAAGATGATAGCTGACGACCTCAATCTCACACAGCTATCAGACGGCGATAGGAGGCAACAATGATAGACAGAGTGAAGATTAGATTTCCCATTATCCCCGGTAGAATATATTATACCGGGGACGGCAGGGAGATTCGTATCTACACCACGGATGGTGGCGGACATTATCCCGTCCATGGCGGAATATGGACAACCAAGTATGGGCCCGGATATTGGGAGCCACAGAGTTGGACGCTCGAAGGACGAAAGGTTATCGGAGACATAACCGATGACGACATTAAGTACGAAAAGACCGGGGAGGCCAAAGAGGGAATGAAGCTGTACAGAGAGGATATTGTCGTCAAAAAAACAGGCGACGAAATAGTAGTCACGGAAAAAGAGGATGCTACGCCTATACTCTCCTTGCCAAGCTGCGTAGAGAAGCACACTGAGCAAATCATCAAGCAAGTCATAGATTTGGTCAACAGCGCCTATGAGTCTGGCGTGAAAATAGGAGAGTGGCATAAGCAAAAGGAGGTTAAAGCTGTTCTAGGTATAAGGGAGGCGTGAAATGTGGAAGTTTGAGAAGAGTGTAGGTGGAACTGCAATAAACGGTTACTCAGTTGAAAAATACACCCAGAAAGATGGGAAAATAAAGCTGCAGATAGAGAAATACACAAGGAGCACGGGGCAAAAAATAATCTTCAAGAACGAGAAGCAGTATAAAAAGTTTCTCGACGATAACACCGATGAAGATGACTGGATTACCAACAGAGGCCGTGTGGTCTGGAATCTACTAGAAGCAATAAGAAACCAATAAAAAAGGAAATAAAATGAAAGCATATAATCTTAAAGCTACTGAAGTGGAGCTTGCTAGCGGGGTAAAATTCCCCGCTGTAGTGTTGGGCGAGAGGGGCAGAGGCAGGAGGCAGGTTTTCGTCCCATGCCCCGAGGGGCTCAAGGATGGAGACTCTGTAGTACTAAAGGAAACCCGCACGGGTCGCCCCAAAGTCGTGAGAGGCGGGAGTGAGGACGGTTTCTGGCTGGCACATATCAGCACCGAGGCCGCATATATCCGCGGTGCTCGTGGCAGAGTATATGTGCATAAAGACGATAAAGACAAACTTCAGGTGATAGAGCAGGGCTGGGGCGCCTTTGGCGCTGCCGGCCGGGTGGGGAACTGGGACGATTTGCTGCTGCGTATAGATGCGTCCACCCCAGTCGTACTAGGGGTGAAGCCGAGCAGGGGTCCGTTGTATTATCTTCTTTTTTTGAGTGACGAGATAAAACGATTTAGCTCAATAGAAGATCTAAAGATAGAAATCGATGTACTGGAGATAGACTGTAACACCCTTAATGGGGAAGACACAGTAGTATTAAGCAAGGAGCATATATAAAGGGGGTATTTTTTGGAAAAAGAGGATGAGAAATTAATCCGGATAGTCAGCGAACATATAGGTCACACTGTTAAGCGAGTTACTTTCGCTGTAGATGCATCAACTTTGCTATGGTGCGATCCTAAAGACATCTATTGGACTCTATATGAAGGATGGAGGCCTAGATACGATATAACTATCGAGAATCTCATTTCTGAGGAATATATAGCCAAATATCTTGACGCAGATATTGGTCTATTAGTGTTCGATAGTGTCAAAGAGTTTAATAAATTTAAGGAGTATATGGATGCGGTAAAGCTTGCAATAGAAGAAGAATGCGAGGAAATTGTATTTGAGTTGGAGGAAGGTGATTTATCCCTTAATAAAGCAGGGACAGATAGGTTTGAGTATAGAATCTACGAAAGGTTTAAAAAAAGAGTAGATGAGTACACAAAAAAACTTCAAGAAAAGGAAATAAAATGAAAGAGTAAATTAGAAAAATAGTAGAAGAAATCCCCGAAGATGCTGCATTCTTTATAGTCTACAAACACGAAGACGGTCACAATGGGATGAGCAGCACAGGGGATATGAATCCTATAGTATATCGTTGAGGTATCTTCTGGGGTAGTTGTCCGTGGCAGTTGTCTTCAAAAAAAAGACTAAGAAGCCGGTAGGCAAGCTACCTGCTGCTTCTTAGCCAGTTTTTTTTGAAACCAGTCTTCCAAGACCGAGGTTTCTTTTTTTTATTTATTTTTTTTTATTTTTTTTTGCCAAGAATTTTTTATGCGAGGATAAAAAGAAAGGCAGATAAGATTAAGAGAAAATAAAGCTTTGCTAAGAGAACCTTTTGATTGGAGATTTAGGAAATTAAGCATAGTGAGCCCCTGTCGAGTGTCTTTTTACAGACCAGAGAACACTATACTCAAAAGAACCTCCGTCATGTCGAAATGAGGTTTCTTCGCAGCTGCCGTCGCAGCGATAGCATTTCCGTGGGGTTGCCCGGTCACGGTGACTTCCATATGCAGTGCACTTAGGAAGACGCTACCAAGTGAGTGGCCCGTATACCCCACTAAAACCAACCAAAATAGGCCAGGACAACGGCTTTGCTATCCCCCGTCGGGGAAAATCGCATATCCTTTTCAGCTTTAGGCTTTCGCCCCGTGCTGCCCCCCGCAGGGTTGTGGACTTCTACTATTTAGGAGGGATTTGCAAGATTTGATTTTTTTTGTTATAATTCAAACCTCACAAAACGCTTGGCCCAGCTTCAGTTGGTTGGCTCTCTTGAGCCGTGGGGAAGCTGGGTCAAAACTCCCTAGGACGCTCACAAAACGCCCCGAAACTTCGAAAGTATAACCAATCATCCTTAATCAATCTTTAGCGGATATCTTTGTGCCATATTCAATATGGTTTAAGGTTAAAGAGGTGTTTTTTTAATATTTTTACATATTGAAAAGTGTATATTTCAAAATATTAATCAATAAAATCCGACACAAATTTTCTCCATAAGTACGTCTAGGCGTAGTAATGTAAAGCTCCCTATTATCGGGCTTTGAAGGCCACAAGTACCTCTAGGTGTAGTAATACAACTACCTCTAGGCGTAGTAATGAAGAAAGCCCTATATTTGGGGATTTGGCGAAATCTTAAACGAAAATACACTAAAAAATACACCAAAAATACTCCATAAGTACGTCTAGGCGTAGCAATGAAGAGGCCCCGTAAAAAGGGAGTTTGCAGTCCACAACTACCTCTAGGCGTAGTAATACAAGTACGCCTAGGCGAAGTAATGGAAAATTGCTAAATTTCTTTATATTTTTAGATTATTTTCGATGCTTAAGCGAAATGTTGTATATCGCAGTTTTTGATATAATAAACAAAAAAGGATTCCATATGAAGAAAAAAGAAAGCGTTTCGAAACAACTAAGAGAGAAAATAAAAAGGCTCAAAAAAGAAGAGCTTGCTTATGCCGCCCTCCCTGGTGCTCTTCCTCTTGGGGCTGCTCCTGTAGCTGGAATGGCAATGGGTAACAGAAGTGGGCATAAAACAGCAGGATTCTTCCTGGGGCCATCTGGTGTTCTTGGTGCTGAGGATAAGAATACAGGCAAAAATCACGCTGCTGAGGCTATTATTGGTCCCGCGCTTGGAGCAGGGATTGTGGGCGGACTTGCTGGTGTTAAAAATTCTGCAGGTTCACCTCTTAGTAGAGCACGCCTAGCATCTATTATGGCGACTGGTGGTCTTCTTGGTGGGGCTGCTGGAGGTACATTTTCTTATTATATGGGAAAAGGTCTAGGTAAAAAATATAGCAAAAATGAGGCGGCTTTGGAGGATATCAATCCAAAATATATTTCTAAAAAATAAATACAATGGGGCCGCATTGCGCCCCTTCTTCTCTTCTCGTTTTTAATCTTCTTTTTACTACTTATTAGTCGTTTGGTTTTGTGATGATTTAGATGGTATATATCATTGGATAGGAATGTTTGCTAGAAATAGCCAATATTATTTATAAAGGAGAAGAAATGAATTATAAAGATGTGTATGAGACGCAAGGGAAAATAGGGCAGTTCTGCAATGCCCTTAAAGAATATGCGGATCCGGTCGATCTTATGACCGGTATCGTAACATCAATGACTTATGAGGTTGCTGTAGAGGTTTACTGCCCCAAGAAAAACAGCAACCTCGTAGTTATTGCCCTTGGGGGCAAGAAGCAGGTTATAGAGGCGCGCCTGTTTCTAGAAGGTGTTAGAGATATAGATATCGTCTACACGCTTGAGTTAAAGTAGGCTATCTATATCTTGCCTGAGATGGCTAGGGTGTTTCGAAATGAAGAGCACGCCAAAAATTCAAATAAAAGGAGAATACCATGTATGACGAGTTAAACCAAAGGGCCGCAGAAGCGACAGATAAATTCGATGATGTGGAAAGCATCATCAAAAACTTCCTCGACGAAATAGAGGATGAAGAAGAGGACATTGAGATGGAATTTATTCCCGAAGGAATAGAGTGGTTTGATCTCATGGGATACTGGGAAATATAACCACTCTATGGGGGTTTCCCCCTCCCAGTTCTTTTTTAGCATACATTAGGTATTATCGCTCAAAAAATATAAAGGACGAATATGAGTAAAAGCACAGAATATCTATATGGGTGTATACCCTCCGATTTTATATATATGAATTACTTGGAAGCTTTACGGTATAAGAGAGACAAAGCGAAGGCGTTGTACTTCAAGCTAAAGAAGAGCATAGAGGAAGGCGGTGGGACATTCGAGAAGAGAAAAAGAGAGTTTCATGTTTACAATGCATGGAAATTTAATGAGAAATTAATTGATGAAGTGGAGCAGGATATGGACAATAATGATTATGATACGGAATTGGATATGGAAATATATAAAAAGACGAAGAGTTGTCTATTGAATAAGATAAATGATATTCTTGATAGTTCATGGAATCTTGATAGGCTCCTGAAAAACAAGTATTGGAATATTGGATGTCCGGTTGTGAAGATATTGACCGAAATACCTGTAGGCAAGAATCAAACCAGAAGAGATATATACCTTAGACTCATCAATATAATATGGAAAGATAAAGATAGTGTTTTGATGGGAGGAGAGTATGGTTCGTTTCTTAGTTTCACAGATAAGAAGCTAAAAGAAATGATTAAAAATGTGAAAAATGGGCAAGATATAAACTTTTGGCCACATATTAATTCCGAAAAATGATTTTTTTGTAGTATAATTTTCTCAAGGGATTTGTCCCTATTCACAAAAAAGACGAAAAGGACTTAATATGGATCTTATAAAAATTGCTCATTCTCCCGAGTTTTCCTACCTTGAAAAGGTGGCTACTATAGTTGATGAGTTTGCAGCTGGAAATATCGATGGTTCTACTGCGGATGCGATAGCTATGGATGTGGGAATAGACCCAGAGGATCTTCTATCTGTATATAATCTGGCCTATGGTGAGGATGGATACGAAGACTACGATATGGAGAAGACTGCCGCTGATGAATCTCTCAAAATTCTTGAAAAAGTAGCAGCAGATCCTGAAGCGACATATCTCGACAAGGTTGCTTCTGTCGCCTATTCTTATGCAGCAGGAGCCCTTACAGGTAATGAGGCTGATGCGATAGCTATGAATATCGGTGTAGACCCCGAAGATGTTGGTGATTATTTCATCTCTACTTATATGGACGGCGATATGGAGAAGACTGCCGCTGATGAATCTCTCGAGTTTCTGGAGAAAATAGCTTACAGTCCCGATTCTACATATCTTGAAAAGGCTGCCGCTGTTGTAGATGCTTTTGCAGCAGGAGCCCTTACAGGTAATGAGGCTGATGATATAGCCATGAATATGGGTGTGGATCCTAGTGACCTTGTAGATGTGTTTAGAATTGCATATGGTGATGAACTTGACAAAGAAGCCGGTGTTATAGATGCCGTGAAGAATTTTGGTGGTCATTTGTCCGGTAGAAATGTAAAAAACGCTGAAGAAGCACTCGCGAATGCAGGCCCAAAAAATAAATTTTACACGCCTAGTGGTTACAAAAAGGCTCTTCAAGAGATAGATGATGCTAAGCAGGCACTTGAACACGCAAAGAAAATGCAACGCATAAGTAGGATAGGTGCTGGTGTAGGTGCTGGTGCCCTTGCTGGAGCCGGTATTTACGCTGCTACAAGAAAAAGGCGATAATTAATGTCTCTTGGAGATTTGCAAAAAAGAGCGGGTATTGCCCGCCAGCTTGGAAACAATATGCTGGCGGGAGCGAAAAGAGGAATTGGAAATTTTAGAAAAAATATAAAATCTCCTATCGAAACCCTTAAGAGGGGTTTTGGGTCTCCAAGAAAAAGCGCCCATGGCGAATCGCAGAGAGTAGTATGAGATAGCCAGAAGATTAGGATCAAGATTTAAACAGAGGAGATATGGAAAATGACACTAGGACAATTAGAGAAAAATTCAGGATTCATTAAAGATGCTTGGAATGCTAGACCCAAGAAGACTATACTTGAGACAATAGTGCCGGAAATACATGGTGACATGAAGAAGTACCGAAAAGCTGCCAAACAATATAACAAGGCACAAACAGGTTATATGAAGGCTGAAGTAAAATATGCACAAGGTAAAGCCAACAAGAAAATCGTAGGTAAACATGAGTTAGCACGCCGAAAAGCAATATTAAAACAACGCAAAAAAGAACTCAAACAGCTTAAAAAAATGAAAGGTGAAAGAGCAAAAGCTATCTTCTCGGGCGACTGGAAGCGAACAAAAGAGGATATTGGAAAGGTGACCAGTGCTGGTTCCAAGGTGCTAAGAAGAGCAGGAGAAGGTATAGGAAAAGGCGTTAAGGATTTCGGAGAAAGCATAGGAAGGGGTTATGCAGGTGCTAAAGGTATGCTTAAGAGACAAGAAGTTGCCCCACCGCCACCGCCAACTCTCGGCCAGAAGGTGAAGGATTTCTATACAAGAGACTTCAGGGAAGGCGGAGCTAAAGGTTACGCCAAAGGTGCAGCCAAGGTTCTTGGAACTGGTGCTGGAATGGGCGGTGCAGGATATGGAGCTTACCAGGCAACCCAGCGTCACAGATAAGCAAAACAACTCAGCGGGGGCCTCCCGCTAAACTTTTATTCCCCTAATATGGTATCTATTTATGGTGTCCAGCCGGCGCACCAAGTTTTAGCCTACATTTTTTGGTATTATCTGTATAGTATTTTTTTAGCTTAGGATTTTAATGTGGCTGATGTAAAAAGAAAAAGAGCATTCCCTATAGATGTAGATATGGCGTATTCCAAGTACAGAGAGTTTTGGGATAAGGACTATAGTGAGATATTTCTGACGATGGCTGGTATTGGTGATGTGTGGGAGTCGCCAAGTGGTAATTTCGAGAATAGTTTCGTGGGTATTTCTACAATAGGCGGCATTGAAATTTACAAAGACAAAATCTATATAGTGCAAGGCTATGGTATGCAAACCATAGTGAAGGTCATAAGCCCACAGGGTATTGAAATATACGGTATTGGACCTACAGGAATATTGATGAAGTCCTGTAATAGAGGGCTGCAGGGCAACCTGACTGTGCTAAACGATGATGAATTAATCGTTGGCTATATGTATGTAAATCTAAAGAGGTTGTTTTCAGCGCCATATGGAATAGACCTGGGCAGCCTATATGGCAATAAGTATTGGAAGATAAGCAATTCAAGAGTAAGCTCTGTCGCCTGGGTTAGTGGTGTTCAGGATTTGGGAGGTTGGTCTATCGCTCTATTCAAGAGGGCTGCTATGGAGGACTGTTTTGATTGCGATATAAAGAAGAAATTGGCGGCAGAAAACAAAGCTTTTGAATGTGAGCAGATAGACAACTCATTCAATCTTCATGGATTCTCTTTTGCGAAGAAGGCAACTCGTTCCATGATAGCCACAGGCGTAAGTATGTCTATATCAAGAATGGGGGGCTTGGAGTTAATGGATGATATCAAGCCACCCAGTGGAGATGGCGTAACCTGTCTGCAGGCCATAGCTAAGTATCAGAAGGTGTTCAAAAAACAGAAGCCATCTGCCTCCGAAATAGGAAATGTTGGAAACTTGATATCAGAGAAGTGCAGCTCATATATGATGCGGTATGTCGTGGAGATATCCAGCTATAGAGAAAGCGTTGACCAGATGTATGAGAATTATGTGGAAAAAAGCATCAGGGGTGATGCTGACGCCAATGAATGGCTTATACAAAACAGCAGGGATGTAGTGTCGTTGATTGCTCCTGCTCTTAGTGACATAACCGCCACCGCGATAGACAATAACACAATAGACCTTCTTTTTGAGGATATTGTGTGGTGGGCGCCAATATGGTTTATTGCAAACCCAGACAAGGTGCTGGAAGGCCAGATTGGGGCGGCATACAACACAGCTAGGCTTATAGATAGAGACAACTTTATAAAGGCACTGAAAAATGCCGCGATGAGTGCTCCTCCGCTCCCTAGTGATTCACCATTCAAGGTGAAGTGGGTACTTGCGTCTCCTGCTGGTACCAAGCCTGCCAAATTTGTAAAAAACACGGCGACTTTCTATAGTTTTCCAATGGGTATATGCTATTCAGCAGATATTATTGCCCGAGCAGATAGAGATGCGTTCGATTGGATATGTGAAGTGGAGACCAGGGCTGACGGAATGCTTATATGGGCGTGGAAGAATGTATCGCCACTCAATGAGAAATTCGATATGGTTCTAAAGTGTTTCAAGGTTACAAATGATGGCCAATTTACAGAAATTGCCTCTACTCATGTAGGGAGATGGGGAACTCCGCTGTCTGGTTCCGCAAAGGCTGTAGCTGTATCTCCGGATAACACTTTTTTTGTGGTTAGGGATTACTACCTGAAGAATAGCAAAACCGGGCCGATAGCATTTACCGAGGTGAAGGTCAATATAAATGCGGATATGACCGAAATACTAAATCTCCCCATAGTGAACCACTACGCCAATATAGATGAGGTCACATTGGACTACATGCAAACCAACATACATCACTGGAATGATGGCTTGTTCGAGTCTGACTGGTCTGATTTTGATCTTGACGACAATACGGTTAGAATGATGACTGGGCAGAGTATAGATTACCTATCGTTCGTGAAGGGGTACTCTGCTTATAAAGTTGGGGAATTAGGAAGTTGGTGATGACTAGAAAAGATGCTTTCGCTGTAGGACATTTCGGTTTCTTTAGGGATGCTGATTTGACAATGAAATTGTCCGATGAAAACCTGTATGACCAGATAGGTGCAAATGGGTGGATAGAGTTATGGTTTGGCGGCAGTGATTTATGGCTCCCGGATTCTGGAACATATGCGGTGCATGTAACCACTCCAACTACATTTTTTTGGGATATAGTGGACGAGAATGGCAAAAGGACCAAGACTGGCTTTAGTGCCATACAGGTGCCATACAATATCAATATGGAGTCTCACTATGGCGATATCATTCCAGAGAATCCCGATGAAGTGTTCGACTATACCATAAGTAATCCTGCTCAAGATGTCGTTCCTCTTATATGCTCTAACTTATGGTTCTACACGAACTATTTTTCAGACCAATACTATAGATATAACCTGCTTGTGCTTAATGTGAATCAGCCGCCGTGGCCGAATGAGATAGATGTAGATATTCGTCCTATGAATGACAACCTAAAGCTCTATCCTGGAGAGTATATTGTTGGATATAGGCCTAAGATAGAGTATATGAACCAGTTAGCGGTGGTAAAGACAATAAAATCTGGGGATGATGGGAAAATATTGTTCCGACTGAAGGTTGATTTGAATTTTTTATCAGAAAACCCGACTGCAAAGAGATATTTGCGTGTTTTTACCCCTTCATGGGATAAAGTTGAGGTACTTTTGTTCCCTAGAAGCCCCAATGATATCCTGTGGCACAAAAACAGGAGGTTTGTGAATGAGTATTTCAGGTATATTTTATATAACGGAATCATGCAGTATTTGCCGCCAAATAACCTCCTAGATAGGGCAGAAGAGGTATATCGAGAGTTTATGGAGGCCAGTAATTATATTTTGAAGCTGGATTCATCGAATATGAGGCTCGTTGCCAGAGATATAGACCGGATTTTAGTAGGAGAGAAGATAAAATTGGTCGGATATAGTGCCCTAATAGCTCCATACTTCTTAAAATGGGTGAATCAGCACTTGGTTGACAAAGTATATTACGACCAGTGGGATATTTTATACCACATTGTGCTCACTACGCAATACTACAAGGGTTTTGATAGGTTAGATGACTATATGGGCAATATGGTGGGCAATATAGATAAAAATACCGGTCTTCCTGCTGTGTGGGATGGCGACATAGAGATTGTTGATGGCCAATATGTAATCGCCAATGGCGGGGAGATACAGAAGATTCCAGAATGGGCTATAGAAGAGCCCATCAAGATAGTCACTAAAGATGGGGTGAAGCAGTATGAGGATGGATATGTTCCGACTAGCGCCAAAGAATATCTCAATCCGAAGCCTGGATACCTATATGAAGGTGATACTGGCAGTGGCATATACAAGATAATGGTCGCTGAAAGACCTGTAGATGTTTTTTGCGATATGGAGAGTGATGGCGGGGGCTGGATGTATCTTATTGTCAGCCATGCGACAGAAATCGACTATATCAAGCAGCTTGGTGATACATATTCGATAGAGCAAACTCTGTATAGAAGCGAGGATTATGGTGTAGGGTGGGGCGATAATACCGGTAATTGGTATGGGATTCAGTTCTACAATATGCCTTTTACCGAGATATCGGTCTATCTTAGCGGTGAATATGACAATCCCGAGGAGGGCACAGGGTATCTGGAGATGATTACCGGTGCATCCGGTGTGGTTGTATCTTTCAAGGATGAAAATACCGATGCCGAGTCGGGACAGACCCTTATAGTGGATGGTACTGAGATTTTTCGCAACCAAAAAGAAAATCTAGTAAAATACAAGGTAGTTTCACACCAGAACAATACTGGGGGAGTGAACAATCTGGTGGTTAGGATGAGGGGCGATGAGGATGTCCCATATACAAAAAGATATATCTATATGTTGGCAGTGAGATAAAGGAGAAACAATGGCAAGCAAACCTGGAATCTACTTGAGAGGCGGCGCAAAAGATGATTTTAACGATCCGGGGCATGAAATTGGGGATAGAGAACTGGTGATTGCGACGGATACTATGGAGCTTGGCACCAGTAATGGCTTTTTTATTCCTGGTGGCAAAGTGAGGAATGTCTATTTCGCACAAACTCCCGCAGAGAGACAAGAGATCACATCGTCTGAGCCGGTGGTAATAGACGGTCTTAGTCTAAATATAACTCCAGAGTTTCAGAATAGCAGCTTTATTGTGACCGCGACAGTGCTGGGAACTTTTACATATACGTCATCTTTGCTTGTGTATCTAAATGGCGCCAATATAGCATCCCACGATTCAAACAATGTGTATCAGGGGAGTCTTGTAACCACATATCACGGCAACAACACCACCAACAATATGTATTCATACAATTTGCAAGCTATGATATCCCCTCAAACTACACAACCAATCACAATCGATATAAGAGCACTAAGTCATTGGGGTACTTCAACATATACGACATATATAAACGATAGGGCCGGAAACGATATGAGGTGTGTGTCTTCTATGGTTGTTTACGAGGTGCTGTCATGAAGCTGACCGAAATACTGAAGGATATGTTTAAATCAGATGGAGGAGAAGTCTGGGTTGGTGGTGTGCGAATAGATGGTTTAGTGCTGGACAATACAAAAGACCCTGTTGTTATTGCGCCTGTTTCTTCTTATGTTAATCAGATGGGACTTACAATAAAACCGTCCATTAGCTCTGGATATCCAGGTGATATAATCAAGCTATATGCCTCCAGTGATGTTGATTTCGATACTTATGAGTGGTCTATAGAGTCCGGGGATGCAAGATTTGTAGATGACATCAATATTGGCGAGGTTGTTGGGATAATTTCAGATGTTGTAAACAGTGTATCTGTGTCTCTGCGCGCTCAAAAAGATGATGTGGTAGACGAGGTTAATTGTATTGTGGATTATGTTACCGGTTTTTTTAGCGAAAACACAGCAATTGTCGGGCCGTCCTTGATAGACTATACAGATCCGGTAAGGTATGAAATATCAAGCACAGTGGAGCCAGACAGTGTGTCTTGGGAAATTATAGGAGGTGGTACAATAGATGTCGATACCGATCCAAAGATTGCTTTTGTGACCGCAGATGACTCTGGAGATGATATTCTCCTAAAAGCCACTCTATCTAAAGCATATTACAACGATATTGCCGTAAGTAAGGGTGTGAGTGTGGATAAATGTGGGCTTGCATCTGGGACTGTAGAGCGTCCTGCTATCTTGTATCCAGAAGACTGGTCGTATGAAAAACAGTCTAAAATACGGATAAGTCCGTTTCATGGAGTCAGTGCACCGGGCGGCACCAACTTTCAAATTACCCCAGTAGAAGTAAATGACTGGCTTAATCCAATATATGATGAAACGCTAGATTTTACTAAAGAAATACCAATCTCTATGGAATGGTTCGTTGAGGATTACTCGAATTACTATGTAAGAGTTCAATATATTGATGACCAGGGGAAAAGATCTGAATGGAGTGATCCTGTAGTTATTTTTGTAAATACTTGGAGTTGTACTGCTACGGTTCATATACCAGATATATTCAACGATGGAAGTTGTATCTTATCATACACCTTAATGCATGATGCACATGACACCGGAAATAAATATCATGGATATTGGTATGGTGGTGAGAAGTATGAAAACTCTCCTCTTATTTATGGCGCCAGATTCGATACCGGAAACTATATTTTATCAGACTATGATTTTTCGGGGAACTATACTGTGTCTTTTTATGTGAAGTTATACAGTTTCAACGATCAATGGGTGACATTATTTAGAAACGATAATCATCAAGCTGCACTAAAGAATGGTAATTGGGCGCTATGGTGTCATGATGGAAGCCCTTCTGATACTGTTGATTCCGGAGTGTCTGCCGAATTAAATAGGTGGTATCATGTTGTCTATTCTGTTTGGGGTAATGTAGTCAAAATATATATTGACGGAGAGTTGGTTTTGGATGAGACAACTAATAATTTCTCCGATAAAGCCACTGGAGATCTAATTTTAGGATATTGGGATAATGGCTCTCCAACTCAAAATCTTAATGGTGTAATGAATAATTTCAGGGTATTCAGGAAGCAATTATCCGATGATGAGATAGTTAAATTGTCAAATGAAACATTTCCCCTAGTTGCGGACAGGGCGGATTTGTTTTTGGATGATTCCGCCGTAGTATTGCTGGGATTTGATGGGAACTTGAATGATGCAACCGGTATCTATAATGGGGTGTGGAATGGAACCGGAAGTTATGATTATGGGAAGATTGTATCTGGCGCTAATTTCGACGGAAGTAATTCTATAGATATAAGTGTAAATATGGATATTACTGCTAAGACGATTACTTTTTTTATGAAAAAGACCTCATCTGGAGATGCCATAATATTATGTTCCGATTCCAGTGAGGAGTATATTATAGTTACTGGTGATAGCAATAATTACGGCAGTGTTCCCAAGTCATCTATTGCATATGTTACAGAAAACTCATCCTCAAAAGCCTTCTACTGTTCATACACAAGGGATTCTGGCAAATTTATATTTGTAGCATTTGTGATATCTGATAACACAGATGAATGCGAATTGTATTTTGATGGGATTAAGCAGAGCGCCACAAATAATATAGCCAATCTGCAACAGGTAGAGTTTGTAAAAATAGGGGCCAACCAAGACAATTCATATAAATTTCAAGGTGTTTTAGATCAGCTAAGAATTTTTAACAGGGCACTTACAAATGAGGAAATTCAGTGTTTGTATTACGAGAAACCAGGACTTGAATTTGCACAAAACCCTGATCCGTTCTATGATAATTCAGGGGTTGTGCTATATATGTTTGAGGATAATGCCAATGATGAGTTTGGGCTACATGATGGGGTGTGGTCAGGAACTGAGCAGTATGAAGATGGGGTGGTAGCAGATGGGAGAGCGGCGTATTTTGATGGTGGTAGTGCTATCGGTATAGGAAATTCAGAGGAGCTGATACCTGGAGGCACATCATTTACTATATCTTTTTGGGTAAAAATAAATAGTCTCAATGGTAACGATGATAGGATAATTGGTACAGAGTATTATAACGGCGGTTTTACGGTTAGTAGTGGATACGATGGTGATAATTTTACATTTTCCATTGATTCGGATGGGACCTGGGTGCACACTACATTCGGAACAGATTTTATCTCTAGCAATTTTGTAAATGCCGTTGCAATATATGATTCAACTACTGAAACTCTAAAAACATATGTAAATGGGGTAGAGATAGCATCAAATTCTGTTTCTAATGCATGGCACTATTCCAGAAGCGATGGTTGTTTTTATATTGGGGGAGATGCAAAAAATAACTCTTCATGTACAGATCCTGAGAATACTATTAGCGGCTATGTGGATAATTTCAGGATACTGAATAGAGCCTTGAGCGATGAAGAAGTTCTTGAGATATACAACAATGAAAAACCTCAGTAAGGTTCAGTATTTCGATACAATATGGTATTAATTTTCTGAAAGGCTGCTTATGGATTATGAGAAGTTGTATATGGCGATATTGGCGCTTGTAATCATTATTGCCACTTTTTATCTTGGAGATAGGCTTTTGACTAGTACTATCCCCCTGGAAAACAGAGATATTCTAAATGTTGCTCTGGGTATGATTCTTGGTTTAAGTGGAACTGTTGTTGGATACTACTTTGGAAGTTCTAAAAGCAGTAGCGACAAACAGAAGATAATCAAATATAAAGAAGAGATAAAAAAACCTAAAAAGATGGAAAAAACAGATGCCAGCGAAACTTGAAAGGAAGAGTGAATCTTCAGCATGGGCTATATGTAGGTCTTCACTGGGGCTTACAAAGACAGCTTTGGCGCCCGGTGGTCCTATATACAACAACCTTCAAAGGAAGGCTGCAGCAATAGAATGGCAGCACTGGCCATCCCCAAGGGATACTTTTATTAATGATGATAATGTGCATAGCATGTTTCAGGCCGAGAAGGTGTTTAGTGCAAGGGAAGCAAAGCTAAAAAGAATAAGGGCTGATTTGGCCAGACTGAATCTTAGAACCCATCCTGGTGCAAAAAAGAAGGTTGCATCAGGGTTGGGCAGTATGTTCACAAAAGCAATGAAGATGTTTACAAGGTAGGGTTATGTGGAAAGAAGTTAGTGGTTTCCAGGAATATGAAGTCCACCCAAAACATGGAGTTAGGCGAAAGGGTAAAGATAAAACACTGAAGCCTAGAACATGGCTTGGATACCCAAAAGTCACTCTTATGAGAGATGGCAGAAAGCATGAAGTTAGGGTTCATAGGCTAATTGCAGAACATTTTATTGAGAACCCCAACAATCTTCCTATAGTTAACCATAAAGACTCCAATAGGTCAAATTACAATGTGGATAACCTTGAATGGGTTGACAATAGCGGAAATCAATTACATAGATGGCATACTAAAAAGCAAGGATTAAAGAAGATAAAATACAGACCAGAGTATGGACTTGCTAAGGTTGCTTATCGAGCTCAAGATGCAGGATACGGACCAAATAAAGAGTCTGAAAAAAAGTGTAAAGGATTATCCAGAGTAGAGAAAATTGGTCTTGGTGCGGCCATTGGAGGTGGATTGTCATACTTGGCATCAAAAAAATTCAAACTTGTGTCATCTCCTATGGAGCATGTGGCTGCTGGCGGTATTGGTGCATTACTTGGCGCTCAGGCTTAGGTATAGTTGATACCTTGGCTTGTAATATTATGTATTTTTTTATATTCCTAAAAAAAGGATAAAATATATTTAGAATATGACTATCAAAAATGCAAGGAGCAAAAATGAGATATGGATTAGGCAAATTAGCTGAGGAAATGGAAAATGAGGGGCTTGGACTTGGACAACCCGGGCGAGCCGATATAAAACATTCTGCAGGTGCGGCTATTGGCGGTATTTCCAGTTATGGGCTAATGAGGAAACTTAACTTTGGAAGGCTCCCCAGTGCATTGGCCGGTATTGCTGGTGGTGTAGGTGGCGCCATAGGTGTTGACAAACTTCAACAGTACAAAAACAGAAAATTATCAAATAGATTTCAATAGGAAGGATTTGTAATGGTATCCAGCCGTAAACTTACAAAAAAAGAGCTGATGATAAAAAATAGAGTTAGAGATATAGCAAGCAGAAAGGGGCTCCTGTACAAGGAAACCCTGATGAAAAAAGCTGCTCCTTTTACATATCTCGGAGGTGCTGCGAAGGGTGCAGTCAGAAACACCACTAAAAAAGGTGGCGTGCATCTTGGTAATGCATATGCAAAGTCTTCAAAACCTGATAGAATATCATGGGGAAGAGTCGCGACAGGTGTTGGTCTCGGTGGACTTGGAGTCGGTATGTATACACTTAGATAAGGATGAGATGATGAATAAAATGAAAAAATATATGCTGGAAAAGATTGTTGCATGGTTGGTGGGAGGATCGTTGTTTGAAGATATAAAACAAGTTGTTGTCACCTTAATGAATAGCGAGATGCCTGGAGAGAGAAAGAGAGAGATTGCTCTTAGAAGAATCAAGGCTATGGCGGCGGATTCTGCTACTTTTATGCTTAATTTGGCTATAGAGGCAGCGGTTGTGGTACTGAAGCAGGAGAGCAATAAGTCATGAATATAGCTTCATTGATATACGCGGCAATAAACTTTGCATCTAAATTGTTCACATCGAACAAGGCAGCCAGAATAATCAAGCAGCAACAAGAGATAGCTGAGCTCACTGCAATGCTTGCGGATTGCAAAAGTGCCCTCCGTAAACAAAAAGAAGAGATGGAGAGGGATATGAAGCTTGCCGAGATTCGGTGTAAAAGCAAAATATCAGAGCTGAAAGACAATGCCGATAATGAAGTTGTAGTTGGTGGAAGGAGTATAAGCGGATGAAGAGCATTCTTATTACAGGTGTGGTTCTTCTTTTTCTGGGTGGCTGCGCTAGCACTCAGCCTCGGAATATAGTTGTAGATTGCCCTAAGAAAGTATGCAATTGCAAGTGCCCTACATTTGACAGAAAGCTTCATATTCAAATAGCTGATTATGACGAGAAATATGGGCTTATATCATGGGAGGATGTAGGCAAGATTGAAAAATTCCTTAAAGCCAAGCACGAATTTAATGTGGGAGTGATGAGGCTTAACGGAAAATAAGGACTAATATGGTTGACCTAAACGATATTCATATTGTTGAAAGGATTCTCGATGCTACAGGCATTACCCAGAGAGAGCTTATAGTAATTATTCTACTGCTTATACTGGGCGCTATCGGATATGTCTCTATGCTTATGTATAGGTTCAAGCATGATTGCAAAAGTGTGTCGTGTGGAGACATTAAAAAAATACGAGAATTGTCCACAGAGATGCAGAATGTAATAGATGAGATTTCCGAAGATGTTAGAATTGGCAGAGTTGAGAATAGAGAGTATATGGGAAATTTATCTAAAAACATAGAGAAGCTCGAGGATGATATAGAGGATTTGAAAAAGAAGTCGTATGAATTGAGCGGCGTAATCTTTACTACAACAGCATATGCTGGTGTTGATAGAAAAAGGATACAGCATCATGAAACTTGAATACAGACCATACTCTGAGAATAATATATTATTTAGGATTAGTTCTACTAAGGCGCTGGAAAGGTTTAAGGCACAACAGTTTTTTGTTTTATCCGAAATAAACAGTGGTTCATATAAATTTTCAAAAACCTCAAGAGAACTTGCGATACTTTTTACGGATGTTATGTTTGGGTGGCTATTATCAGTTGAGCACTACTTAATAAGAAGTGATTCGAGTGTGTTTATTGAAGAACATAAGAATACTATACTAGATAAGCTTAAGGAGTCTATCTTGTATATAAATAATATAGTATCAGAGAATAAGGATATATTTGATAATCGTGAATCGCGCATTGTTATAGATAATGTTTCTTTGAGGCATGAGTATGTGGAGAGATTCTTTAAAGAATTGGTTGGTGAATATATTGCAGATGCTTTTTCTGCAATAGCTGCAATACTTACCGAGAGTATAGATAGCTTCCGATTTGAGCTTTATGAGGTTGACTATTTGATAAATTGTAAAAAAAATCCATTTATCTGCATTACTGATTTTATGCTGAATATATATACTCAATATAGGTACTGCATAGCAGTAGATAGAGCATCCCTATATAAAAAAGTATTCAAAGTTGATTCTTTTAAGGTAAAAAATTACTCATCGGCATCTGTGATATCATCTCAGGTTAATTGCTTGAGAGATAACGGAATCAAGGTGACAAATGTTATGGCATAAAGCAGGATTGGCGCTTATAAAACTATCCAATGCAAAACATAGGGGCCCATTTTATTATATAAATAGAAACAAAAGGCTTGGCCGTAGGCCAAAAATGATGAGTGCCAAAGATTATGCAAAATTTAAGGTTACGCTCAGGATAGCTAGACAGCGTGCAAAAACAAGGTCAAGAGGAAGAAGGCAAATGAGATGAACCTTGACTGGGGTTTTTACTATGATTCATGGCTAATAGATAAAATACCGGATGTTGTAAATATTAAAGTAGAAGAGCATCCAGAGGGAATAGTGTTCAATCCTCCAGAGTTGGAGTTCTACTTTGGGGCAAATCCCATATACCTATACGGTGAAGGTAAATTATTTCACGAGGTATTATTTTGCCCTGATGGGATAGTGTTCTACCCCAGTTTTCTGGGGAGACCCGGATTTGAGTTCGTTGATGAGATCTCATTTAGCATCGATTTCAAAGAAGATGAGCATTTTGATGGTACCCCGACTGTTTCTCACCATATAGGCTATATAGATGCTACGAGATATATTCAATTAATAATGAATAAGCTATATGGGGTTGGTAACAATGAATATGTCAAGGTTAAAACTCCCTCTACCAGATTGAGATATGTCACCAACACTGATATTACTCTACAAGATGCCAGTTGGCGAAGCGAAGCCGTGTTTTACGATGCATCTGATATGGCTCAGAATGGTTGTAAGTTTTATACCACGATGTCTGTTGACGAGGGCGATATTGGGATACGAAACGAGATAAATGGAGCTATGCACGAGGTGGTTTCGCCTGGGGCTATAGTCTTAAAAAAAGGCTTGTTCTACTCAGATGTGCTTTTGAAATACTCGTATATCGAGGCGCCCAGTGAAATAGTAGGGCTGGTTGGGTCAGATAGATTCTATATGATGTTTACTACTCTTCCTGAGTTTAGATTTGGAACTCTCTTTGATTTTGGCTCTACAAACAATGCTACTGGGCCAAATTATGGATTTAGACTTGATATCAATGGTAGCTATGCAACGCTGTATCTAAATGATGGGAATTTACATATATTTGATATTCCGTACGATGATGTGGATTTTAATTTCTCCCACAGGTGGCTTATTGGGCGAGGAGACGGAGGGCTCGTTGTGTCTATAGATGGAAGGACATATCTGAGTGCTGACATCTCGGATGTGGGTAATGTTTTATATAACCCATCTTTTAAGAATTATATTTCACTAATACATTCCGCGCCTGATGCGTCTGTACAGACTGGGGATATTGAAGAGCTTGCTATATTTAACAATATGCCTGATGAAGAACAATATGATCTATCATCGTTCTATAACGGAACTTTGCCGATGTTGAAGAAGGGTGGAGTTGATGAGGCTATTTTAGATAATACACCGGTAATGCTCTCGTACAGTCTTACATATGACAAGCCTACCTATTTCTTCATCCCCAACTTCTTTGGAGGGGAGTTTGATAAGTTTTTCATAGTGAACGAGGCCGGAGAAGTGAAGGTTATCACCGATGGCAAGGCGCTTGGTGACTACTATATAACGGATATGATTCCAATAAAAGATAAAAGCCTGAAGGTGCCGATTGGATACCAGGTGTATCAGGTTACAACTAAAAATCAGGAGCCGTTGTTTTTTGAGGATATACCCACCAAAATACCAGCAATAACCAAGCTGACTTCCGATACACATATTCCTATTAGAGGAAAAATAAAATTCAAGTTACCGTTCTTCTATAATATTCCCACCACATATAATATGTCGCTAAATATGAAGGCGTTGTCCAAATTTATTGTGTATTCGTTTAAAAAATATAAAACGGAAGAGCACATTTGATATACTTCTAGTATAACTTTACCGAAAAAGGATTATCATGAAGAATCTTGTACTTTTAGGACTTATAGCCTTTAGTGCCCTATATGCAAGGCAATATGCGGTTGGAAAAGCAAATATATGCAAGCCCGCAAGGGGATATTTTGATTTCAATCTATCAGATAACACAATACCGAAGAATTTTTTATGTGTAAATAATCAATGGTTCTTGTATCGTCCTAATGGAGGATTTGTACCAACTGGAGCGGGGTGTGCGTGTGTAGACAAGAGGCCAAATAACAGAAAATAACAATTAAAAGGAATAAGATGGAATCATTAGGTTTTAAGTTGTTTAAAGACCCTGATCTAATATTCCCGTTGGTTGCGGGTGATTTAAAGATTGCACTAAATGCCATCTCCCAGAGAGAGCAGATGGTTACGGTATATTTTGGAGCATGGGATTCATATGACGCAAGTACTAAATCATACAAAAGAACCAAAGTGACTCTTGGGGAGAATGACACCCTACTTTGGACACTTGTGCGACTTGTGGACGATGGTACTGGAAACACAGTAGAAGAGCAGGCTGTGGAATTTGTAGGAAGTGTTGCCGTTACCGCACCTGATGAGGATAATATAATAGAACTAAACCCCAATAATCCAGTGGCTAACTTTTATTACAAAGACAGCTCTGATTACAAGGTTACAACTGTAGATGAGCATACCTTGTGGTGCAACTTCAATATTGGTGAATATAAATTTGGATGGTCAACATCCACCAATGAAGCGGCTGGTGGTTTTAGATTGGCAAAAAGAGATCCAAACGACCCAGCCAATGAAATCATTATGACTAGAGAAATGAGATATGGAAATGGCATTGACCATCCTGATAGGTATACTACTTTCAGCCATGGTGATGACTTGCCTACAGACGGATGGTATGTTAAAGATTTCTGGGCATATACATATCCCAATGGAGATAATGATGATGTGCAGGAAAACGATATTATTCCTCGCCTCAGAACCCTGCAATCCGGCGTGGCAAATGCGATAAGAATAGATATCCTGTTTAGGATTCCAGATGGATATACTGGTACCGGCCAAGATTTCAGTTTTAGACTGAAAGTATTTGGCTTGAAAAATGTACTTGTAGAGACAGTGGAGCTGTAAGATGGGTATCTATCAAGAGTTCGGAAGAAGATGGAATAAGGCGCAGATGCTTAAGCGCAGAATGATGCAAGCCGAGCGGCTCGGCAACACCAAGAGAGTCAGAGGGTTGGCCTCTCAAGGATTGCCCTCAATAAAAGATTAACCAAGGAGTTAGGACGTGCAGACCGTTAGTTTATATGATGAGGGAGTTCGGTTTTTTCATGACCCGGACCTACACTATGAGATAACCGCCGATAATTCGGTCAGAGTTGACCCCGCGACTGGGGAATGCGTTATGTATCTTGGTATCAGAGATTATATCGTTGATGGCGAAAGGATGCGTAAAAGAATAGAAATGATGGCGGGTGCCCCAATGCTATTCCTGGAGCCTATAGACATAAATGGAAATAGAAAGTGGGATGGTGTTGTAAATATCACATGGGAGCCCAATGGGGAGTATAAAAATTACCAAGAGCATTGTGTTAGCGATCCGGAAAAGATTTCAGAGCATTATGATCCTGATACCGCCATGACAAATGACAACACGGTGGTTAGGGCAGCTTTTGTATTTGCATATGATGATTATGTGAAGTATGTAATTAAAAAAGAGGGCGCTGCCGATAGATATGTTTCTGCCTACAATGTAACATCTGTAGTCCTGAATCAGAATGAGTATATATGCTCTGTGATATCTACAAATGGAGATAGATTCTTGTCGGTTCTGGAGTCGGGACGCGAAAATGCTATTAAGGTAACGATTACTTTCGATTTGGCTTATGACTTTACCGATGACCAGCGCGGTGTGAATCTGTTTACCATGAGTGATACTATTGCGCAGATAACAGAGACCAAGCTGACATAGGAGGTGTTTCGTGATTGTTGGTAAAACCCTTAAAGACCTTGGCTTCGACCTGTATTATGACAAGTATGGCACCTGTAAGGTGCTTGATACTGACAAAATTAGCATCCAACCAGGGGAGACTTTGGATTTGTGGCTTATTGGAAGACCTACACAGAAAGAGGATGGAAGGTGGTACCATAAAACCTGCCGGTTTGTAGGTGATGCTCCATTCTTTATCGCAGGGATGTATCAGGTAGAAGACAGGTTCAATGATATATATATAGGGGCAGATACCAGCGCCACCTCAAAGACTATGAGTGGTAAAATAGAAGAGGTCGCGGTATGGCATCGAGCGCTAAGTGGCGCCGAAATTACCAACTATCACACCAATTTAGTCGGGATGATAGGGAGTGGTACCGGTTATAAATATCAAGATGCCGAGGAGGCATTTGCAGATGGCCTAAATGACTACTATATTCCCGCAGATTTTCAGCTGTTTGGGCTCCCCTATAGGGATATGAGGTACGATACCAACTTTATAAAGAGTCGATTATTCGATATTGGGAGTGGAAAACACGGTAATGCTGTGATAATGGATAGATACAATGATGAAATGCACATTCAATCAACAAAGCTTTCCTATGACATCACTTTGAATGTTAGGTTTTTATTAAACGAGAGGAAGGATTTTACGGTTTTTTCCTCCGATGGAATAGGTAAGCTTTATTACGATGAAGAATCAGGAGTGTTTACCCTTGAGATTAACCCACTGTATGCCCCAAAAGAAACATATAGTTTTTCATATTTCGGTATTGCTGTTCACACTTGGTATGATTTGGCGATGACCATAGAAAATGGCGCAATCAATATATACATAAATGGCGAAAATGTATTCAGTAGGTCATACTCTTCCCCAATAAGGGGTGCAAAAAAACTAAAGTGCAATATGTCGAACATTGAAAGCATAAGCGTGTATGGCCTGACAAGTGTCGTATCAAAGGAGGTCAGGGATAGCAGATTTGTAGAGAGTGAAACTATGAATAGCTATCTTGGAGATGGAATAGAGGTTGAGCTGGCTGAAATCGAAGATGCTATGGAGTTACTGTTTGACAAGGATAACGATAATAGTGCTTGGGTTGGATTGGGAAATACAGATTTGCAAAAATCATACAAATATGAGTTTAGTATGGATGATAGCGATGAAGCTGCCGAGCATTTCGTATTCAAGAGCAATAGAGGGATTATAACAGTAGATATTCCATCAAATAAAATCAAGTATCAACATCAAAATATTGATAGTATACCTGGAGATTATAATTATGATATTCCGTTCCATGGATTTGCAAATATAATCACTACCGCATGCCCGGTCAAAATATCAGTCAAATATAAAGATCAATTTGACATTTTCGAGGAATTATCCCCATATATATTTGTTATGAGTGGCTCCAGAATTATAGAGCACGAGTATGCCGTAGAGCCATCTGAATACCCTGGAGATTTAAAGGACGCAGGAAAAAAATTCGATAGAGATTTAAGGTTGGGATGGTTTAATTATCGGAGATATGTGAGAGTACTATTCTCTAATAGTGGTGGCATATTTGATTTTCAGTCGGTAGAATTAAATGATGGTATATTTGTGCCGATATCGTATGAGGTAGCAGCCCAAGCATATTATATTAACGATTACAGCACTCTATATTTTGCTAAATATTCTGTTTTTAGAACTGACTATGTGAATTTTGATTCAGAGTGGCCAAAGGGAGAAGCTAAGCAATACATAGACTCATTTGTAGAAAGATACAATTCCAGAAAAAAAGTATTGTAACCTTAGGAGAAATATGGCAGAGCTTATCGGAGATCTTCAGGATAAAGGGTTTGGTTTCTTCTTGGATGAGAACCTTACAGTTGAACTGATAGACCAAAGCATTATAGATATTGGAAATGATGGAGAGCTAAGTGTCTATTTTGGAGCGAAATCATATATATCGTCCAACCTTAGAAAAGGTAAGGTTTTCAGCTTTGTAGAGGGGTACCGATATTTAATGTTGGACCTAGTGGAGGATAATTCCGGCGAATACTTCAGAAACTTCGATAACATAGAAAGTATGTCTCTGGAGGTTATTCTCGATTCGAGACGACTCTTGATGAATATACTCCACAAGTACATAGACAGCGAAACCTGGATTACCTTGGAACTGTTAAACAAATACGGCATGGTGGGCAATAGTAAAGATAATGCAAAAGCCATGAGGACATGTCTATGTGAACCTGATAGAATACAGGAAGTATCGTGTGATGGTGCCGCGATATGTCAAACCTGGGAATGGAAACCTACAGGATACTGGGGTACTGGGTGGCCCGAACAATACAGTTTTTACCTTGACTTCTTTCAAGATGAGAATAGTGTTTATAAATCGATATGGGAACAATATATCGAGAATGACTATATCAAAGGAGCTAAGACTAGATCATACTTGACATATGGAAGTCGAACTCCATACGGAAGTGGGGTTTGGAACTATAACTATCAGCATGATGTATACCCGCAGCACGATGCAGTATTGGCATATCGATGGCATTATGGTGGTTTTGATATTACGCCATACGAGATGAGGGTTTTGAAACCTGAAATATACAATAGGTTCTCCCAATGGTACAGTCAATATAGGCCCGGTAGCAGTACTTTTAGGTTTGTGGCCGATGAATATACTGTTATGGGATATACCGATATTGCCAAGACAGACACTAACACGATATACGATAGGCAAAAGCATATAATAGAAGACTTGTTGGGGCCGCTTAGATACACCGAGGACCAGTATGGGAATAGGACATACTACTATGGAGATTTGAGCGGAATACAATTTTCGATATTGTATAACGATGATTTTATGAACTACAGCGAGGCATATATCAATAGCCCAGACTTTAGGGAGATATGCGAAGACAATAAGCTATATGTAGAAGATGCATTCTTTTCTATAGAGAAATCATATGGGAAATTGGGCGGAAGAACAATATTCAATGGTGGCGTAGGCAACGAGTCTGACTACTTTATGCCACTTAGAGATTTTCTGCGGTCTCGCGGTTGGACATTCGAGTATTTCGTGGAAGAGCTTCATAATATCGAATTTGATAGGTGGAGTAGCGCTTTGAAGGATGCGCTGGTAATAGGCCTAGAAGATGTATTGGTTAGAGATTTTACTGAGTTCTACGATAAAGACCACCGCGCTCCATTTGATGGGATAGAGTTTTATTGTCCTATCGTCATCACAGATAGACCGGTTGAGATATATAAAAAGAAGGCAATAATCGATTCCGATGGAAACGAGAGCATCGTCGATTCTGGTATCGTGCTGCTGAATCCTGGTGAATTTAAGTGTCCGATAGACAAAGATGAATTTATATGGAGTATTAAGGCATACACCTACAACACCTTCATCACTGAATATATGAAGGTGAAGATATCTATGTCTATAAAAAGCTCGTTTCCTACTGAGGACTTTTTGAATTTTAGGGCCATAAATAGCGATTACACCTTTATCGAGGAGTACCATTTTGAGTACTCAATCTGATAGCTGTATCCAGCTCGAGTTGCCACAGCCCCAACCATTTATCGCGCAAAAGAAAGACCCTGAACCGCCAACAGTATTTGTAGACACCAGTATGGGGTATATCGCTAAAACAGGAAGCATTACTCCAGGGTATATGAACACAACAAATAGGTTCTTCTCTATCGCGGAGAATGGCGGATTCAATGCATTTGTTACAGATGAGACGGTTGGTATAGGGTTCTTTGTGGAAAAGGTGCTGTATGCCGTCCTGAATGTTGATACTGAGGATTTCTTCGGTATTGAGTTGGAGGAGCATGTAGAGCGCTCTATAGTTACCTTCGCAAGGGTATCCAGAGATACTTTTCTTCTTGTTGTATGCGCCAATATAGACCCTGCTACAGGCAAAATACTATATATCTCCAAGACAATTACAATAGACTCTTTGTATTGCTCTATGCAGACCAGGGTTATTCCAAATATGGCGCCACAAAACATCAAGGATGAGTATTCCAATATAATCGATGATGATTTGAATGTTGTGAAGCATACCAGTGAGCTTGGGAGAGTGGTGGATCCAGCTGAATACAATGGTAGTTATGGCTTTGCAGATTTGAGAGAGGTTGAGATCACCACCGATAGCGATACTAGACCGATATATGAAGCTGTTTTGGAGGATTTGAAATCGACAATTCCGGGCTTATCTGATTCTGTGCAGAGCGATATAGCCTTGTATTCTATATGGAGTGACTATATCAGGGGTGGCTTGTTTTTGGTGTTGTTATGTCAGGATAAATTGATCACAATCAAGGATACCGATACGGGGATAGAGAAAGAAACCTTCATGTTCGATAGCGCTCTATCTATGTATGAGTTTGACAATATATATTTTCCATATGTAATGCCCGCGACAAGAGATACTCTAAAGACTGATTATGTGTTTTGTCCATATGGTGTATTGAAGGAGAACTACTACTATAAGCACCTGTTTGTAAACAGGATAGAAGATAGCGATGGGGGGCAATTTATAAAACTGTATGTATTGGAATTGCCCAGCGGAGGGGATAAATATGTCCCTATTGTGTCAAACGGCAAGATGGTATCATTATACTCTCTGGATGTCAGTGAGGTGTCGGATTCTGGCGCAGAGAGAAGTATATTTTTTGGAAATGCTATCGGCATAAATACTGACATTGTGGTGGATACTACCGTGTGCGCATACAACTACGCAACCTATATAGATAAATCAGTGACCGAAAGAAACCAGACAACTGATATAATAAGCGTTAGAACTATGTGTGAGTTTGTAGATTATTTATATTTTTAGGATGTAATATGAGCGGAGTTCCAATAAATGCCTATCTTGATGCCAATCTTACCAAGAAGCTGGAGAGTTTTGTTATAAATGCTATACCGCAGCAGACTTACCGGTCTGACTTCAATTTGATTTATATCGCAAATATCGATACAAGCGTAGATGAGAATGGAAATCTTATCCAGACCTATATCACATCCGATGACTCTATATTTTTGGCCATAACCAATGACTTTGGGCATATAGACTATACAAACATCAAGACAATTCATGTTGCCGGTGCGTATGAGACCGATTTTGAGACGACATCTTTCTATCCAGATCCAGTAGATTTACCAAGATTTGCCAATTATTACGAGGGCAATGAGGTTCCCGTAGGAGGGGGCATACTAAATGTCGCCTTCTGTCCTTTTGGGGTTAATAAAGTAGAGCTTTTGAACGGCGATATTGTGCATGTGTATGGCAATGGAAAGATAAAAATTACCACTGAGCAGCGCGGTTTCAAAGGGTATCAGCAGATTCCAAAGGTAGACAGGATCTTGTCGAATGGATACTATAAAATAATCAAGCTTGCGATATACAGTAGATACTCTGAGTTTCAGAGACGAAAATACAGCTTGAACCTCTTTAGCCCCACCATGAAGTTTCATTCCGAGAGTATAGAGGGGCAGCTCCCAATAACAGAAGAGAGATTGCTTGGGTATTTTACCAACGATGTGACTCATGATGATAATACCGGATACAAATTCATAAAAAACCATAAAGATAGCTCTCTGTTTTTGTGTGATGTGACATCAGGCAGGCAAAGCTTGCTTACAGGAATAGGCGATATGGTCAAGGTGACAAAGACCGGCTTTATAGATTTATCGAATCTGGGCGCCAACATTGGAGATGAATTTAGTATCCATATGAATGTGCTGTTGGAGTCATATGCACCGAGGGGTACGATTCTATTTGAAGCAGGATATGGTGTAACCGATAGTGGATATCAGACTCATAAAATAACACTCTGGGTGAACAACGCAGGAGAGCTGTGTTTCAACACTCAATACAACGATGAGTTTCAAAACACGAAGCATAAAATAGACCTTCAAAAAGAGCACATCATAACTTTTACAATAGAAAACCAGAAGTTCGACGAAGAAGATGATGATGAATATGTTGTGTTTATCCACCTGAATGGCTCTCAGATATGGCCATCATCGGAGATGCTTACCAAGACCCAAAAAACATATTTGTGGCGCGCCAAGGAGGCGTGGAGGGTGTACAACGATGTATGTATGAAGTTGCCGGCCCCGCATCCAGTGCAAGGGGGCGTGGATGCTAAACAGGTTTGCGTTAAAAAGCTTCTTGCGGAGACCGGATTTGTAACATATGAGAATGTAATGAAGGTTTACGAGCTATACCTTAAAAGGCCAGTTGCCAGCAATGTCGATTTGGATGAGATAAAAATAGGCTCTTCCGATGAGACAACAATAGAGAAGATGTTCTTTGGGCAGGATTCTGAGAAAGATTTGCTTGATGATGAGTATTATATGGAGGGGCAGTTTTCAGAAATAGCGGTATTCTCTCCTGGATTATCCAAGGATGAAATAGAGCAGATACATCTTCTGAATATAATCAGAATACCAACGATTATGCTATAGGATTGATATGCAGGCAACCATCTTTAGATTCACCATACACCTGAAGGATAGTTCAAAATATATCTACCCTGGTGATTACAAGATGATAGGGATTGATATACCTTGGCGTGTCGAGAGGCTTCGCCCTATCCTGCATGATTATTCGCTGACATCCAGCGTTAGGTTTAACGACAATGAGCCGGGCTATATCTATGATAGCATAGATGATTTTTGCGATGCCAATGACCTGTCTAGATTTAGAGCGTATATTAATGGGGTCTATGGTTTCATGTCTTTGTTTGGTGTAGATAGTGAGGAGTATTCCGGTGCGATTACTCCAAACTACCTGATACGGGATTCGAATTATATAGACCTTATCGCGGTGGCGTGGTTTGATGGTGGGGTTCCTGGGAATATACACAATCTGTATCTGTGTAGAGGTTTTAGATATAAGAACCTAATAGGATTCAATACTGAAAAAACGTCAAGCGCGATGGGTTATTCGTTTTATACCTTTGAGCCATATGAGTATGACAAATCCCTGATAGGAGAGCCCTACTCAAGAGTAAGTGTGGTTAGCGGTAGAGTTGTAGATTTTAGAGTCTCTGCATTTAAGAAGATTATCGAGAGTGGGCATATTTCCCAGTATGAGGATTTCGGTGTAGAAAAGTGTAATCTTATGGATTCTTACGGCGATATGGTGCTATCGTATATAGAATTAGCCAGGTTTGATGATTTTAGTTTGAGGTTTGGAATGATACAGATGCACTCTTTAGTGGAAGTGGAATTTGAGCTCAATAGATTTGGTATAATTGTTGCAAATATGCTTGTTGATATGGATGAAATGAAGTATGAGATAGGCAGATTGCAAGTGGATATATAAAAAAATCAAGGATATATGATGGCGATTTTATTTGATGAGGTAAAGTACTATAAGTCTCAGAGGGTTGATTTTGACGATCCAACCAACAATGGTATGGGCCCCGGAGACCAGATAGTGAATGACGCTATGAATAGTATTTTTCCGGAAGTATCTGCTACAGATAGGGAAAATGGACTTGAACGAATAGCCAAGATATTTGTTTCCAACGAGTCACAGGACCGTCTGATGTCTGAGACGATTTTCTATTTGAAGCAGGATGTTTTTGCACCAGACATTATGACAATATTTGAGGCAACCGAAAAAGAGTATATCTCTTTCAAGAATAGAGACGATCTGGATGGCGACTCCTCGCCTATTACCGCCGGAACCGAGATTTTTATAACCGATATAGCGCCAGATACCAATGATGCAAATGACCTGGTTGGTAGAAGAATCCTGATAGGGAGTCTCGAAACTGTCGTAGATACCGCGCCAACAGCATCCAGTATTACACTCGAGGATGATATTAACTTCTTTGTGGCTGCCGATACCCCGATAAATACAGTGGATATGTACGACTTCCTTGAGAGCGATGAAGATTTCCAGAATATGAAAGAGTATGCAAATGCCATATCAATGGGAAGTATTTCTAGCGGTACCACTGTTGTGAATGTGTCTGACAGTGATGTAGATTTCTTTGAGGTTGGCGACAATATAGTATTGATAGACCAATATTTTAGGGTTATACACAGGGCGGCTATAACCGATATACAGCAAAATAGTGGCGACCCCAGCTTGTATGATATTACAATGGACAAAGAGTACACAAGCGCATATACGGTTCCCGCTACACAGGGGTATATCGCCAATGGCTTCAAGCAGGATTTGCTTCCGGGCAGAAAAAAGTCGCTGTGGATAAAGCTTAAGGTGCAAGCCAGCAGCGCAATAGACACTGAAGTTATAAATCAATTCCAGCTTGGTGTGCATTTTGACGACCTAGAAGCATAGTGAAAGAAGGAGACCTCGATGAGGAGTTTCTTTCTTTCGTCTTCGTTTAGAGTTGGAGCCTATGCAGATTTTTCCATATCATCCAGTTTCAAGATTCATAAATATGTAGATTATGGTCTAGTATCCAGCTTTAATAATGGTTCCTATTCTGATTTTAGCCTAAAATCAGAATATATGGACCTCAGCGGAGACTGGTCTCTTGCGTCTAGTATCACATATTGTATGAGGCCTGATTTTTACCTGAAATCAAGCTATAGCAATACGAAAGAGCAAAGAGATTTTTACCTATCATCATCTTTACTGTTTTTGCCATTTAGTGATTTTTCCTATGTTGATACGGTTGTCTTTGCCGGTGTGGGGAGTATGGGGCTGAAGTCGTCATACAGAAAAAGCGCAAGAGTGGAGAATGGGATTCGTTCATACATTCAGAAGAGAGGATATGACGATTTCTCATTGAAGAGCGCTGTTGTATTCAAAGAGAAGCCAAGCACGATGGATTTTGCTCTTGAATCTCTGTATGCAGAATATCCCGCAGAAAGCCCCCCAAATATAGAGGATTTGGAGAGTTATATTTCCACCACACTTCATATTTCCTTAGAGACTGGGGCTTATGAATTTGAGCTGATGCCATTCGTTGTTCTTGGTGTCAATACTGGAATTTATGACCTTAATCCAGTGTATGTCCCAGAGGCATTCTGTAAGGTGGTTTCATTCGGGATTCTTGCCAGCATATACAGCACAGATATAAATGTCTCTGTCGCCACATCAGCCTCTTTTAACGATGGAAGATGGGATTTGTGTGAACTTGAGGTGTCTCCTGCTGAAATGCAAGATTTCAGCTCACCAATAATGAGTTTTTCATACTCCTCAAATCTGGTTGATATTGTAGAGTATGAAGGGGATCATTTTGAGCTTCCTATCAAGATATTCTCGATTGATTCTATGGTGTGGAATGATACCTTCATCAATCCTGGTTTGCTTACAAAAAATGTGAAGTTCGTCGATGAACCATTCCCCAGGATGTTTGATTTCGTACTGGTTATCCCCGATAAGAACTATGTAGAAATATCTGGTTTTAAAGCAATGTTTAAAGTTGGGGATATAGACAACATGTTCCTATTGGAGTCGGGCGTATCTGCATATAGTTATCCGCATGACCCATACCTAAACAAAGCCTATATAGAGGATTCTTTCTTCCCTGATGTCGCCAAGATTCCTGTACAGAATAGTGTAAAATGGCTCATTGATTCCGTGTATACCGATATCATTGATTGCGATATAACGGTGCAGTTGGCGAAGCACACATCAGATGCTGGAAGTTTTCAAGTGGAAGATATTGTGCGTGATAAGGTAAATTTTACACCGGAGGATGCGCTATCTGTTGGTAATGATGCATATAAGCTGAAAGATAGCAAGATGACACCCATAATGGGGGATTTTGACCTTCTTTTTGTGGATGATGCATCTGGTATATCTTTGTATTCTATTCAGGTTATCACAACTGTAGCATTAGCCCCATCGAAGGCACCAGAGGTGGTGGAGCTTTCGGATGGGATATATGGGCTTGTTACTGTTTCACTTCCTGCGGATTTTGACGATTCTATATATAGATGTGCCGAGGTGATATTGCTGGAGGCGTGTTGTATAGATTTAAATGACGCCGTATTTAGATTTGCATCGATTTCGTTTGGTATGTTGCTGGAAAATTTATATGCCGATGGAACCTTTACTCTAAAAGTAAAAAGTGATCTCAATGGGCTATATAGTGACTGGTGTCTCCTGTCGTATCTTAGCTACAATACAGGAGATTTTGTATCTGAAAAAATAGAATTGGAAGTTGCGGTATGACTTTTACAGATCTACAGCCCATATATTCGACCGGCCAGGAATTTACGCTAAAAGTATATAGTGTATATGGCTTGTTGTCTGTTTTTTCCGAGGTGTCTGTAAATAAGTTCAATAATGTGCAGGGTATATCTAGTGGAGATATCTTTTTCTCTATAGAGGCATTTGAGACAACCCGAGGTCGATTAATGAGTCTCAATGATTCCTCTTATGATTTTATAGAGATAGAGACTGTCAGTTATGCTGAAAATATGACGCTTAGTGATTATGTATCCCCGGTATACCTTGTAAATTACAAAGAGAGCACAAGATACACTATATTTAATACCGATTCAAAGACCATCTTCTCTTTAGATAGGGTGCTTTTTTATAGTAAAAAGGTGAAGATATCGCCCACAGGCTATACTATAGCTACTATTTTCAGGTTCTCGAAAAAGAAGCTAATCGATACAGTATTCCCCCATATCTTACATAAGGCTGTAAAAGCTAAAAAGGTATTTCTTAGTCAGTTGTTTTATGTCGGAGTTCCATATGTTAGGAAAGTGTATTTAGAGCCATCATATACCCATATAAACCCATACATTAAGAAGCAACAGACATCCCATAATTTCATAGATGTGATTTCTCTTCCATTGATTGAGATGTCCAGTACCGCATGGCTGTCAAAGTGTGTTGTTACCGATGAGGAGTCCTTGTTTATTAGGGAGCCTGTGGGGTGTACCAGTTGTGACTTGGATTCTGTCATATTTCCATTGGTGTCGTTTGATTATGAGTTGTCTGGCGACAGCTTATATGAATTTGCAGAGTTTAAGGTTGGGGGCGAGAACCTGTCGGATGCACTATATTATTTTACATTCAAGACAGACCCTATATCCTTGGATGACTATATATCGGAAGAGGTAGTTGTTGTACCGATTGTATACGGAAATCCATACTACACCATAGTGGAATTACGGGATTATTATGGCCCAGAAGGAATATATGATTTTGGGTATATCAATGGAGGCGAGCACTCCTCTCTCTTGGATTCCATATATGAGCTCGCTACTTTTATAGACCATAAAGATATTGGGCCGGTATACAGTATAAACGTCTCGATGTATGTTTCGGAGGCTAAATATAGCGAGTTAAAAGGAATGACAGTTCCATTATTAGAGCTTCATGGCGATTTTGAGGGGATTAAACCTATATCTCTGAAGACTCTATACTCACCAAATGCTATTTTTGATTATAGGCAATATCCATACAAAAGAACAGACGGTTTGTATCGCGATATTTTCGTTGATAAACCGGATTTTGTGGTACACCCTGCTACCCCATGGATAAACAATGAAACCGGACTCAGGAAAATAGGCGATACCAAATATGAGGGATATATCTCTTTCGATTCTGGTATTAGAGTAGTGCAGGTAGAACCCACAAAATATACAGTAATTCTGATGGATTGGGAGCCGGCGTTCATTATGCCTACCCCGTATTCACTAGACAGGAAGCATTATCCTATACTATGGCTTAAAAATTTATTGACTGACGATTTTATGATTATAGCGCTGGGAACATATGATGCAAACTTCGTACATGTCCATTTTGGCGACTATATGGATGGATATTCCGAGAAATACAGATTCAATGTAGAAGGCGAGGAATTGATAGAGGCGGCCAAATATAGTGGAGTCCATGCCATTATAGATAGCCGCAAATTAGAGCGCGCAATAAACTACACAACATCCAATAGATACCTCAAAGCCGCCAAGATAATGTATGATGTTCGAAACGGCCTTATCTATAGCGATAGTGTTATTAAAGATGCGATGAGATATCTGCGCTCCATGGGGGAATACCTAACGGCCTTTTATTATATTGATGAAAATGGAAACCGGATATATGCTAACGCCAATCCGTTGATTCTAAGGAGAATTATAGATAACAAAACCGCGGCACTCGATGGAAGAGATGTGTTTTCGCCACCAACATTATACACAGCAACAGCTTTTGGCGAGACGGTGGAATTTTACTATCAGGAGCTAAGTGATATTCCGTATGGCGGAGTAAGAGAAGACTATGTGACCGATATTTCTTTCTGCAAGTTAGCTCCATCAATGTACCTAATGTCTAATGTCGTTCATGGTGTATCTGTTTCAGACTCTAAATATACTAAGGTGTTGACTTTGTGCAATATGCACAATATGTGTGGCGCAAAACACCTTATAGGGAATCAGTACGATGGTATATTGAGTGTTGCCACAATGAGCATTTCCCGCCCACTTGAAATATCAGAGAGAAGTCCTGTGGTATGCCATGATTGCACTGGTGTATATCGCCCCACGGAGCCATATACTCTTGAATATATTGAGGAGTATATTTCGACAGCAGGATTTGAAGTAGAGATACAAAACTACGACTTGAATAGCGTGTATCTCGATGGAACTATCACGGTAAGCACTGGAGCTTATCTCTCAGATGTATATGTTAACGGAATGATGTATATAGGGCTCAAGAATCTGGAGGATTCCATATATAACCTTGCGCCGATAGTTGTAGCTATGCCAGATAAAATTCTGAGTGACACATACAGCTCTTTCAATATACACCTCCATTTGAATCTAAAGAGAGATATGGTTGGCGGATATTATTCTGTTATGTTGCCTGCTGGAGTAGATATCGGCTTTATGAATATGGCCGACATAAAGACTGAGTATGAAGTTATATGGATGAAGATGTTCTTCCCTGCCATCTACGATAAAGCCGACATAACCGAGCCTATCTACAGTGTTCATATTACAGAACAAGACTTCTCTGTCCAAATGGTGATGCCATATAGCTATGTGGATGAACATATTACGACGGAGGCGATGCCAGCGAAGAGTTCTACGCCAATGATAAAAGAAAAGAAAGCAGGAAAAGATGGTGCTGGTGGCGGAGATAGGGTAGTTAAGAAGCCAGAAGACAAGGTATGCGGACCAGAAAGGACGATGACATACCTTGATTATGTTGGTTTTGATTATATGTTCGCGGATAATCTAAATAGACTATATGGAATGTATCCAAAATCAGCAAAGGAGATATTATTCTCTGGGGTGGCTCAAGTTGCAACAAACACTTCTTTCTCGAAAGGAAGATTGCTGTCAGAATCAGATCTCCTGAAGAGAAGCATTGTGGATTCGACGATATACTATATAGACAACCTTGGAGACGCTGTGGATTGGAAAATAGAAGAGTTTTCTCTTGATATATCTGATTTTGAGGGGATGGCTCTATCGGCAGAAGATTATGATGCAATAGATTCTGTTTTCCGAGACTCGATGAAGTTTGTCTTGAATACGATGGGAGAAGAAGGACTACAAAAAGAGATAACCGAAGAGGTCAATATGTTCCCTCAGTATCCAGATCGTCCAATCCCAGACAATTCACTATCCACTACAGTTAAGGTACACCAATTCTTCATAGTGGAGGAAGAAAATGTATAAGATAAAGGGTGGTAAGCTCAAGATATTTTCGAAGTATATCGAGATACAGCCGGGGCAACATACTGTATATGTCGATATGGACAGTGGTAGTGTTTCGTATACAGGCGAAGATGGATATGTTCCTGTGGTCGAATATCGTCTCGATGAGTTCGATGGCACTTTTGAAATAGTTAATGACTATGTAGGAGAACTTGGGGAGCAGGGCGTCCGCCCTCCTACAGAGGGGCTTACCTGGATGGATGGCAGGTTGATATCTAAGGGACCACTTAGTGATGGAAATACAAATATCGCAGATGTAAATGTCGCGCTGGATGGGTTTGCTTTTGCTTTCAATTACACCTCTATTGCTCACACTGCACAAGCATTAAAGCCGTACAGGTGGACGGGAGGGCGAGTATGCTCTTCTCATGGGATGTTTGACCCAGGCGCATCGAATACATCGTACACCGCGATGCCCGGCGCTGGCTCTTGCGGTAGGGGGTTTGCTGATACTTATGGAAGCGGAGTTGGTCAAATGGCAGATACAGCTGCTCTGCTTGGAGCGCCTATTTCTGGTGCTAATTCTGCCGCGAGGGCGTCGGACTGGGAATATGTAGGGAATAACTTTAGTATAGTGTTCTCTTATAGGACTTTTAGAAAATATGTGAGCTTCGCTAAGGGAATGGCTGGTGTCTTTGAATGCTCATTGGGGCCTTTTGGCGGGAAAGAGTCTGATGCCGAGCCAGATGGAGATGTTGGTAATATTAGATTAAAATCGTTTCAAATGTCTATGTACAATTTGTCGCAATAACGGGAGTTGGTATGTCGATTTCAGATAGAGTCAATCATGATGTTAGGTTTTTTCATGACATTTGGGAGGCAGAGGAATACGATACGGCTAGTGTTAAAATACCACATGAATATAACCCAAGGGATAACTATGTAGTGGTAGAGTTCAAGATGCCGTCCATAAAAAGGCAGATACCACAAAGATCCTTTGATGCTATTGTAGATCAGATGTTTAATATTGGAATGCATCAGTTGAATTATAAAAAAGTAGACAATTCTGAATTTCACACCATGCTAAAGAAGGAGGGGTGGGGTAACATTACTAAAATCAGGCGTAGATTTGGAGATGATGTCTATACTTTCTATATCTCTGAAAAGAGGAAGATGAGGGGTTTTGTCGAGGATTATTATATGGCTATAATGGTATTTCTTGGGTATCCCCAAAGAGATTATATGCGTCGGGCACCATGCTACAACATTGATCCAAAATGTATTAAGTGTTACGATTTTCTCGCAAGCCCCGTACTTGATTGGCTGGATGACCCAGAGCCCTATAAAACCACCCTGTATAAATACTTCTTTACACTGCCCGGGGAATTACAGCGTCTATGTATTGCGTACTCTAGGGAGATAGCCCGAACACCGGGGACATGCTTTTTGCCGGAGGAACCAGATTACTATATCGTAGATGAGAGTATGAAGTATTTTAATGGTGGCACAGACAATATTGAAAAGTGGAAAAATATGGTTTTATCAGAAAGGCGGCTTGAAGATAGGATAATGTACCACCTTGAGGTGGGGCCTCCAGATAGGGTTGATTATGGAGATGGACCTTCTTTGCCGCCAGATGGAGAGGAGGGTACCGTCAGGAAGCAGTCATTTAGGGGATATGGTTCTCCAGTGATGCTAACTAGATATAATTATCGTACTAGTGATACGGTTCCAGATGTGCTTTTGGATGCAATAAGTAGAAATGACTTTGACGCACTTTGGTATGCAGATATGAGGTCATTCAATGCAAGAAACTCGATAAGTAAGTATTTGTTTAACCATTGGCAGGATGTATGTATGGTCGCAGACGATGGGTGGGTGTGTGGTTGGAATATGGACCAAACTATCGGCGTTGCATCGGATTTGAGCGGGTATTCAGAGGAGCAGGCTATTCAACTTGCTACTGCATACGGATACGAGACAAGCAGTGGTAGCACCGACAGGATATACACTTTGCAGCAAGACAAAATTCAGGGCTATGAATATGAGGAATATGTTGAAAAATATATTAAGCCCGCGTAAAAATAGATACAATATACTATAAAAACCCAATAGGAGACTGGTATGATTGATATACAAAACGATTCAAATTTTGCATTCCTGAATATGGCATATGGAGGCGAGATGCCAATAGAGCTGGAGAAGGTTGCAATGGAAGCCTCTCAAGGCTATGATTTAGATAGATATGTTGATGGTGCATTTGCAGACCAGGAAAATAGAAAATTCCCTATATTCACTCCTGAAATGGCGGTGCTTAGCGCAGCATATATGCAGCATCAGGATATAGATCCTCTTGTGAAAGAGGCTTGCGAGAGAGCTTTACAGGATTGGGGTATAGAAGGTATATCTTTGGATAAACAGGAGAGAGAAGAACAATACCTGGAACTTCCCAAGGAGGCCTTTCTATTGAAAGAGGCTCAAAAATTCCCGGTGATAGACAGAGACACTCTTGAAAAATCAGCATATGCAGTCAAGTCTTCACTGGGACAAATGGACATTCCGCAAAGAGTAGAAGCTTGTACGAATCTTTACAAGAAAGCTGTTTATGAATACGATGTTGATCCAACCGAGCTGGGAGAGGATATCGTTAGCTATGCACAGGAGGCTCCATGTAGCCTAGTGAAGCTTGCTATGTCCATCAATGAGAGATACGCAGAAACAGGCGAGCAGGGGTATCAAGATTACCTCGAAAAATTAAGTGCTTATGCTACGCAACACAAGGATGAATCATATATCTTTGATAAGTCGCTAATGTCTGGTATGGCCGTCGAACTATATTACCTAGACAAAGAGGCTGGCATACAGGGTGAGTTTGATGCAATTAGAGATGTATTTAACTCACCATTCTATGTGAATGAAAACGGGGAGCTTGAAAAGGCCGCCACAGTAAGTAGTGTGGTGATTGGGGATTATTATATCCCAGAGCAAGCTCTTGAGAAAGTGGCACGAGAAGAGTTTGCGGAAGCATTCCCAGGGCTTGATGAAGAAGTGTATGTAGGAGACGATCTTGACCCAGATAAGCTGGTACAGGTAGTGGACGAAGTTTTGATTATCCCGGAGTCTAAAAATCAAGTAGGGGAGTTTTTGAATCAGTATGTTAACTAAGGCGACATATAGTTCTCCCGATATAGAGGTTTCTCAAGCAGGAAACCTCTCATGCATTATAAATGTTGATTTTGGGGAGGCTTTACAAAAATACGGCTCTATGGCAATGTTTTTTGTATCGGTAGATGACCATATTATTGATACAGAATACCGTGAGTTGGCTGCAGAGTTTTCTTTAGATGCCGAATATGTGTTCAATAATGAGGATGTGCAAAATGTGCACTATCTGAAATATGTAAATTTTGTACCGTGCATAGAGGAGTTTGGATGTCGAAATATAGAGCATGAGCCTGATCCTTTTGGGGATGAGAGTGGCTTATTGCTGATTACCGGCAACAATACATGCGAAGATGCCTGCAAAAATTATACTGTACATGAATACATAGAAGGGTATGCCGACGGTATATATAATCAGGCGATAGATTTAGGAAGTGTCAAGAATACAAATCGATACCTCAAGATATACAATCTTGAATTGTTTGAGGGGATGACTTTTTCTATGTGGTTCAATTTGCCTGATGGGGCATCTAGTGATGTTGAGTATTTTACATTCTTTTCACTAGCTGATTACTTTAAGGTGAAACATCTTGCGCTTCAGTATATTCCGTCTAGTGAAATGATTCGTATTTTTGTAAACGGGACAGCATATAGCGGAAAGGTAGGGAGTATTCCAGAGGGGGAGTGGCATTTTATCTCCCTTGTTATAGATAACACAGTGGCAACAGTATTCATAAATAACTCCAGGTTCGAGATTCCCATAAAGCAGATGTCATTGAATTACTCCAAAAACAATGTATTTATTGTGGCACAGGAACAGGATAGGGTTGGTGGATATTTCGATGAAAACCAATGTTTGTTTGGCAAAATAGACCAGATTAGAATATTTAAAAAGCCCTTAAGTTGTGATAGAATTGCAATGATTAGGGAAGAGAAAATAAAATATTAGAGGTTGACAACAAGTAGCAAATTTGTTATACTTCTTTAACAAATGTTAATAGGAGTAACAAATGTACGTACCTTCCAGGGTGGCGGCCCGTCGCCTGGGAGTGCATCCAAATACTTTAAGGAGGTGGGCAGATGAAGGCAAGATCGAAGCAATCAGAACAGAATCCGGCCAGCGTCGCTATGATGTGGACGCCTACCTCGGGAAGCACTCCCGCCTCCGCACTGTCTGCTATTGCCGCGTCAGTAGTTATAAGCAAAAAGACGACCTCGAACGGCAGGTCGAGTTCATGCGAAAGCGATACCCCGAAGCGGAAATTGTCAAGGACGTCGCCTCGGGGCTCAACTTCCGCCGCAAAGGGCTTAAAGCCATATTGGAATCCGCGCTTGGGGGAGATCGCATCGAGCTTGTGGTTGCCCACCGAGACCGACTTGCACGCTTCGGCTTCGACCTTATTGAATGGATTATCGAACGCAGCGGTGGCCGGGTCGTGGTTCTGGACAAGACTGAGCTTTCCCCGGAACAGGAACTCACAAAAGACCTGCTCAGTATCCTACACGTCTTCTCTGCCCGGCTACACGGACTTAGAAGTTACAAAGACCAGGTTAAACAGGCTCTATCCGACAAAGGAGCAACGAAAGATTCTGCTTGAATGGATCGGGGCGTCCCGCTTCGTTTATAATCTTACTGTCGAAAAGCTGCAAGCCCATAGCGGGCCTACTCCCAATTGGATGGCGTTCTGGAAAAACGAGGTCGCCCCGGAGCTTCCGGAGTGGTGCGATCCGATTTCATTCCAGGTCAAAAAGATCGCCGTCCGGGATGCCATCAATGCGTTGAAAGAGGGGAAAAAGCGAGTCAAAAAAGGCATTATTCCGTACTTCAAGCTCCACTTCCGCAGCAGAAAGAGCCCCGTGCAATCCTGCTTTATTCCTTCAAGCGCCATCAAAGAATCGGGAATCTATCCCAGGGTTTCCGGCAAGGGCCTTCGGTACGCCGAGCCTTTGCCGGAGTCCCCTATGGACTCCCGCCTGATCTTCCGTGGTGGAAAATTCTACCTTGCCTTACCGAGAAAAGAAGTATGCGCCGTAGCCGAGAACCAAGGGCGGCGTATCGTCTCTATCGACCCGGGCATCCGTAGTTTTCACACCTTCTACTCCCCAATCGGAGTGGCCGGAAGCATCGGGCGTGACGACTTTTCCCGTATCGTGCGCCTTGCTCAGCATCTTGACGATCTGCTCTCCAGGACTTCCAAAGCAGGCAAGCAGCGTCGCCGGAGAATGTACCGGGCTGCGGATCGTATGCGCGAAAAGATTCGTAACCTGATCGACGAGCTACACCACAAGACCGCCCGGTTTTACGTCGATAATTTTGATGTGATTCTGCTGCCGGCCTTCGAGACCTCGGAGATGGCGCGAAAAGCCACTCGGAAGATTCGCAGCAAGTCGGTCCGGTCTATGATGACCTTCGCGCATTACCGCTTCGCCCAGTTTTTGAAGCATAAAGCGTTCGAGACCGGAAAAGTCGTTCTAACCGTTACCGAAGAGTACACCTCCAAAACGAATCCATATACTGGAGAGCTGATGACTATCGGTTCCCGCCGCAGGGTTCGGATCGGTGACGATTGGGTTGATAGAGACCACTTAGGCGCATTCGGGATTTTCCTGAAAGCTTTGGGAGATTTCCCCGACCACTTTCGGGTGGTCGCAGTTAACGAAAGTTAAGAAAAAAGGATCGGACTGATATGACGGGAGCTGCAAAAGATATAATTAGAATTTCATACAGGCTTGATACACTAAAGCAATTCATAGGAAACATCAAGAAAGAGTCATATTTGGCCGCTTTTAGTGATGAGAATTTTTCCGGATTTGTGTTGTACTATGTTGCAGATAAATATTTCGGTGATATATATGAGCTTGAGATAGAAACGATAAACATCACAATGGAAAAATACCCCAAAAACAGAGACAAGCTAAAAGCTCTTGTGTCTACTATGCAAAGCGATGCTGTATGGACTAATGCTTTTGCTTTTTCTACTGCGGTATCTGCCTTTAATAATCTGGATATAGATCCAACCCTGATCCCTTCGAGAAAACCCGATGAGTTAGCGTGGGGAATGGCTAATATAGCAGGTCTTGAAGGTGCCATAGGTATGCCATTCAAAACAAAGGTACTTGGTACAATCGCGGCATCCTTAATGGATGATGGATGGACTGCACCTCCGCTATTCTTGATGTTCAAAAATGTGAGTGATTACTTTGACAATGATGAGTATATTGAAAATATAAAGCAGACCATAGGCCATCTAACCCTAAAGGATATAGTATCCATGAATGATTTTTCAGGACTAGGGATAGATGGAAGGCCAGATCTTAAAAATTATTTAGCCAGAACACAGGAGTACGCACATGGGATATTGAAGAAATATAACAAGTTGCAATTTGATTGGGAAACTGCAATTAGTGGCGGCGTTGCATAAGGAGAATAGGTATGCCTAAGAGGATTACCCAGTCACAGTTTGCTCAGGCTACATTGGAACTTAAAGGGAAGCCTTTTGGGTTTACTCTGCACGCGCCCTTTAGGGAGATATACGATTGGCCCAAGAGGCGAATATTACTCAAGACTGCACGACAGGTTGGGAAATCTACCTTTTTGTCTGCTCATTCTCTTACAAAATGTGCTACCAAAAGTCATAGGAGAGTATTTTATGCTTCCACTTCAGAGAAGCAGGCCCGGGAATTTGCCAGGGTAAAACTAAATGAATTGCTTAGCAGAAGTCCAAGAATAAGAAATATTCTTTTAAATAAGAGTGTGGGGGATATAAACGATTCCGTTTTTGAGAAGCAATTTTCAAATGGCTCAGGAATCACTGTTTCATATATGAAAGAAAATGCGGACCGAACCCGCGGGTACTCAGCTGATGATTTGATGCTCGATGAAGTGCAGGATATGGATCCGTCCGAAATTCCGATTGTAGAAGAGATCCTGTCTGCTTCACTGGATCCTTCCAGGTTTTATACTGGAACCCCTAAGACACTCGATAACCATATTGAGCACAAATGGCAACTATCTACCAAGCACGAAGTATTTTTTAGATGCAAATCATGTCGCAAGCTCAATAGTATTGGCTATAGAAATATAGGCAAAAAGGGGCCAATATGCACTAGTTGTGGTGGTCTATTGGATATAGCTGGAGAACATATATGGGTGCCAACATATGATAGGACGGGGCCAGAGCCCTACTATCTTGGTGCTAGGGTTCCACAGCCAGCTCTATTGCTACATGCGGGCTTTCCCGAAAAATGGAAAGATTTGCTCTTTAAATATGAAACATATGACGAATCAAAATTCTCAAATGAGGTGCTGGGCTTATCTCATAGTACTGGTACTAGATTTCTCACTCTCGATGACATTATCAACCATTGTAACGGTGAGGTGTGCCTGGACATGCCTACAGAGCGGACATTCCGACTGTATGATATGCTTGTAATGGGAATAGACTGGTCTGGGGATGGTGTGAGTGAGGTTTCAAGAAATGCTGTTGTCATTTTAGGGAGGAGAGCAGGTGATCCAAAACAGAGATTGCAAGTGGTTTACAAGAAAATATTCCCTAGGGGGGATATGCTGAAGATTGTAAAAGACATAGTGATGATTGCCAATTTGTTCAGGGTAAGGGTTGTGGGCGCAGATGCAGGAGAGGGTGCACTAAACAACTCGTATATAGCTGATTCACTGGGTGCCCACAGGGTACAGCCCTTTAGATATGGGGCATATGATCTTCCTATTAGAATGTCCAAGGATATGCGGACAGTATATCTGGATAAGACTAGCGCAATAGATGATATTTTCAAGAAGATTAAAGAGGGGCAATTTATATTTCCCCCATATGAAACATTCAAACAGGAGACTAGTGATATCTTGGCTGAATTTGAAATGGTTACCAACAGCGGGAGAAAGGTGTATACTCACAGTCCAAACGATCCGGACGACTGGCTTCACGCTTTGACATTTGCATACAATGCGTACAAGATTGCGGTAGGAGCGGTCAAGTTCTATTAAGTGTTGTTTTGATATGCTGCATATATACTTTGAGTTTGGAGGAATATATGGCCAATAAGTAGTATCAGCCATTTATAAAATGGGTAGGCGGCAAGAGAGGATTGCTTGAGCAGTTGCTTCCGTTTTTTCCTTACGGGTTTAATAGATACCATGAGCCGTTTGTTGGGGGTGGTGCCGTTTTTTTTGAGTTGTATTCTTGGGGTCTTCTAAAGAATAAAGATGTTTATCTGTCAGATATCAACAGTGAGCTTGTGAATGCATATCTGGTAGTAAGAGACAAGCCCGATGATCTACTTGAGAAACTAAAGGCACACAAAGAGCAGCACTCTAAAGAGTTCTATTATAAAATCAGAGAGTTAGACCGGGCTGATGATTTTAAGAACTTGCCTGATGTAGATAGAGCTGCAAGATTTATCTATCTCAATAAAACATGCTTCAATGGCCTCTACAGAGTAAATAAGAAGGGATACTTCAATACTCCAGTAGGTTCATATAAAAATCCAAATATCGTGGATACTGATACTATTCTAAATGCAAGCGAGGCATTGCAGGGGGTACACATAGAGTGTAGAGGGTTTGAAGAGGTGATAAATAATGCAGATAAAGGTGATCTTGTATATCTGGATCCTCCATATTATCCGCTTAGCACTACATCCAGCTTTACATCATATGATAGTAATTGTTTTCTCGAGGATGAGCAATATAAGCTTTATGAAGTTTTTGATAAATTGTTCACCAAAGGATGCTATGTAATAGAAAGCAATTCTTACACAGAGTTTATTAAAAGGTTGTATTTTAAGTTTCATATAGAAACAGTATACGCCAATAGAAGCGTCAACTCGAAGCCCAACAATAGGGGCCCTATTCCAGAGGTGGTGATTGTTGGAGGTATATCATTGGTATAGGCTTGAGTTTTATTTGGGAGTGTTTTTTTGGGCGCACAAAAGTATTTTGTAGATATGCTGCCAACATTGTACAATATTAAAAAAATATGGAGTACCAGATGAACACTGTCAATAAGAGAAAAAACAACGATTCAAGTGGCAGATCTGTTATAGCTGCACTTGGGGGGCTTGCTGCTTCGAAAGCCAGCAAGGAAGTACATCACGGTATTATGAGTAGAGGACTCAAAAAATTGCATTTTGAGGGAGATACCCCTCTGTCAAAAAAAGAGATAGAGGATATTAGAAAGGCTGTCGGGGCAGACCCAAAACTTCCTGTTCTTACAAATAATACCGAGCTTCTTAATCACCTTATGGATAGTTGGTATAAACAGTTCAGGAAAATTGGCTATGACGAAAAAAAGGCAGAAGCTCTTGCTGAGAAAAACGCAAAAGAAATGTTTAAGCGGAGTCATGGAGGTCCTCATTATCATAGGCTTTTCGGTTATATCTATCAAGGGGGGGAGGGAGGAAACAGTCCTACCGCTTTGGCTCATGAGTTTACACATAGCACATCTCCTACAATAATGAATATTTCGCATATAGCTTCGAGTGTGCTTAAAACCCCCGCTACTATTTATGCTGGATATAAAGCTATTAATGATGACAATGGATTAAGCAAAAAAGAGGCAGCTGGGCTTGCTGCCGTAATGGCACCTATGCTTGCAGAAGAAACCAGGGCCAACCATGGTGCGTATAAAGCAATGAAAAAATTACACGGAAAGCTAACTTCCGAGATGAAAAACATGCTTCTATTGTCTGAAGGGTCATATGTGCTAGGCGCTACTGCTCCATTCATTGCGTATGGTTTAGCCAGAGGAGGAAAGAAGGCTTATGATAAATTTTTTAAAAACGATAAGAAGGGCAGGGAAAAATCTTGAAAAAAAGAAACAAAAAAGATGAAGAGTATTTAGATACTGCTGTGACTACAGGTGGGAAGGGGCTTGCTGGATATCTTGCTATGAATGGGGCGAATATGGCTTTTAGTTCCACCAACAAAGGTCTAGGCCGTATAGGGCAATACGGCACAGGAGTACCAGTTACCGAGTCCGACATACACAAAATAAAAAAGATTGTCGGTGCTAGAGAGGATATGCCTGTATATACATCTTCTTCTGAAATATACAACGCCAAAAAAGATGTATTTTATAACAGGGCCAAAAAGATACTTGCAGATGCAGTCAAAAAAGGCAACCCTAAGAGTATAATGACCGAGGAAAATTATAAAGGGGTTGCGAAGCAGTTGGCTAAACATGAAGCATCGAATACTCACTATAGCCCATCGTTTGACCATGTGGTGATTTCCAAGGATTACCATAACGATCCTCTTGCGATAGCGCATGAATTGACTCATTCTACAGCGTCAAAAATCGGAACACGCCTTTACGGTCTGTCTAGGAGGCTGCATGCTCCGGCAGCACTTTATGCTGGATATAAGGGTGCCAGTGATGATGGTATGGATAAAAAGGATGCGGCAATCGTGGGGGCCGCTGTCTTGCCTATGCTCGCAGAGGAGACCAGGGCGAATATCAATGGCTACAAAGCAGCAAAAAAGCTATACGGTAAGCTGCCCTCCAAATCATTAGCTACACTTATCGATTCGCAAGGTAGCTATATGGCATATGGCGCAGTTCCTCTGGCAGCATACGGGCTTGGTAGATTGTTCAATAAAGGTTACCATAAAGCTATGGATGAAAAATGATATAATCTTAAAAACCATTTAAGGGGTAAATTATGGCAGTTGAACTTGAAAAAATAGCAAAACTTCTTGAGGACGCATACGATAGGATTTCTGCGCTTGAGCAGGAGAATGAGAGATTGCAAAGCGGAGTTTCTTTACCAAAAGAGGCAAAACAGGACATTTTTGGGGATAATGACGAGCCTGGTGATATATTTACAATGGGGCATGTCGCCGAAATACACTCTGAAAATGGTGTGTCTGCTGATGCAAGATTGGATGAATTTTTAGCCGGATAGTGTCTTTTTTTTCTTTTGTCTTCCTTGCCCCATTAAAAAAGTACGATTATTCGTACTTTTTCTATTTATTTAAGTTTTAATATACAATTATTTTGTTTATTAAACAAAAAAATAAAAAGGAAAGACATGAAGAATATAGAAATTGTTTGCGGGTACCGCTCGTTCGGACACGAAGATGTCTATGCTTCTGATCCTGCTGTGGTTGTTGTAGAGGGTGATATTATAGAGCCCTCTGGTGCAAAAGTAACACTGTCTGGCTCCACGGTTCACAAAGAGTGCGGCATTGTTATTGAAAGAAACTATATCAATGGCCAACCCAAAGATAGTGGGAAGATCCCGGTATATGTTTCCAACTTTGTCGTTAGAACATCAAGATATACTCCCGCTACCTATGCTCCAAATGATCCTATAACTGTTACCGATGGACTTCCCGCTAAAGGGACTGTTGGCACGGATGCAATATGGGGTTATGTTGTTGCTGTAAATCAAGATGGAACACTCGATATTAGAGTGAATTACTAAGAAGGAGTTGAGAGATGACTACTGAAACACCAAGTGTAAAACAAACCAATGCGACTTTGGTTAGAAAGATATATCAGTCTCCTGAACTCCTGAAAGAGGCGATGGAGAACTCTACCTACTTTATTCGTGAGAAAGTCCGTGAACTTGGATTTGCGAGAAAGCTGATAGAGCCTATCTTTGTAACCGCTGCAGACCTCGACAGAACTGTTGAAAATGATCAGCCTACCATTATCCTCGAAAAAGATATGGAGGCCAAGGCGTACACTCTCCCGTTCCGTGGACAAGGTGAGAGTAAATACTGGGAAGGCGATAAATTCCTTATCACATTCCAAAAAGTAGAGTCTGATCACTTCAATAAGTCTAAATTTGAGATGATGAACAGCAAGACCGACTATAAGACGCTTCTTCAAAAGCGTATAGTTGAAGAGATGTTCAAAACCGAAGATGAGACTATGCTGGCGGCATTTAACAAGGTTATTGCGGATGCAGAAAATACAGCACCCGGAACACAGTTCCAGCAAGTGACTGGTGGACTCACCAAGACAAACATCAAAATTCTGATTCAGATGCTTTCCAAGCTCAGAATGCTTCCTCCTGCTGGCGGACCGAAGCCCAAAATTCTGATGAACCAGACCCTGAAGATGGAACTCATTGAGCTCGGTATGATCGAGATTGGTGATAGCAATGTTGGTAAGTATTGGAATGAAGGAACAGTGGGTGTAAGCTCTCTGTTTGGAGTACCTGTTGTGGATACCATCAAGAACGATCTTGTAAAAGACGACGAGATGTATATAATTGCACCGCAGGACTACTTCGGAAGATTCTTTATTCTCCAGGACCACACAATGGTTATCAAGACCGAAGCTGATATGATTAACTTTTGGTCGTATTCTTCCATGGGTCTTGGACTTGCAAACACAAAAGGCGTTGCAAAGATACAACTGGTATAAAACACCTATAATCTGGGCTAAAATAAGGAAGAGAGATTATTTCTCTCTCCCTTATTATTTGCAAAAGTCCATTATAAATACTGCGTTCCCACAGTCCCATATTGGAATTTTTGCCTGCTATATAGGAATCTACTATGTCTTGTTTTCCCTATTTTATAAGGTGAAATTTGAAGAGATTTTGAATTTCTAAAAGAGAAGAAATTCTTTTATAGCCACAATCGTCTACACCTAGCCAATATATAAATTAACCATCGAAAAATTTTTTTTAGAAAAATATCAGCAGAATTTTTCTTCCTCCATATCTCTGGATCGTATGTCGTCGAGTCTGCAAGCGCCCTTGCAGCAGGGACTCTTTTCTTTTCACATCCATCAAAACCCGTCCTCTCACATTTGGAATAAGCCTCGATATTTCGCCAATATTCGTAGTATTCTTCTCTACGCATTCTCGCGAGAGTATCTTCTTTTGATCTTTCTTTTAAAAATTGATGAATCCTTGACTTTTTTTTCTTATTGGGCATTTTATCTCCTTGTAAATTTTTAATTTTATCTCTTTTGAATTTCTTCAAGAGTTATTATAAAATTAATTCGAATGTAAGAGGGCAACCCTTCTAAGCAATGCTCAATATGGTTTAAATCAATATTATATACTAATCCATAGAAAGGATAATTTCTATCTGATGCGCACTTTTTCGTTATTGTATCCCAGGTGCTAAGTTTCGGGTCTAGTTTTATGTCTAATCCCGAAACCATTCCAATTTTCACCATATCAAACCTATGTAAAATTTTAGTGGCAAGTTCCCTAATTGGTCTTTTTATTCTTATATGAGCCAACCAAAGTGAAACCGCACCAATTCTTATAAAAGAACCACAATCCTACGCAAAATCCTTCGAATATTTACCGAGTAGAAATAAAAGCCTTTCTTTACTTTTGTCGTCAACTTCATGGGAAAGTATAAGATTCAATAGAAAGAGTTCATTTTGCTTGAGGAAACTTAAAGCCTCTTTTTTAATCTCTTCACGTGCGTCCCTTACTTCTTTCCAGAAATCAAGATCGGTTGTGACATAATGAGGTAAATTCTGTTCAACAAGTCCTTCTAAGAGCTCGGTCGTTATATTAATTCGATATTTTAATTTAAGAGATTCTAAAATCGAATTGAAAACTTGTTGTCTATCTTGAAACAGATAAAATGTTAATTTTTTATACACCTCATCAATTTTATTTTTTGGATCCATTTTCTCTCCTTTTTTGTGATCAATTTGGTCTTTGGTGTTAGGGGTGCCTTCTTGGATGGGGGATATCTCGTTATTTATTAGAACTTCAGCATGTGAAACGGGGCAGCTAAGCGTGTGTCTTATTTGGGATATATCTTTATTCGTCATTATTTCTCTAATTTCTTTACTGCTTCTTTCGCCCACTCTGGGTACTCCCCTTCAAACGGTGCATAATGGTCAAACTCGCCAGCGTTCCTTTGTCCGTTGTTTGCGTTATATGTTGCACAATTCACCGCATCATAAAATTTTAATATTCTACCAAACTCTGTATTATCGTCCCAACACCATACGAGCTCTTTATCTTGAGGAATCCACTCTTCCCAAGCAATATCCATTTCAGATATTCCAGAAAGAGTTATCCGCCCATCATGAGTAAATTTTATCATAGTCCACTCATTAAGCCTTTTTGTATATAATGCTCCGTGAATTGGGTAGTCTCCTCCCGCAGTTGTATTGTATATCTGAACAGGTCGCCCGTCTCCTAAATAGTATTTTTTGCCTACTTCAATAGGGAGTCTAACTGGTATCTTCATAATCAATCCTCCAATTTCTTTACAGTTTCTTTCGCCCATTCGGGATGCTCTCCCTCAAACGGAGCGTAGTGCTCATACTCACCTCCGTCCCTTTCTCCAGTCATTGTGAATATACATTGATTCACTGCATCATAAAATCCTAAAACTCTGCCAGCAATATAACCTTTGTCCCAACACCACACCAACTCTTTATCAGAAGGAGTCCACTCCTCATACATTATATTTGTTCGTTCCTCCCAACCATTTTGACATTTTCCTTCACAAGAAAAGGCTTTCTCAATCCATAGTTTCTCACATTTTTCAAAGACTGCTCCATGAATTGGAAAGACTCCTCCAGCGTCCGTTGCGTAGATGCGCACTTCTCTTCCGTCTTCCGTGTAGTATTTCTTCCCTACCTCAATAGGGAATTTAACTGGTATCTTCATTAGTGTATCATAGAACATCTTTACTCCTTTTTTAACTCATTCTCCGCTCGACTCTTTAAAGTTTTCACAGTATCCCTCGGGATTTTTTTGAATATTATAGAGTTCACAATGCCAGATTTGTTTGCCCTCGACCCCCTTTCCTTCTAATATTATTTTTGAGCAATGTCCACAATCTTTACAGACTGCCTTCTTGTTAGACTCCTTGTCAAGATATAGGCGATATTCTCCTACTTTGAAGGGAGTCTGTTTGTCTTTTTGCTCCAAGAGGCTCAACACATCCTTGGCAAGTTCCATCAGCTCATCTACTTTCAACTTACCAAATAGTTCAATAAGTTCCATCATCATCCTCCTTTTTGTGTTTCTAATCTTTTTGTCTTATTATATTACTCACATAAGTTGGTGGTTACCATAGTGGTATTTTTACACCATTCTACCCACAATCTTATCCTAAACTCCACTCGATTTTGTCAAGACTCATTATATAGTTTTGATGAGATTCCACTGTTATTTTCATTGCATCAACATCTTCCGAAGAGTGAAATGCTCCCTGTGTGTGTGACTTGACCCATGCTAGATATAGAGCACGGGTATCTTTCCAGTGCCTCTTTTTGTACTCTCCCTTCTTATTTTTTTTGTAACTATATAGGCACATTTCTGTTACCCATGTAGGGGTTTGCCACAGGTTTACTTCCTCTCCGGTCTTCTTGACCGTGGCCTCTAAATTCATGCTCATATTGTCTCCTTTCTATAGTGTTCTATTAGCTTTTGTCGAAGCTCCTCTATTGATGATGGGATTGTAGTATCTTTTGTTTTCAACACAAAAGGTTGGGCTACCCTTGTTAAGGTGAATCCGTTATCCCAAAATTTTGCATCACACCCATCCGAGATATAGTCAAATACTTTGTAGAATATTTGACCTTTCACCACTGTATAGCTGTGGAATATCTTTAGGGATATTCCCGTTGCGGTCTCAATAAATACCCAATCAAATTTTTTAAGCGGGAGTTTGTTAAACATCTCCTCTGCTTTCTGCTCAGAGATTTTCCCCCTTTCTTGCATAATAGGCAGAGTGTAACCCTCTGCAAATTTTAAAGGTACTCTGAGACCTTTGTAGGGTTCTCTCCAGACAGCCAAAGTGTCAAGGTTGTTAAACTTAAAATTTTCCCAAGATTGGGCGGCCGTCTTGTCAGCCCACACTCTCTTAAACTCCTCTTCGGTCATTAGATATGACCACACCTCATCCTCTTCCTTCATTGAAAAAGCAATATAGGTAGTTCCTTCATCATTTATAAAGTAACCCTCAAAATTTTGTATTCTTTCTATCATTAGCATTTCTTACTCCTTCAAAAAAATTTATAACAGGGTTGGCGGATTTCTCCGCAACTCTCTTCCGGTTGTTTAGGAGAGTGCAATTCGGAGATATTTTCTTAAATCTCCTCCACTTCTTTCTGTTCTTCATCCTCCTTACATATGGTAAAAGATTGCTTTATTTCTTTTATAACCATTATTAATATATACAGAAGAATTATGATTATTCCAATATCCTTATAGTATCCAAAAGACGATGATGCTTGTGTCGCTATTGTTATACCAAACAGGTGCACGGCAATGTACCCTATTCCAGCGAAAATAATACTTAATGCAAGTATTATTAATATTGTAAATATAGCTATTTTGATAATCTCTTTGATTGTTTCTACAGAACTCTTTAAAAATTTTCTCCATTTGAATGAACAGTTCATTTTTTTTCCTTAATGATTTGGTGTATCAGTATGCGCAACTATGTCTCTTGTTGACTCTTCAGTTTCTCCAGTTCGTCCTCTATGTACTTTATATATTTTTTAAAAGTCTTATAGTGTATCATCTGCCCGCCCTTGCCACACTGTGGGCTTATCAACTTATTAAGCCTATTCATGACTGTAGACAGTTGCTTAATAAGTATAAACTCTGTAGCACTCAGCCCAAATTTATCTAAGAGGCGTTTCAGTAATAGTCCTGCCTCTGGCATGGAGCTCTCGTCGTATATGCAGTCCTCTTGTAACAAGGTGTTTAGGGCGGTATGCTTGAACATCATTACCCCAACCTTGAATTCGCCAGCACAAGAAACAAGTTCTCGCTCTACTGCGCGAGCGATATACTTAATGCCGTCTTCTTTTGTCAGGCCATGGGGCTCTTCCTTCATTATTAAGAGTCGAGTATCTATAAGATTAAAGAATATCTTTTCAAATTTTGATACCGATTCCGTTGCCTTTATATTCGAGAATGTACCATATCCGTCGTACTCCCCAGTCATGATAGGACTAGCTATGTAAAACATACTCTCTGGGTAGCAAACTCCCGAAGCATCTATTTCTTTTTTTCGTTGTTCTATGAATATAAAGTCTACCTTTTCCCCCTCTAAGATCGGGAGTTGTGTTATTGCGCAGGTTCCGTTCCAGCATCCCATAGTACCTCCTTTATATGATGTCGTATGCGTATGACTTTCTGTATTCGTCAATATTTTTTCTAGCTCGTTTTGCTCTAATTTTTTTTAGCCTTTTTTTCTCTTTTGAAATAGAAAAAGTGGCACCACCCCAACAGATAAAGCTCTATCATTATTTATCCTTTACATTATATTTCAGCCCATCCTCCTTTGTGTGTTTTTTGGACTTTTGAAATCCCATTATCGCATAATTCAAAATGTCCACAAACATATCTGGATTATTTTCCACCTCCTTGGCTATCTTTGCTAGGAATTTTGTTTTTTCGCTGTAGTCCATCTTTACTATATTGTCGTTAATATAAATAGAGCCATGCTCATCATCTTGCACATCACTCCATTTTAAGTGGCCATTTACAATACCATTTCTTGGCGCAATAATCTTGTCTATAAGATACTGCATCCATTCAATATAATGATAAAAACCTCTGGTTGGATCCCTTGTGATGTACATCACATTTTCATCTGTGGAATCAACAACCCAATGGAGCCACAGGCTGGGTTGAGTGACAGGTGGTATGTTTGGCTCGACAACACTTGGATCATTGAAGTTTTGACCACAACATGCTTGCCAGGGCCATTTGTAGTCGGGGTAGAACAATTCCCCTTGTACCCCATATTCCTCTGAGGGCTTAGGCAAATATTCTTCAACCTTTGTTAGGTCTCTAGCCATCCTTCTGGTGCGAGCAAGGCCATTGATAAGTTTTGCAGCCTCATCGCAATCACTTTTTGTCTTGAAAGTTGCTATTATTTTCCCTGTGATCATCATTGCGTTATTCCTTTTAGTTTTTATGCACTTCATCACCACAGCACTCGATGAAGCCAAATGAGGCTTCCATCTCCTCGTGTGGGATGCTATACTCAATAAGTATCTCCTTAAGCTTTATATGATCTTTGCTATTTTCCATATTTTTGTGCTCAAGGATACGCTTACTTCCTTGTTGGACCATATCGATGGCGAACAGGGCGCCAATATCTTTGACATACATAAACTGTACATCTTCTCTGGAGCTCTCCGATAGGGCAGACTCTAGTATCTCAGGGATAGTAAAGTCTGCTGATAGTTTTTTCTTTTTCAACATACCTCTGCATTTATTGCAATACAAGCCATCTAATTTTTTTTTAAAATTATCGCAGAATTTATTTATGCAGGTATTGCGAGTGCATTGTGTTGATATTATCGGGGATTTTATTTTGAATATTTTTCCCGAAACTACAGTAGTATAGATTTCCATTTTTCCTTCCTTAATCATAAGTAATGCATTCATACTCTACTTTAACAGTATTGTCTTCGTGGAGTACTATTGAGCCTATATCGTAACAATCATCTCCACGCCACTTAATAGTGCCATTGGCTACCCCTCCTCTTGGGGTGATAATTCTATCGATGATGTATTTCATCCATTCTACATAATTGTAGAATTTTTCATTTCCGTCCCACTCTATTGCCATTTTAAGGTCGTCATCCTCAGATGGCTTAGCGACCCACTGCAACCAATCCCCTGGCTGACTTCTTGGTGGACGCATTTCGACAACACTAGGATCTGTGGCGTCCTGCCCGCAATACAACCACCATGGCCATTCTTCGGTCGGATAGAAAAACTCACCATCCTCTCCGTACTCAGTCCACGGCACAGGAAGGTGCTCTTGTACCTTAGATAGGTCACGCCTCATTCGGCGTGTACCTGCAAGGCCATTGATTACCTCTGCGGCGCTGTCTCTGTTATTTTTGTCTTTAAATATGACCTCTACGCGTCCGCTGAATGTTGTATCGTATCCCATTTTATTTCTCCTCTATATCAATGTGGCTTAAGATATATACCTTTCACTGGATATATGTATCCATTAGTGCTCTTGTTTGTATATTTTAGTCCATTTATTTTGATGGACGCCTCTTCTACTTAACACCCGTTCACGAAAGGAACATAACTAACCACTTTCCCACATTTAGAGCATGTATATAGTGAACACCCTGCGTTCCAATTTTCACCCATGTTGCACCGCCCGTCATCCTCGGCCTCGTCTCTTATTATATCCATACCAAGATCCTCTGAGGCTTTTTTTCTTAAGTCCTCATCGTAGTATCTGCTGCGCTCCTCGATATTGAGATTTTCTAATTGTTCATCATATATCCGATATCCATTATGAACACAATTATCACACGTGTAAGTAATATCGATCAGCATTTTTTCCGATCCACATTCACATTTCAGTCTTGACATTTTTGTTATCCTTCGTTTGGTGTTGTATACTTACATCAATTTTCATTACAGATCTCCTCAACCAAGTCATATTCGTGCTCTTCATATCCTAGATAGTGTCCATTTTCCATCCAAGAAATAGCTCTTGAGATGCCCTCCATGGAACCTCTAAAACGGTAAGAAGTTATATTTTGTATTTTGGATTCTATGAAAACTTCCTTTCCTCCTCTAGTTTTGTAGTAATGTCCTACTTTAACCTCTACTCCCGCCACTTTTACATCAATGACTCGGCTCATAGTTATGTTGTAGCGCCCATCATTACTGATTATAGCTGACTCATCAATAGTCTGCTCTTGCAACTCCTCCATAATTCTCTGGAGTCCCTCTTCGGTATCATATTTAACCTCATACTCAACTACTTGAATTATTTTTCTCTTCTTCATTGGGTTCCCTCCTCTTTCTTTATGATATAAAATTTGACGCTTCAATCCACTCTGTGAGTCCGTTGGACAGTTTTTTGACCACAAAGGTCCTCCCTGCTATATCTGCATATCGTGAACCGTATATCTTTACGGCATCACGAAACTCTCGTGAATATTCTGCATCAAAATCGTTTTGGCAGGCAATATCCGCCTTGCTGGGGTATATAGAGGGAGAGAGATTGTGAAAAATTAGCGCTTTGCTGAGCCATTTGTTTGTTTTTTGCATAATAGTTGACTCGAGCAGGAAATTAGCCTTTGTGTCGCCACTGATGGCAATCACCACATCATAGCTACACCTTAATATCACGCTATAGCTTTCGCTCTTATAGACGCATTGGATGCTGTCTATTGTTCGTATATCTCCCATATTTTGTGTGCCAAACGAGTTTATATCATTAGTCGCTATTGAATATAAATTTATAAAATGTTTTTTATGCGTCGAAGATGATATATATTCAGTCTGTGTGTCCTTGATTAGCTCTTTCATTAATTCTGGATTAGGACACACTATACTGACATGAGAATCCTTATTGATATATTTTTTAAACTTCAATAAAGCTCTCAGTGAGCCCATATGTTCATCATCTATTCTTGGGATGATAATGATTTTTATGTTATTTATGAACCCATCATAGTAGCGGTTGAGCTCTTTTAGCTTATGGAACACATTGTATCCACATCCCACAAGTACCGCACTGTTTCCTGACTTGATATAGAAAGATGGATTTGTTAAATCTGAGTCAAAAACACCTCCATCGCCTACCACATGCACCTTTAGATCCATACTTGTTCCTCCTTCTTTTTTTAAGTTTTTCTTCATATTTTTTCTTCTCGAATTCTTTTTGGGCATCTATATACAGAAAGTAGACGCTAACTGTAATAATTTCCCATATTACAACGAGAAACACACTTAGAAGACTCATTGGTAATCCTTTTTTGTAAATTTGACTACCAATATTATATATCATAAACCGGGACATATTGTGAGTGTTTGTTGGATATACAATCCTTGTAATCCAACATCCATACCATAGTGTCCGGCATCTTGTGATGTCCAAGATACCGCAGGCAAATGGTTTTCTTTGTGCAGTCTTCTCCTTTGCAATATGTGAAGTCTAGACTTGGAAATCTTATATTGTTTCTCTTTTCCATTGGTTATCTTTTGTTGTCTTCTCTATTATCTCTTTTGGTATGTACCATGGCACATCATTGGTTTCTCTAATGTATGCGTCTCTTAAAGGGTATACCTCGATAATTCTGTCTTGAGGCATTTCATCTTCCATGCTAGGAGTAAACCCCCCAGTGCATTTGATGTTTCCATCTGCATCAACTCCAAACTCCTCTTTCATTTTTTCCCATTTTTTTATTTTAACTTTCATTTTTCCTCCTCTATCACTTTTTAAATCATAATCCATAGCCCTGCCTTCGCGAATCAACAGGAGTTTGTCTATGAATGAGAGTAGTTCATCTCTACCATCGCCACTCATTCCCGTGATCATAAAATCCCTCACTTTGCGTATCTCTTCTTTGTCCGGAATGCCGATCTCATCCATTATAATAGATGAGAGCCTTTGTGTCCCTTCTTTTTTAAGCTCCTCCACGATATCAAACCTTGCAGCATCTACTTCTTCTTTGGAGATAGATAGATCTACACTTGCAGAGGGACGCATCCTATACAAGATGTGCCCACCTTTTTCTACTTTTGTTTCATCAATCTCTAACATCACTCCCCTTTTTCATCAACCAATATCATGTTTCCTAGGATTTATCTCTTCTTCATAGTCACTATATTCTGCAAGAGCACTCGTTAATTCTTTCATTTTTGACTTTGCGAGTCCTCTGTAGAACATAAGCGAATCTTTGTTTATTTTTGATAGCAACCCCATAAGCTCTTCACTTAGCTCTGGAGAGCTTGTTTCAATACAATAATCAGGTTCTCTTGTAGAGTCACCACCTTTGTACACCTCTATTGTGAGGCCGGCTCCAGAAAAAAACTTTCTTGTTTTTGTGTCGTTATCTATTTTTTTCTGCATAGCAATACACTCTTTTAGCTTTTGTGCTATATTGTACATTTTTTCCTCCCAATCTTTACATTTTAATGTCTAGGAGTATGGAAATCTCCTTATAAGGACAATTGTTCTTGTGTCTCATCTCAACAATGTCGAGACAAAACCGTGGGGTTGTTTGGCCGCATAACGGACAAATAGATACAGTCTTATACTGAGGATAGGTGCGTATAGGACTGATGCCCTTAGCCATTTTCATAAATTTTGTTCCCAGTTCTCCCAGTTCCTTGGATTCTGCCATTTTTACTTTTCTCCTTTCTTTTTTATTGTTTGGTTTTATACTTCGACCCATATTGGGCCTCCTCCCGACATTTCTTTTGTTGTAAATGTCTTTAATGCCAGATTTGAGGAATTAGAGCCATATGGCATTATTGCTTCCCGAAACTCTTTTGAATACTCTGCTTCAATGTCATTTTGACAAGCAATATCAGACCTGCTCGGATATTTTGAAGAGGACAGGACATGAAAGACAAGCGCGTGACTGAGCCAATTCTTAGATTCTGCCCTGACAGCCGACTCAAACAGCAGGTTAGCTTTAGTGTCACCACTGATCGCAATGACTGCTGGCTTGTTACTATAGGTGCTTAGCACCACACCATAGCTTTTGCTTTTGTAGACACCCTTAATGGGTGTGTGTCGTCTAACAATTTCAGCATGAGTTCTGAATCAGGGGACATCACAGTTATGTGACAGTCTTCGTCTATATGCCTCTTGTATTTCAACAAAGCTCTTAGCGAACCCATATGTTCGTCGTCCATCCTGTGATACTTATCCATTTTCCAAGTGTTGTTTCCGATACGCTACACCCGTCATCGACATATAAACACACTATCTTAAATGTTCTGCCGATTACCTCTATTGTTTCACTCATAATTCATCCTTCTTGCTTGTTATGCAAAAACATTGCTACAGCTTACCAATTTCACCATAAAGCCACAGATTAGAACCTTCTGAGATTATTAGATAGTCCCAACCTATTATTGAAAATCATTTCGTTTGTATCTATCATACCGGTTCTTGAAGCTTTCGCAGTAGCCTTCAGCATTTTTTTTGATATTGTACAGGTCACAATACCAAAATTTTCTACCCTCAACCCCCTTCCCTTGTAGTGTCATCCTTGAGGAATGTCCACAATCTTTGCAGGACACCTTTTCTCTTACTTCGTCAGCAAGATACCGCTTTATAATTTCATCCAGACTCACTACATTATCAAGTTCTGCATCGAGAATGTTTTTAGCATTCCTCCTGTTGATTGCTTTGGTGATCCTTTTGGATTCCTTGTCGAGGTATAGGCGATACTCACCTACCTTGAAGGGGGGGTGTTTGTCTTTTTGCTCAAGGAGGCTCAACACTTCCTTGGCATGCTCCATCAACTCGTCCGCTTCCATCCTACCTAGTAAGTCAATTAGTTTCATCGTCATCCTTTTCCCTCCTAATTTTTAATTACTTCTTTGATCATTTCTTTTGTGATGTTCCATTGTCCATATGGGACGACCCATACACCAAACTCGGGAGGATTTCCTTTTAAGTCTATAACTCTATCATTCGGAAGTTCTTCCTCTATTAAATCAGAGAAGCAGTATGGTGTTTCGGGAGAGCAGTCTATAATGCCATCCTCGGCCTTACCGTACTCCTTCTCCATTTCTTCCCAGGTTTTAATCTTTACCTTCAATTTCCATAACCCCCTTTTTTAATAATTCTCTTTCCAAACTCATATTTTCTGGAAATATACAGTTGGACATACGCGATATCATTTTTTTTGCATGACTGCTTAGTGTGTAGTGATTGTCATCAAAAAAGCATATATCTACTCCATTACTTATCACATCAAAGCATTTGGCGTATATAGCTCCTTTATGGGACCACCACTCGTTGAATATCTGTATAGAAAAAGACATGGATGTTTCTACTACAACCCAATCAAATCTCCTTGGAGTCATAATTGTGAACATATCCCTGGCGTTCTCGTGAGATAAGCCCTTGGGTGAAAAATCAAACTGGGATACTTCACCCACAGGGTATATATATTTATCTCTTTCCATAATAGGGGGAAGCTTCTTGGGATTTGTCCATATCTTTCTCACCTCTCTTTTGCCTTCATGTAGTCTATCATTTTCTTCCTTAGTAAGAAGATAGAATCTGGATATTTTATCAAGGTGTTTTTTGATAAGGAAGTACACCTTGCCACTATCTTCTATTTTTATGATATTTTCATTTTCTGTAAAGCTTGTGCACACAATGCCGTCTGCTTCTGTCCTAATTTTGGGAGTCATTTTCGTCCTTTCCTTTTATAGTATCTATAGAGGATTCCCAGTCAAAAAAGCCTCGATGCTTCCATCTTTCTGCTTTTGATATGATTAGATTTTTAATCCATTCTGCACTGCTTTTTTTGTACCTTTCGTTGGATAGTGAAATGGCAGCAATTGCTATAGTTTCCATATCAGAAGCTCTCTGGGTTTCCTCTTTTATTGCAGACAATATCCCGTGACTACATGCCTCATTGATATCCTTGTAGAGAGATGGGTCTTGCTCTACTTCTTGTTTTATCTTTTTTAAGAATCTATATCTTTCTTCATGGTTCATTTTTACCCCTATAGCCTATTCTTTTTATTTCATTGACAATCTCATCAAACAGAACCTCCTCTTTCCTTGAAATAATGAGGCCAATTTGATCCCTTGAGAACAGTGACTATTTATCCATTTGTAGTCGACTCTGTTGTACAAAACTTATAGAATATTTCTAGTTCGTCTAGGCTTATGTTGAATATCTGCTTCTTCTCCTTTTTGGTTTTGTTTTTTAAGTCTTGATATAGCCTGCAATACGACCCTTTTTGTGAAGTTGTTGTAATCGTATAACAACACATCGCCACGTATGCCACCAATTCTCTTGGTGTTAATCCCATATTTTCTGCAAAACTCCTTTGTTCCTGCCATGCAATTTCCACTTTGAATACTATCCTCTATACCAACAAATACATTGTGGGCCATTCTCATAAGGTATGTATTATCCATTTTAGTTTTTTTTCGTTTATTTATGGCCTCTATCGCTTTACGGTATAGCTTTTTGGGGGTTGTGTTTAGCAACTCTCTTAGTTCAAAGTGGTATTCTTCACCTTGGTATAAAATTGCATACAGCTCCATCGCAGCCCATGGATATGGTATGCTTTTTATGATATCTCCACTATTATCCCGCGCGATTTTTTTTAGTTGGTTAAGGTGTTTATATTTTCCAAATATTCTCCCCTTTTTATCCATATTTTCACGCAAGAACTTTTCATATGCGGCGGCTACTGCCCCTTTTACAGTGCACGGAGAATCTGGGAGCATTTCTTGTATTTGATTTTTGGTAATCCATAGGGATTCATATTCCTTTTTTAATATTGTAATATTAAACCTATCGTCTTTATCGTACTCTGAAAAATATGTATCTCCAATCATCAAGAGGTTGTTTATTCTGCCATCAATCTCGACAGCGCGGTGGGTTTCTGCTATAAATGAGATCATTTTCTCCATTATCTCATCTATATTGGAATTGGTTATCCATATCCAATATTCCTGCTCTTCTATCTCGTCCTTGTTTTTATAAGAGAGGCAAATGTAGACCTGTTCACATTTCCTTGAGATATACCAATCCTTTCCTTTTCTGTGATATGTAACCACCTTATCATATGGATCTATTTCGTCGAAATATTCTTTCATGCATTCAAATTCCATCTCCCAAAATGATTCTATTGCATCATTATTGTAATTTTCAACCCTCCCATTGATGTGATGCGTATATGCATCTGACCATTTGAAGGTTATGTCTGACCCATGAAATAAATCATAATTATTGCAACATGTGTCATTGTTGAAAACTATACAATTTTCCGGTTTGTCATATTCAGTTTCCATAAAATCTTCTACCAGCTCATACCCCATCTTGCTGATTGCGGCCTTTATTGCGGCTTTTTGATCATCGAGGGTGGCACTATACTGGAAGATATCGAGCTCTCCCTTGTATGTTGGCCTTTTCGATACGGCGATATATTCTATCCCTTTAAAATTGCTTTCTATAATTTGGTTGATATCAAATTTTCTAAGTGACTCTTCGAAGGTCTCGTCTGTGTATGTGTATGTCTCCAATCTTAGTTCTTTATTCCTAATACTTATTGACTCTACAAACACATTGTCTGAGCCAACATTATTAACAAATCTTTTAACTCGGTTTCTTTTTTCTTCAGCATAATCACTGTCTTCAGGGTGATTGATTCCGTACCCGTAGACAGTTAGTGTAGAACCTTCGTATAGCCTAACGACTCCATCCGAAGATGGAATCACAATAGCGAGATTGGCAATATTTTTTTTTGTTATTTCAAGGTTAGTCATATTGTCCTCCTTTTTTATTTATAACAAATAGACCATCGTGTATATACGGCCAATGTGGGATACTGTAGTACTTGATGGGGTATGGCACCAAGGCGTTAAAAAAGGCGTCATTGGCGCAGCATCCGCCCAGCCATTCCCCAATGTATAGCATTTGAGCCCCAGGTTTCATAGCCATCCATATATCCCTTGCGAGATCGTTGTAGTATGGAGGCCATGATAGTATGATTGTGTCATATTCCTTGGCGATTTTCACAGGATCTTCTCTAAAGTCAATCCCGTAGTCAAAATCGTCACAGTCAAATACATGCTCTTTGGGGCCATTGGCATATACTGTCATGCCTGCATCCCTGAGTTTCTTTGACAAAAAGCCGGAGCCGGCTATGATGTCAACGGTCTTGCCCATAGATAGGGCAACTATATTGCTAATCAACTCATCACTTACGATACACCATGAGAGTTGAGAAATATATTCTTTCCTAAGCATCACATTGTCTGCCTGTAAAAGAATGTATTGCGCGTCTGTTATTTCGTCCTCTTTAATTTTCTTGAAGACTCTAGCAACTCGCTCCTCGTTAAAGCAAACATCATCATGCGCAAAAATCTTGTTTATAGTGCTTTTCAAAGCATCCTCCTTTATTTGATATCATATATATATACCATTTAAAAAGACCTTCTGTTGTGCAAGCTAAAAAAAATACTTCCTAAAAAAGAAGGCTAAAAAAACAGGGGTTGGATGCTCTGCCGTGGCTCGTGCAGGCCTCCTGTTTTTTTATCTCGCGGGATATGTGAGCCAAAGCATATCCCGCCCGCTTTTCTTGTCCTTCAATGTGTCATCAGGGAGCGGAAACCCATTGACACACGCCTTTATTGCGCAGGTGGTTCTGCGGGTTTTAGCGCCTTTTTCTTGGCGCAGTACCTCTTTGCCCACTCCTCCATATGGACACCGTTGATGTGGCCCATTAGGCCACCTACTGTTTTTTTCTCTGCTAGTCTACCATCTTGGTAGACTAGTAGTGTTGCTATAAAGTGGCCCGATGGGCCACCAGTTATATTTGTCCATTCATACGTCAGGCTTGCCATTTTTTCCTCCTTTTTATTGGAAGCCCCGGCATGGGGCACCCATAATTAAGCGGGTGTTAGCTGACATTTTAGTCAGCACATATCTTTCTTGTCATGTTTATCTACCAGCTTTTTTTTAAAAAGTTCACCCTTTTCGTCCTTGAGAAAAATGGGGGCTAGAGAAAAGAAAAAGCTTTTTTGAGGCCCCTGATTGAGGCACTCTTATTAAGTGGGGCCGACATTTCAGCCGGCGCATAAAGAGCAGCATGTTGCACTCCAAAAAAGAGGCATTTGTATTGCGCCCCTCTTTTGGCGCTTTGGTGGGGTTATTTTTTAAACCGAACAGCAGTCCCCACCTTTACTCCTTCGGCATATAGCACTTTGCCGTCGGAGCCAAACACCTTCCTGCCGGGGGACACGACATCATCCCTGTCTTTTAGGTGCTCGGGGCACTCTGGATGTCCTTGAAATCTATGGAGAGCATCCAGAATGAATAGGGGAACTATGTATTTGATCCCCTTTTTTTTGGGTGGGAGATGGAGTATGTCTTGGTAAATCTGAACATACTCCACAACTTCGCCTTGTCCTCCCACCGCCATATTTTCTGATACAAGCAGTGGCTTCTGCTTGTTGGCGGGGAAGGTAACCACCCCACTTTTCCCTTTTATCTTTATGGGGTGGTCGGTGAGGTTGATGTATTTCACTTCTCACCTCCTTTTTGTTTTTTTATTTTTTTTGAAATTACGCATAGCATGCTTACATTCTTATTTTGACGCCGATTAATTCCTCTATCTTGTTATAGAGGACCTCCCAGAAATGTTTTTTATCTGGATGTTGAGCACGACGTAATACAACAAGCTCCGCATATTCAAGCGGAAGCTTGTCAATTATCCATATTTCATGTGTCTCCGTATATTTGCGACCGTAATTGTCGGTCGCTTCCTCTTCTGTTTCCGTTTTTACCCTAGGAAGGGCTGCTAAATATTTGGCAGCCTCCTTTCGCTGCTTCAGAAGTCTTTCAGCAGCACCACTTTGCTCCATCAGAGACTTATATAGTGTTTCATTTATTTCTCCGCCAGCGCCAGTGGTAAGGTCGTCGATATTGATGTTCTGGGGAATTGGCCTCAGTTCCATTCCCCAAGCATTCTCTTTAATCTTCCTTATCATTTCCGCATAAGCTGCCGCTTTATACGGATTGTATCCAGAGCCAAACATTTTTTCTCCTTTTAATCAGGCTTTATTTCAAATAAATTGAACTCATTTGCCATTTTGAATTGCTGCAGAAGTCGTTTAAATTTCTTTTCGCTTCTTACTACAGCTGCTTCAATTTTTTGAATTCCTTCTTCGAACTTAGTCCCGTTCTCTAGGCACTCGCGAATAATTTCGTCAGCGCCATAGTAGTGCATATACACTTTCTCGCTACGGTTAGCTAATTCCGTAGCTTTTCCTAGTGCTTCTTTGTATGCTTTCAATTCATCACCATTAAGCGTCTCTTCTTTTATTTTCTTTGTCAACAATATTTCATCGTTGACCATGAATAGCACTTCATCCCACCCTTGTCTTTTGAAGTGCTCTTTGATTATATCTTTATGCTCCCACACGGAGCTTTTATGCTCCTGTGGGATAATTATATACTTTTTTCTAATAACGCTTTTTATTGGCGCTCCCTCAAGTGGGAAGCGCCATTGTTCAATATTTTTTTCTTCGTCCCTAAATTGCTCCAACAAAACAATATCTATTGGAGCTACTTTTGCCCATTTATGGACATATAGTCCCTTTGGGCCCTCCCTGATGTCATCTTCATAAACGAAGACGACATCAAGGCCCTCATTCCAGTAGTGTTTTATAAACACTACATTTTTCCCTCTCTTCCCTAGGGCTCCACCCCTAGGGAACTCTTTAAAAATTTTTAGTTTTATCATTTTTTCCTCCTTTCATATAGAAGAGTCCATGACGTGGGCACCCGTAATTAATCGGGTGTTGGCCAACATTTCAGTTAGCGCATTCTTACAATCATATATATATACCAGCTTTTTAAATTAAGAAAATTTACTTTTTTCGTCCTTATAAAAATAAGGGGGGGAGCTATTATGAATTTAAAAAATAATAGATATGTAAAAAAGACTTCCCTAAAATCCATTCGGCCTTGGCGAGGCCGTTGGCAGAATGTAGCCTAAAAAAAAATAGGGGCCTCCTACCCCCCCTATTCCTAGAGAGATATGTCAAAGATCTCTTTGACGTATCTCTCCATTGAAGCCCGTTCAGGGGCGACAGCAAAAAACTTGCCCGCATGAACGAACTTCATGTAGTCGCGGGGCTCTAGACCGCGACCAACTCTCTCGAAAGATCCAGGCTCTGCTGGAGCCACCTGGATCTTCCAGTCTCCCGCCTTATCATCTTCCCAGACGACCGCCTCTACGTCTGGGTTGATGACACCGTTGAATACTTTCTGCCAGTGCCTCATGTGCCC